TTGAATTGGGGTCATACATATCTCCAATTGAAGAAAAGAAATCATACAAGCCTAATATTTCAAACATAGAAAGGGAAACAAAGTCGGTTGTTAGTGCGATTCTTCAAGAAAGCGGGTTATGTAAGAGTGATTTCATTTTTGTTTCCGATATAGCAGATGAACGAATTGCAAAGGATAAAAAATCATACTTGGAAATGCAATTGTTTGTCAAACCGTTAGATTCCGTCAGGGAATCCGGAAAGTTCTCAGAACTTAGCGAAAAATTCAATGAAGAGTGCGTTTCAAAGATAGTTCCATGTGTAAAACAATACATTACAGAGAATGGCTTTGAATACTATAAATCAAGAAAGTAAACTATTTATAGGAAAAACTATAAAATGCAAGAATTTTACATAAGACAATATTCCGTTAATCCTGTTTTGGAAATGGAATTGATAAACGATGGAAGATATGATTTCCAAAAATCATTGATAAACGAGGCATTGCAAGATAGTGTTGTAACATTTAGCATGAAAGATGAAGAAACTGGCTTGCTAAAGGTTGCAAAGGCTGAGGCTAATATAGTTCTTGCAAACGATGAGACTTGTAATGAAAAATATATACTTCAATACAAATGGAAAGAACGTGATGTCGCCAAAAAGGGTGTATTCAATGGTTGGTTTGAGATAAATTTCAACGGTGATTTGACAAATGGCGATGGTACTGTATATCCTGAAGGAAATTTGATAGTTCCTGTTGAAGAAGAATTAAGAATATTTGTAAAATGAGTAAAATAATAGATAATACATTGGTCATGTCACAAGAAGAAACCTTTAATGAAATGACAAAGTTTCTTTCTGAAAATCAAGCGCCTGATGTTGATAGAAAATTGATTAAAGAGCAAATTGATAACATAATAAATGAGGAATTGGGAATTGCTGATGAGGTTCTTAAACTTAGCGATTTAATAGAAAAGAAAATATACCAATTACTTAATAATGGTACGTGGGAAGGGGTTTTCAATGTTAAAACAGACTTGTCAGAAGTAAATGTTGATTTTGCGTACAATGATTTTGCAACAACAAGTGACGCTATTATGTGGATTAAATATAATAGGGGAAATGATGGCTATTCATATAAAACAAATACAATATATATAACGTTAGTTTCAGTTAACGGGTATATGAATGACTATGATTTGGCTGATACAATTCAACATGAATGCACACATTATTGGGAGTTGAAGAATCGTGGTGAAGATACATATAATTCTGTATATGAAAAAGTTGTACAAGGTGTTAATAGTAGAAATCCTGTTCTTGAACTTATGTGTTCCATTCTATATTATTCAAACAAGAGTGAACTTAATGCTTTTGTGAATGGTACTTATGCAAGTGCCATGAAAAAGAAGACAAAGTATGAAAGTTACAATGAATTTATAGCCGACAATCAAGTAAATGATATTTATGAAGTTCTTAAAGATGCAAAATCATTAATTGAAGAGAAAAATCAACCACTTATTTTCTCAGCATCTTTTTGGATTGTCAGTAATGGAATACTTAATTGTGAAATAGATGATGTTCCAAACAAAATAATTAAAATTGCAAATAATAGTTTTAATTATCTAATGAAGAAGATAGGACGTGCTTATGCATTCTATTGTAAAAAACTTGAAGAGTATGAGGAACAGATGATGCACCAACGAATTAAGAATATATTTAGAAAATGTGGAATAAAAAATGGCGATGTTTAAGCACCGCCATTTTTATTTGCTATTTTTGAAAATTCGCTTGAAAATTCAGCTCTCATGTCTTTGTTTTTGTAGAGTTCCATGATTTTTCTACAACATTCCATTATAATGCTTCCGACTCCACGAATACTTATGTTTTGGTATTCTTTACCTATATTTAATTTTGCACCAAAATTGTACAATTTCATAACTACTGTTTCCAAGCTACTACCATCTTCAAAACCTTCGCTGATAACTCGTTTTGTCGCTTCAGTTACCAAATATTGTAAATCTTGTTCCGTTAATGTCATTTTTTCGTTTTTCATTGGTTTAATATTGGGTACATTCTTATTATTCTATTCATTATGCTCCTAACTTGTGATTCATAGTTTTCACGTTTAGCATATCTGTGGCCGTTCATGTTTACAAATGACTTAGGACTTAATAAATCATCCAAAGTTTTTGTGTTGTTTTGTAAGTAATCATTTTTGATTAGATTTATAAATGGTACTATACTTTCATCTGGATTTGAATATGTGCAAACATTTTTACCATTATCATATGAGCCAACTGAAAATACACTGTTTGTTCTTTTTGCTCTTGGTGTTTGTCCAAAGCATGATTCCAAATTTGCGATTGCCATTGTAAATGCAAGATTGAAATTGTTTTCTTCGCAAGCAGTAACCAATGCCTCAGGCGTTAAATCTGTTGTTGACCAATCATATCCTTGGTTTTTCATTGCCCATTCCATATAATCTTTACATGCTTGTACTTTTTGGTCATGTATTGTATCTTCCTGTGGCATTGTATCTTCCGATGCTTCTGTTTGTACCATTTGCTTTAATTCGTTTTTCTCATTATTACTAATATCCAATCGTGCAACCGCACTTAAAATTGCTGCAACGGTTACACCTGCAAGCAAAGCCTTTTTTATTTTAGACTTTAGAACTTGCATATTTATGGATTCATTTAGTTCACAAAGAAGCAAATCCTCATATTGTTCATGTATAAGGATTTGTTTTAATTGTGATTCTGTGAGAACGACTTTTTTCATTACTCAAATATATTTGAAAGTTCTATCAAGTTGCAAATATCCTCACCGATTGTATCCAATGAGAATTTCTTGTTATTTACTTGTTCAAGTACTGATGATAATCTTTGGCTTGAATTTTTGTCACCTTTTTCGTCAAAATTGGTTTTTGCTTTAGAAATGCTTTCAGCACATAATGATTTATATTTGTTGAATATTTCTTCTCTGTTTTCGCTTGATGCTATTTCTTTAAGAACCCTTGCCTCTTCTTCGTTTAGTGAATCTGAGTATTTTTTATTGAATTCATTTAAAAGTTCATTTGCCAATTCATCAAGATTCTTTGCCTCGAAAATATTTTCAGCGTTTTCATTGTTTTCGATGCTTTCTCTAATGATTTTAACAGCATCGCTGTATTCTGACATGTTATTCAATGAATATTTGTTTTCAACAATGTAGTCAATTGCTGAGTACAACTTTTTGTTTTCATTCGGAACTAATTCATTTGCTTTTTCTCCAACTGTCAAATAACCTTCAGCCAATACCATACCAAGAGACTTAACGTCTTCTTTTAGTGTTGCTTTGTTGATATTAAGGTCCTTTTCTGAAAGTTTGTTTATGAAGAAATTAACGTCAGTGTTCTTACCTGATTTTCTAATTCCCTCACAAATAGTCTGCATTGTTGAAAGGTTCTTGTTTGAATTAACCAATGAAATATATTTGTTCAATATTCCTTTTCCTTCACGTGTCTTGAAAAGTTCAGGTGATAATGACTCAAAGCATTCTTTGATATAGCCAAAACTCTTGTTTGACAAATCATCAGCCTTTGCGACCAATTTTATGAATTTAATCCTTGAATTGCATTCTTCATTTAATTTGGCCCTATAGTCTTCTACTTCTTTGATTGTATTAAAAGATTTTATTTTGTCCATTTTTAATTTTTCTTATAAATAGTTTATTTTAATCATTAATTGTATCACCTGAGATACCATTTAAGTCGGAAATTGCTTCATTGATTAAAGTCTCACGATTTAATTCATCCTCATCAATCAATGTATCAATTTTATCACAAATATTTTTGATATTTTCTTGCAATGTTGCGTTCTTTATGTCGTAATCAATTACTTCTTCAACTCCATCGTTTTGCTTTTGGTTTTCTGAAAGCAAATCCATGTATTCTTCAAATGATGATTTACGGCCTTTAGGGTATGCAATTTCTGCAAGCATATCAAAGTATTTGCTTGTAAATGTCTTTGCTATTCCTGATTTTCCATTTTCTCTTAAAATTTTCTTGTTAATTCTACGTGATTCCATCGGCATACCACTATCTGCATCAGGTGCTCCACCCATATCGGTTTCACCTGCTTCTCCATTCATATCACCTTCCATGTCGGCTCCTGGTTCTCCAATATCCAATCCTTCATCACCCATATCACCGCCAATTGGTGCTCCGCCGAGGCCACCGCCTCCGCCACCCATTCCATCATCTTCTCCTTGTTGTGGCTGTTGTTGATTTGGATTGTGCATTGCGGCATAATCTCCGTAGATTCTATCTGTTATATCAAACATTCCTGTGTGCTTAATGATATTTGCTGTTGCTGCAAGTTCAGCAGCCATTGCTTTTTCAAGCCTTATTTCATTAAACATATCTTTGATTTCCGAATCGCTCATCTTCATAATTTTCTTCAATGCTCTGTGCATTGACATCATAGGCATACCTGTTCCTGGGTCTGCAAGTGCTGTTTGCATTGCTGTTAAACGTTTTTGAAGGTCATCAAGTTCTTGCGATTCGATAAGAGTTGTAGGACTGTTCAATGTAAGCGAAAAATTGCCAATTTCATCTGCAAGGCCCATAATATACAAGTGAATCATAGCAATCTTGTTAAGTTCCATCAACAAGAATTGTTGTATTCTATTAATCATTCTTGCAAATCTAATATCCATGAATGAAAGATTTTGTCCTTTACCTTGTGCTTCTTGGAAATTCAAGAAAGTCTTAGGGACTCTCATTGCAGCAAAAATCTTGTTTTGCATGTATTCAATATCTTCCATTTGGACTTGGCTATTAGCCGCTTGAAGAGTTTCGATTGGGTTTGGCGCATCTTCCCTTCTAACAGGGATGAAGTAGTCACTTGAAACATCCAAGAAATTCTTTCTCAAATCAACCTGGCCAGTCATTGGGTCAATGATTTGTGTTCTTTTGAAGTTGTTTGCAATCTCATTGATATATGCAGGAACGTCAGCATCATCAATAGCACCAACATAAACCTTATAAACACGTCTCTCAATTGCTTTATCCAATCTCCAAATAAGCATTGCATCTTCCATCATTGACCACATTCTCCATGCTCTACGTGCTTTATGCAACATTGAAACACCATAAGGTAAGAAGAATGAGTCGTTTAACAATCTGAAGTGTGCAACCTGCCAATTAAAGTATGGATTATCTCCGTTGTGTCCTTTCCATACGAACCTAATGTCATCAGGCTTAATTTCACTTGTTTGCTGAACAACTGTTTGTGTATATGTTGAGCCATATCCATTTTCTTCACGGTCAACTTCGTAAACAGGCATCATCATCCAACCCATGACACCGTTTGATTTGTCAATGTTCAATAACATGAATGTATTTCCATATTTTGTAACATGACGTGCAATCATGGGCAATTCTGTATAAATATGAAGCCTATTCACAAACAAATCTTCCAATATTGATTTTGTCCTTTGTGATTTTGAATATATATTAAGCATCATACCCTCTGAATTAATTGGGCATGCTTCCTCAGATATAATATCCAATGCAGAACCAATTTCACAAGTTCCATCCATTAAATCAGCATCACGGTACATCAATTTAACAGCGTTGTAACCCGCCAAACTTTCCATGGCGTTGTCAGCACCTGCTTTTTTCCATTGATATGCCAAATACTTTTGCTGCTTGAAAGTTTCTAACTTTCTTTCATATTCAGCCCTGTCGTTTGTGCTGAAAAGAACTTCGTTTCTTTCTTCATAGTTCTTTGATGTCACAACTGACTGAGGAACTTGGTTATTTGAAGGGCCCCTGAACACGTCAGTAAGCCTTTGAAATATAGTTTGATTGTTATTTGCCATATATATTGTTAATTATTAATTAATATAAGTTTATTTCATTATAAGTAAACATTCTTTAAGTCATCAAAATTTGATACTCCGAACTTTTTAAGCACATATGCACCTAATTCCATTATTTTTGTTGAATCATTGTCATCTGGATATTCAATTGAATTTAATTTTCTTATTGGTGCGTTTGTTGTTGATGTTAATAACTCACAGCTTTCTTGAAAACTTGTCCCGTAAGAATGTCTAATTTGATTTATTAAATCACCTTTATATTGTTCAAGGCCAAATTGTTTTAAAACACTTGAAATTGTATCAAATGCTTCTTTATCTTTCTTGTAAATCTTTCCGTGTGTTAAAATATTAAATAAATGCTCTAATATCGTGACATATGTGTTTGTTTTTCTGAATCCATTAAGAACTTTATATCTTTCTGAATTTGTATAACTATTGTCAATGTACGGCTGTGAACCGCTATTATATTCATTTTCAATTTCAGCGTTTATGTTCTTTTCTGACATTGAGTTAAACGCATTTAAGTCGTTATACACAAATACGTTTATCTTTAAGCGCCTACCTAACATGTAAATCGTTGTGGCCATTTCTCTTTCACGTTCAATTGTGCTTTCTCTTGAAGAATCCAAGTAAACATCAATTCGTGTTATATATTTATTAGCATTTTTGATTACTGGCTTGTATGAAAACACCCTATCTTCCATTTCGAAATCCTGATGTTCTCTTCTTGATGTTGTAAATCCTTTTCCAAACACATCATTATATTCAGGGTCATAGTATTTTTGCTTATATTGCCAATAATCCATTGGTTTTCCTTTGTAATTATGTCCTAATGCATCACCATCTAATTGTATTCTTACGCAACTTCCAAATTTTCTTGCATATGATATGCTTTTACTTCTACTTCTTTGCGTTGATAAATAAAAAAATCGTTTGTTATCTTGTGCATCTGCTTTATTTGATGACATTGTTAGGTGAAATTCATTCTTCCCTAATATCTTTACACAAGAATCCAATGAAGCAAAATGATACGTAAGTTTACTCATGCTTTCTGAAATGATTTTTTTGACACATTCAGAAACCATTTGTTTTATTTCGGAAATACCTAATTTATATGTGTTATTTTGTTCTATCATTCTTATAGTACATTAATCCACTTATAAATAGTTTGTTGCTTTCATTTGATTATTAATTAAAATTTTTGTATATATATATGTAAAAAGCAGATTATGGAAACATTTGAAGAAAGAGTTGAAAGATACATGAAATGTGACAAAAGAACGCTTGCAGAATTGCTTGCGATGAAGGAATTGGTTGGTGAAAATAAGCCACAAATTCCTTATATTGATGATTTGAGGCCAATTGGACCTTATTATGATAATCAGTTAGACCCAAATGTTGTAAGGCCATCTAAAACCGCTCCGTTTACATTTCCACCAAATTACGGGGATTGGGTTGTAACTTGCTCAACAAATTAAAATTGAATTATGAAATTGTTTAGAAGAAAAAAGAAAATCAAGCCGCTTAATTTCAGTGTATTAAACGCATATCGTTGCGAAGCTTTATCAAGGCTTCGATTTTTTGGAAGATGGAGTGGATATTGGGAAACTACAATAGATGAAGTTAGATATAGAAGTGAAATTGTGAGTGGATTTAAATACATTAGTGGTGATTATGGAAATTTTATAAGGGATTCTATATTGGATAGGGTTAGACTTCGTAAAGACAAGAAAAACAAAGAAATAATATCCAATATGATTAGGTATGGAAATGAGCGTTTCGTTGATAACGAAGGAAATGCTGAATGGTGGAATTTTTAAAAAAAAAGCGGTCAAATGGCCGCTTTTCTTTTATATTGCATATATTCCTAATGGCGTATATTGCTGCAACTTAACGTTGCTTTCCATTAGTTCTGCTTGCTCTTTCATCATATTTGCAGGTCTCATTCTTTCAAGACGTTTTATTAATGCTTCCATGGCAGCATCGTATTCTTCTTTACCTTGTTGGATTAACATTTGGTAATCCATTGTCATTTCTGCTTGAGGAATACTTACCTTTCCTGAGAATTTACCTCTAATAAGACCAAGAGTTTGTTTTGCTTTTGCTATGAGCAATTGACGAACAATAACTTTTGCAGGTTCATTCAAGAAATCATATTGCATGCTTTCCATTGGAACTTGGTCGGGGCTTAAAATAACGTCATCGGCGTGGTATAACATACACTCATCTTCACTTCCGTCTGATGTGTCATAATAAGTGTACCATACTTCACATCCTATAAGTCCGATTCCACCTGTTGCTGTTGCACCTGCAAATCCAAATGATAATTTACTTCCTGGTGTTGACATTAAGTGCAATAAATGTGTTCCGTCAGGACCTGCTGTTACCTTATAAGTTAAGTCGCCTCTGAATAATCTACTCTTGAAGTTCAAGTCTGCTGCCATATAAGCAACATCCATTGCTTGTGTTGTGTAGAATCCGCCAAGTCCGCCACCATATCCATATCCTGCTCCAACTTGACCAAGACCTGGCATGAATCCAACACCGCCGCCCATGTAGTTTGCAAATAAAGCGGTATCAGTCATAGGTGGGTTTACGTACATAACCTTATTAATTGTTCTTCCAGATGGTATTACATAAACTTGCTTACCTGCTTCAATTGTTACGAAATCCTTTTTAAGTTCCCATGGACCTTCTTGTTGCAATCCAACTTGTTTTGAAAACCAATATGAGTATTGTTTTGTTAAATCAAGGTTTCTCATCATAAAACCATACATTAACTCTTTTGCATTACTCATATTTTTTCCATAGAATCCCATCCATTGGTTCGCAATTATTTCATTTTGAACCCTTTCTGAATAGTCTTGTATTGCAATTTGCAAAAGGTCACATAATTGTTCATCAGTCAATTCGACACTTCTAACAGGAGCACCGAGTGCTGAACGAACAAGTCTGAATAAATATTCTATATCTTTTGTTATTTTAGTCATTGCAAATAATTACTTTACTATAAATAGTTTGTTTAGACAATAAGCCATCTATATGGGCTAAATTTATCTTGTTTAAGGTCTTTATTTGTATAGAACGGCATTCTAAAGTCTTTCTTAGGTTCAATTGTCATTTCTGTTCTATAAGTTATATTGTGCGTCAATGTTTGTGCTGTTAATGTTGCTGATGCAGTCCAAGCCTTTAACATCGCTTTATCCTTTTCCTTTGCTGCAATGAATTTCTTCATTGAGAAGTTTATAACGAATGTTGTCATTGCTAAGCATGTCAAAGTATCATCATGACAACCGTCTTGGTGGTCAATCTTAGCACTTGGGCCTTTGTAAATCCAAGTGTCAAGTTCACCGATAACACGTTTAGACCTAATTTTAATTTGGTTAGTTTTAACCATGTTTGCAAAAGCAGTAAGCATTTGGAAACGAACAGCATTACTATGGAATCCTGGCAATTTACCATCTTCAGTTGGCTTCAATGATGAAGCGTCACGTTGCATTGTATATTTATTCAAATCAGCATCATCATAGTAAAGATTTGGATATTTAAGTCTCAAAAGCATTAAAACTGTAGCGTCACCGACACCACCTATACATTCAACAACACAGAACGCATCTCCATACATTTTACCATATCTATATGCGAGTTCACCAACATCGTCACCTGTCATTTTTCCATGGTATTCAAGAACTTGTTCAAGGCATGGCGTTCCATCATCATCAATACCATCCAAATCAAGAATTTCTATTGCAGTTCTATCTGCTGCATCACCTCTTGAGTTATCTATTCCCATTACATATCTATGCCCTGGTATTGGCTCTTTCCATATCCATGTATCATCAATTAACGGGTCCACATACAATGGGTCTTTAACATTAAGTTTTTCCTGCATTTCAATAAATTCAGGTTCAACAACGTTTGATGCTGACCCCAAGAATGAAACATCCAACTCTTGTGCAATTTTTTGTGAGTCGTTGTTGAATTGCTGACACATTTTTATGTACCAAGGTGAACGTGGGAGCCAACCGTCATTAATCATTTGGTCCCAATGTTCTTGGTCATATTTTATATTACCCTCTTTATCAAGTAATGGCTCTTTTTCAATTAAAACTTCTCCTGTTTCTTCATCTTTTTTGGTCCATTCCAAGAACTTATTATATCTTGGGTCTTGATACCATTTCATTTCAACAAGTTCAAAAGCGTTCCAATCTTTTGTTCCTTTTAATTTTGCTTTTCTACAAGTTTCATAGTAAAGCATATCTTTACCGTTAGGGGTTGAAATCATGATAATGTGACCACCTGTTGAAACTGTAGGAAGTGCTGATGCGTAAACGTCTTTACCGTTTTCAATAAATGCAGCCTCATCGAATATAAGCCAGTTAACACCACCGACACCTCTAGATGCGTCAGGACCTGATGAACGTGCTACAACTTTACATCCGTTTTTAAGTTTAAGTTCCTTTGAGTTACATATTTCAAATATAACATTTTTGTTAGGCGGTGGAAGCAATGGGTCATATCCAATATCCATGTATTCATCACCCCACATCCATAACGGGAATTGTAGTAAGAAGTATCTGATTTTAAACAACATTTGTTGTGCAAGGTCCAAAGTATTACCAATTGCCAAAACGGTTTGTGGTGAATCTTTGTCAGCAAGAACCATTTCACAGGCGATAAAAGCACCTGCCGTTGTTGTTATACCTGCCTGTCTTGGCTTTGTTGTAACAACGTTGTTTGCATTACCCAATACTTTACACAAATCTTGCTGTCTTGGGAATAATTTGAATTGAACATCCCTTTTCTTTGTGTTATCGTATGTTTTAAGGAAGTGCTGTATCATATAGACACGGCTCTTATCCTTATAACACTTTGTGTATTCTAACGCTAAATAATCATAATCTATTATCTGCATGGTATATTCTCCTTATAAATAAATATGATAAATAGCATAAAAATTGTTTTTTTACTAAATAATTTGATTGGTAAGAAAATATTTTGTATAATAATAAAAATATTGATTTTATGTTTGATTACGAGATTTATTCTAAGAAATCTTATAGCGAGTTAGTTACTGAACAAAATAGGCTTGAAGAAAAATATGAGCAAGTGGAAACAGAATGTCTTAATGATAATTTGACATTTGCTGAGTTCTGTAACAAGGTCCATGATGTTAAGGAACGTTTATTCATGGTTGATAAGTTTATGAGATTGAAAAGAGACCCCATTTTAACATATGGTAAAGAGTGGTCTGGACATTTATACGAAATAAATAATTTTAAGGAAATGTGTGAACATGAAATGTTTACTGATGATGATGGCATTGGATATTATGCAACTGAAACAGCAAAAAGTGACATAATTATAAGACCATCTGATTTTGACCAAAAAATGGTTAGAGAAGATTTCACACACGTTCTTTGGTTTAATAAATAATTTAAAATGGAAGTAGTACTTAAAGTTTTGGGCATTATTGCCTTGATTGTTGTTTTAGCAATTTTGTTTTCATTTCCAACAATGTGGCTTTGGAATTGGTTAATGCCAACGTTGTTTGGGCTAACAAAAATAACTTGGGTTCAAGCCCTTGGAATAAATGTCTTGAGTGGTATTTTGTTTAGACCATCTTCAGGAAAATAAAAATTTTTAATTATTATGAATTTTGGTGAAGCAATTGAAGCCTTAAAGAAAGGTAAAAGAGTTACAAGAAAAGGTTGGAACGGCAAGAATATGTTCCTTTGGCTGTTACCTGCATCAATGGTTAAAGCTGAATGGTGCAAAGATGAATATTTAAAGGGCCTTGCAGAAGCAAATGGTGGTGAAGTCGAATGTCTTGGCGCTATACGTATGAAAACTGCTGACAATAAAGTTTTGACGGGTTGGTTGGCAAGCCAAACAGATATGTTGTCTGAGGATTGGGAACTTTATGGAGAAAGTGAAAATTCTACAACCGATGATTGGAATTGTCGTGGTGTTAGATTCTTCCGTGCAGATGTTTGTCCAATATCATTTGAGGATGCTGAAGTCAATGGCGAAGATGATGATGAGGATGAGCCAAATATTCCATGTTATGAAGATGGAAGATGGAATATTCTTATTGACATTAAGACCGGTAAAGTTTTAAATTGGAAACAAGGTGTTGAGGCACGTGTCTATTATAAAGTTGTTGATGAGGGTGTATATACCATGTACGACAATTCTATGAGAAAAGTTGATGAATATGAAGGATATGTTCCTGATTTAATGTCTCTTGATGATGAAGGTTATGGCGATTATATGAATCTAACAATCAATGAAGATGGTTTCATTGAAGATTGGCCAGACAATGAAGATATTAGTTCATATATTGACGAAGTTTTTGACGAATGCTAAATAATGAATTGCGTGTATTAAAAAAGCCAATTAATAATAGTTGGCTTTTTTTTGTTTTAATTAATTATTATAAAGTAATATATTTTTCAGTAAAATTTCATTATATAATTCTTCTTTTGGTAATTGTACCCAATTGTTATCAATTTTCTTATAAAAATAATTCGCCTTAATATATTCTGATTCTTTTTTGATGTAAATATCTTTCATATTTTTAATTTTATGAAAAATTATTAACTTTGTAAGTATATATCACCATTTGTTCCAATTGAATTATTTGGTGTTTCATTACCGTAATAAACTGTAATCGGAGTAACTAAAGCAAATTTTCCATTAACTACTTGTATAATTTTACCATTATCAATTGATGTTACTTGTGGTAAGTGTAGCGCTGAATTTTCTGTATGTGCTGAAAGTTTAGCATCTCTTATCTCATCGCAAGAAAATGTTGTAATTCCACTTTCGCTATTTAGTGTAGAAATTGTTTCAAATCCTTTTGCAAAATTAATTTCAATTTCTCCGTGTAATAATTCTTCTGATAATGGTAATTTAGGATTATTGTTGACAACATTTAAAGTGTTTTTGTGTATTATTTTTCTACTCATTACAATATTTATTATACGTTTATTAAATTAAATTTAGTTCTTTTTTAGCCAAATTGAATGACTTTGCTCTTTGTATGAAAGATAGAACTTCTTGCTTATTTTTGAATTTTCTTGGAAATGAATTATCAAATACTTCCCAATGTCCATTTCTGTATATAACGGCGTTTACTTCCCATCCTAAGTAATTCCAATATTTGTTATACCAACCGTTTGCGGGATTCATATTGTCAGGGTGTTCGTACCTTTTATATGCGCTTAACCTGATGCCGCAATCATCTGAACATATTACGATTGATTTTGGGGTGCTCTCAAGCACTCTTTCACCATTTTCATAGTCCAAGTATTCCCATTTCTTTCGATTGATTAGGATTGATTTTTCCTCGCTTAAAATGGATTTTATTGAGTTGTATATTAATTGAGATAATTTATTTTCTGATATAACCATTATTAGTGGTGTTTTTCTATATAAATAGTCAAAAGGGCATAAAAAAAGGAGAGATTTGAGGTCTCTCCTTTTTTATTATTAGATGTTAGATTATCTAATTTCTTGTGGGTCCCATTGTACAAGACCATCAACTTTAACAGCTCCGTAGAATCTGTTGTTAACGCACTTCTTAGCGTATCTTGTCATGATACCCTTAACAGGTGCAAAGTTTTCAGGGTTGTAGATGGTTGGGGTCAATTGCATTGGGATATAAGGTGCATAGATGTAACCTGTATCCAATAATGATTTACCCTTATGACCGATAATTATTGACCATGCTGGTGAATATGGGTCTCTATAAACTTGGTATCTGTTTTGAAGAGCACCGATTCTTTCAATACCCATATTGTATTGGTCTGATTCAGCGTTAGCGTCTGAAACGTGGAAGTATTCCAAGTTATCGAAGACTGCTGAGATTTCTGATGACACAACGATGAAGTTAGCGCCACCTCTAAGAGTTGTCTTGTGGATTTGAGCTGAAACTTGGTTAATCTTAGTCATTAACTCTTGGTTCCAGTCCTTTTGAGTATAGTTGGTTGAGAAACCAGCTTGTCTTCTCCATCCGTTGACATCCCATCTTGCTTGCCATGGAGCAAACTTTCTAAGGTCTCTAAGGATTTCACGGTCAATTTCAGCAGCGATTTGTTCTGACAAAAGTGCTGTCAATTCTGCTTCAGCGTCAATGTTATGGAAAGCACTAACGTCTTGTGCAAGTTCTGGTGACCATGTTGCTCTAAGTTTTCTTTCTTCAACTGCAACTGTTACGCTGTCAAGTTTGAAAGAAACTTCACCGATTTCAGTTTCAAGTTCTAATGAGTCGTATTGTGACCAAGCGACTGCGAACATTGATGGGTCAATTGTTTCAGTGTAGTCAATACCTTTGTAACCGTCTAATGAGTCACCTTGTTTCTTAACTGGTTTTGCCAAGTCAAGGTCAATAAGGATTGAACCGTCAGGTGTGCAGACGTTGTTGTATTCAACCATACCTTTACCGTATTTTTGTGATACGACTCTGAATGGGATACCTTCGTATTGTTCGAATGTAGTGTTGCCACTTTCTGATTCGATTGCTTGGTTAGCATAGACTTTCAATGAAGCCAAGAATGCTTCTGTGTCCATTTCGTTTCCATCAGGACCTGTTAATTTACCAGCGTTGAATGCTGAGAAACCTTTAACTTTAAGCATGATGTTTCTGATTGTACCATCAGCATATGCTTGTGGTTTAACGTTTGTACCATCAATTTCAACTGGTTCAAAGTCAACCAACATAACAGGAGTTACATCGTTAGAAACTCTGATACGAATCTTACCTTTTGAGTTGTCATACAAGAAGTCATTGTAGAACAAATCGTAAAGAGTTCTCTTGTTGTATTTTGTTACGTTTGGTGATTTTTGTCTTACGATAGCATTTTCAATTGTCATTGTTGCTTGAACTGCTTCATCGTAGTTAGTTGCATCAGCAACGTCTGTCCATGTAAGACCACCGTCTGTTGTGTATTCAAATGCCATTCCGTTGACTACTTCGTCAGGAAGATAGAAACGGTTGTAAGTGCTACCATTTCTTCTGTCTGTTCTTTCGTAGCCCATAAGACCTTTATGTCTGCCAACTGAACCGTCTTTAACACGGCCATTGTCATCCAAATAATCCCATTCTCTTTCGCTTGTTACAGGAAGCATGAAGAACAACTTACCAACAGGAAGGTTCATAGCTTGAACTGAAACGATGTCATTAGCAAGAAGTTTACTGAAAACTCTTCTGATGATAGGGAAAACAACAGTTTCGAATGAACCGCTATTGTCTGATGCAGTAGCTTCTGAAAGAAGAGCCTTTGCTTCGTTTTCGTACAATGTAGCGATATTTTCCTTAACTATTCCCTTGAGGCCATCGACCATGCCAAGAGCAGACCAACGGTCATTGATTTCTTTTCTAATTCTTTTCTGTTCATTGAGTTCGATATTACCCACTTGACCAGATGCTAAAAATTCTCTCATTTTAATTTATTTTTACTTTTTTTTATTCTTTTTTTGTAAATAAATAGTATTAACAATTCAAAACTCTGCCCATAAGGTCAATTGTTTTCATTAAATCGTTACTTTTATAGATTTTTTGTTCATTTAACTCTTTAGTTCCATTAGCAGTTGCTGATGTTTCATTAAGAGATATTTGTTCTTTTCTCTTTAATTGTTTGTCTATTGATTCATAAAGAGCTTTTGATTGTTCTACAGTTTTTGCCTCATTTGAGAAACGATTAACAATGTCAATCTTTTCTTCTTTTGAAGTTGCGTTTTCAAGGAACAATTTTGTAATCTTTCCAAGGTTAACGTTTGTGATGTAAGCTTCGTTCAAACTCTTGCGAAGTTCTAAGATAGCCTTTTTAAGTTCTTTGTTTTCGTTCTTAATGGCTTTCAATTCCTTGCTTTCGTTTGTTGCTGAAGAATAACGTGGGTCAGCACTACCTGTTACCTTAACATCAGTACCTCTTTGGCTTCTTGCTTTTCTACCATTGCTGTTAGGAATATTTGAAGCTGTTACTGAATTTTGTTGTACGAAACCGCCAACATTTTTTTGTTCTTCCATTTCACCTGCACCTGCGTTCATAACGTCAGTTGGGTTAATGTCTTCTTCATTGACGCTGCCTTGTACTTTTTGAGTGTCTTTGAATGGGTCGCCTTTTGATTTTGTTTCACCGGCCCATGGTTTCTTTGTTCCTGTTGGAACGCCTTTGTGCCAAGATTTGCCACCCTTAGAAGGTTCATTGTTAGAAAGTCCTGCTATCGGGTCCTTATCTTGGTAATTGTCTGTATATCCAAGGTCAACCTCGAATAGTACGTTTTCTTTACTTTCTTTCATTGGCTTTCTTGTGTTTTTATTAGTTTTCATTTTTTTGCCTTCCATTAATTCATTATCATTATCTAAAAATTCTGAACCTTGTTCAAAACCGTCTAAATCTTCATTGCTAACATCGTCATATCCAAGTTCTCCTGGAAATGCGTCATCTTCCCAGCCTTCATAATCTCCGAATTCAACATCATCGAAAGAATTGTCATGTTCATTGTCAGGGAATCCAGCCATTTCTGAATCTTCGAAGGTTTCATCATCTTCAAAATCTTCAGGTGATGTTTCAACAACACCATCAAAATCTAATGATTCATTCATTTCTTCAGGCATTTCCTCACCATTCATATCGTCAGTTGGTTGTTCATCGTCACCACCCAAGTCAATGATGTATTCAGTGCCGGCGTTGTTATCTTGAAGTTGAAGTGTGTCACCGTCTTTCTTAACGACAACTTGGTCTTCATCGTTCAAAAGTTTATAAACCTTTACTACTGTGTCGTAGTCATTCTCACCCGTGAGGTCATATGTATTACTGTCACCTACTTGATAATCTGAGAATTCATCCCAACCTGCTTCATTGCCACTACCTTCTGCGCCATCTTGTGACATGTCAGGTTCTGCACCTGCTTGTTCTGCGCCTGGTACTTCCTCGGCTCCTGCTTCTTGTCCACCCATTTCAGGTTCTGCGCCTTGTGGTTGATTCATTTCATCATTACCACTTTCGTCACCACCATTCATTTCTGGATTTCCAATTTCATTTTCTGATTTTTTTGGGCTTTCTTCTTTGTTATCAGAAGTGTTTTCATTTTCGTTTTCGTCATCTCCGTCTTGAACTTCGTAGTCATCATCTTCTTCATTGCAACTTTCTCTTAAAGCTTTTTTAACTGCTTCAGATAAAAGAGTATTCAATGATTTCTTGCTTTCCTCCTTTATTGCAGAAGTGATGGCATCCATTTCCAATAATGCTTGAGATGCTATGCTTTTATTTTTAGTGCTCATTAGTAATCAGCAATTTTAATTGTTATTTTTAATAATAAATATCATTTAATTTCAAAAAAGTACGTCAGTCTTAGTGTTTTAACAAAATTAATCATTCAACCATGATGAAAATTTTCCTAATTCTTCAAAAATTTGGTTCTTTTCTGTTTCTTTGCTTTCAATATATTGCTGTGGAATTTGGTCTTCAGGTGTAATCCATGCTTGTGGGGTTGATGGGTCAGAAACAACGTCCCAACATACTATTTCGTAGTCATCGGCAACATATAGAACACCCATTTTATTCGTAACAGTACCAAGACCCCTTGAAGAGACACCAATTTTAATTCCTTGCAATATTAAGTTTGCAACTTGGTCCCCTTGACATGTAATCATGCCATATTTTCTAAATCCTGGACTTGTTATTATTTCAAGTTTTCCAACCAATGTGTGGCCTTCCCAATGTAATTCAACAATATTGATTGCTACTCTTGAAAGGTCAATTACTGATTCGCTTGGGTGATTACATTCACCTATTGCACGTTTTTCGGCAATTTTTTCCATGTATTTTTGGACCTCACGTTTCAACACGTCTTCAGGATATATTCTTCCATTGGCGTTTTCTATTCCGAACTTTTGGAATACTGCTGAAACAATGAAAGGGTATGGGCAATGGAAATCATCGCTTACTTTTCCGTTGTTAATATCCTCGAAAAGTTTCTTGTTTTCTCCGATTTCAGGTGAAATATATCCATCGTGTTCAATAAGAAGACCAGTTCCCGTTTCACCACGTTTTATTTCTACTAAACTTCCTTTTGCCATGATTATAATTCGTTTTCGTTTATAAATTCATCAGTTATTATTGATTTATCAACTTTCATCTTGCTCATTCTGTCGGTAAATCTTGTATATTCAATGTCATCTTTAGCTTTTGCGCATATTTTTGACATTATTTGTCTTCCTTTTTTTGTTCTTGCAAACACTTCTTTCATCAAAAAATTGAATTTTTCGACATCAAGTGATGCTATTCTTCTTAATAAATAAGGTAATTCATCCAAAGTTAAGTCATTAAATGATTTTGACATAAGAAGCCATAAACTTGGTCCTAATCTCATATCCCAAGGCTCTGCTTTAAGAAAATCTGACTTTCCGATGACTATTTCAGCCATTTTTTTGTTTTTTGGTAATCCGTGTGAAATGAACAATTCCATGAATCCACGTAATGTTTCACTAAGAAGAACAGGGAATATAACACCTTGTGCTGTTATTCTTACTTGTTCACCTTCATTACCAAATTCAACATTAACAGTGCCTAATTGCTTTTTGTTTTCATCATCAATGCCTAAATCATCTGCCATATACATTGAATAATTGTTTAGGGCCAAAATCTTCAAATAAAGAGTGCATAACTCAGGTGAAAATTTTGAAATACTATCCGCATATGAATCAATATCAGATGATAGAACTATTGCTTCACCCATGCACAATGCATCCAATATTCTTCTTTTGTATATTTCTCCACGAATACTTGAGGCCATTTCAACATCATCGAATTGGAAATCATCATCACCGTCAATCGGGTCAACAATTATTGATTTTGCTGATAAATCAATTGTGTCTGACAATGAAACATTCAATTCAACAGAATCTTCAGGAACGTTGAAAGTGTCTATAACATAATTAACACAAAGTTTTTCAAGTTCGTTCCTATATGGCCTTTCTATTTCTTTACATTTGTTAATTAATTTAGCCAACATTGAATTTATTTCTGTATCTTCAAAGTCATCAATTTCTCCAATATTCAATAACACATTTTTAATGTCATCAAATCTGTTGTTGGCTATTTTCAAAAGAAATGGCATATCGTATATATCAGGAATTGCAGGATTATTACCCAATGATGTTGTATTGTTTAGTAATGCCATTTTTACATCCTCAGGTAATGAATCTGACAAAATTCCTTCGTTTATATGTTCTTTGTTATCTATCATAGCATATTATATCATCAATAAATAGTTTGCAGATAATAAAAAAAGTCAGCCGTTTTATGACTGACTTTTGACTTTTATTCTTTTTATTTTTTTATGCGTAAGGCTGACGTGGCTGACTTTTTGCCTTTTCTATTTCTCTGCAAACCCAATCATATACTTTAGGGTCTTGTCTTAAAAACTCTTTCATGTTTTCATCCCAATTGAAAAATCTATGCTGTCTTGCACGACTTACAATTTCTTGTGCCCTATCGTTGATAAGTTGTTGTGTTGATTGACTTATTTTAAACCCTCCATTTTGCTGTTGAGGCTGTTGTGGTTGCTGTTGCTGTGGCTGTTGTTTTCTACCCCAATTAAAAAGTCCTTCGTTTAATGATTTTTTTAATATTCTTTTTACTGACTCAGAAACAATTTCTTCCAATTGTTGCGGGGTTATTTGTACGGTTTGCTTACTCATTGTTTTATGTGTTTTTACTTTTTATTCCATTTTTTTGCGTTTTGTGCGAATATTGCCCTTTTCCTTGTTAATGGGTTTTTTGAGTGGGTCAATTCTTCGGTTGATTTTCCGGTTTTTTCTTTTGTCGCATTGAATTTACCTTTATTTTCGGGTTTTATTTCAATTTTACTTTCGTACATTTCAAATCCGTTGTAATCTATTAACTCTGGTAACATATCTTCCCAACCGGCGTTATAATAAATGTCTTTTAATTGTGAATCACTTAATGTTGGGCTGTCTTGCATATAGAAATGGTCATCGTGCAATCTATTTTCACCTTTTCTTATGTAAGCATATCTTGGGTCATTTTCTGCTGTTTGTCCCCTAAATATTTCAACATAAAGTGTATCGCCATCTAACAAATAATCACCTCTTCTTAATCCATCCATGAACATTTTTATTTCATGCGCCCATTGTTCATCAGTATCAAAACTTTCTTTCAATTCTTTCTTTGTCATTTTGTGGCCTTCATGTATTTTTTTAAGACGGGCCTCTTCTATTTGTTTTTTAGAAAAACATTTGTGTTCTGATATGCCATCACCAGACACTTCAATATCACCGCCATCGCTTAATACAGTAGGATTGACTTGTTGTTGTATCGCTTGGTTTATATTTTGCCCACGTTCAACTTCTACATGTTGAGTTGGAACTGTATCATTAGAACCATTTAATTTTTGGTTTGATATGTGAAGATTTACATCACCATATTTGCTTGCATTATTAATTTCTGGAGTGTTATTTAAAACCGTGTTTGTTACAGCAGGGATTGTGTTGCCTGTTGTGTTCAATTGAACTGTTGTTGTGTTTTCTTCTTTTAACACCTCATTCAATTGTTGCCTTGTTAAAATAACTCTTTTAACGTTTTTATTTTCGTACATTGTTCTTTCTTTTATTGTAAATTCATTTTCATTTTCTGTTAATTTTAATTCGTGCATGTGTAAATTATCATCGTATATGTCAACATGTCCTGTATCTGCATTTATTCCATATAGTATGAAGTTAAGTTGTCCGTTTAATGGGTTTTTAAGCCAAACTCTTCCTTTTGTTGAGAAAAACATAACTTCTTGTTTTCCTAACGAATTTCTGTATGTGATATTAAATTGTATTAGTCTATCACCACCTCTTAAAAATGATGGAATTTTTCCGTCTATTTGTGGAACCTCATATGATTGCCCCGTTTCAATATCATAAATAACATCACCTGTTCCATGACCAATTGGCCTATAAACAAACAAAGGACCGTTTGCGTGTTTTACTGACAAGAATTCAGATATTCCATTTAGTTCAACTAGTCTTTCTTTCCTAATTAAAAAGTTTTTATGTGTTCCTGAATCATATGATGTTATCAATGTTAAACCATAAGGAAATGAACTATCTATTTGAATTGATTCATAATTGCCAATTAATTCGTTAATGTTAAAGAAATGTCTTGTTGGCATGTCATACCAATAATCTTCTCTTGCAGATGAATCATATATTATATGGAGTATATTTTTTGATGGGCTTATGAATTCTGTTTGTACACTTCTTCCATATGAATGATGCCCATTTTGAAGGTCTTCCATCCATGAGTGACCGTTTGGTAACACTAATGGCTCGTTTGTGTTTATGTCAATTAATGCCAATTGCTTATCAGTCATTTTAACCTCATAGAAGCCGTCTGGGTTATTTTCATCAATTTCCCATGTTGATATTCTTGTAATAAATTTGAACTTTTTTTGCCCTTCTACTTCAACAAATTTATGGTTTCTTGTGTCATAAATCATATATGAAGAGCCAACAGAACAAAGAATTACGTTTCTGTATCCACTTGCTTCTAAGCCATAGTATCCGTTCTTCGACTCAGGAGATGTAAAGTCACCTCTATACCATCCATCTATTTTATGTATTGTTTCAAATAGGATTTTGTTACCGTCAATTAAACAAGCCCATGTATTATCGTTTATTGTTACAAGCAAAGACCTTACAGAATTATTTAATGCTTTATCATACATTTTTCCATATTTAGCCAATACTTCTTCCTCATTACCGTCAGCGCTATTACGTGCTGCTAATGCTTCTTGGCTTATTGCTGAAATCTTTGCTGTATTTGTTAATACAGTGTCTAATCTTGACTCAAATTCGCCGAATGCTGACTTTATATTACCGCCATTCATTCTCATTTGGGCATACTTGAAAATTCTAAGTACATCAAGTTTTTCCTTGTTTGCTATTTTTCTTTGGTTTCCTGCATCAGATTCAATCTTTTCACGGTCATGTTGCCATATCTTGAATATTCTTTTCAAATCATCAACATTTACGCCTGTAATTCTCATAAATTCATCTGTTGTGTAAGCATGGTCTGCTTCACAATATGAATCGTCTTTACTACTACCATGGTTCCATCTTGAAGTAATATATGTTGGTTCCCATGAACTATTCTTTTGTAAAACGGCAATTAATGAGTTTCCATATTCGTCTTGTGGCTTATCGTATGACCATCCTTCGGTTTTTCTTCTTGGTATATTTTCAAATCCATCTTTTCTGAATATTACATAGTGTATTCCTAATCTTCTTATATATCCATTATAGTGTTGTTCACCATACGTAATACACCATGCTCCTGGCTCCGTAAATGAATTGTATTTTCTTGCTTCATCATATGAATATAATATATCAAATGTGTATCCGTTTCCAACGTGATTATCTCTATTGAGCGTTTCAACCTTTTCTTTTGGAACTTTAACGGGCTCTATTCCAAGTTCTTTATCAATTGCCTTATTGTATTTTCTTAATAGTTTTTCCAAAGACAATGAACCAAAGTCTTCAGGCTGTTCAAATTGAGTACCAACACTATCAATATAGGCATTTCTTAAAACAAGAATCAATGCGCTTAGTCTTTCGCATATTTCGGGTATAAATTTATCTTCTTTTTGTGGGTAAAGTGCATTGATGTATTTATCAGTTGTTAACTTTCCTTCAAAATAATATCTTGTAACACCTGCTAAATAATAATTTGACTCTAAAGACAAATTTCTTATGTTTGCTTCGTTTACAAATTTAGACAAAAGGAATTGTTTAAGTTGACTAATGTTTTGTATTGATGGGTTGTATTTTTGTACATACCCAAGGTATGGCATCAAAAGGTTGTCTCTTGAGCCCTCGTTTAACTTTTCCTTAAACTCTCTTATTACATTTGAAATTATATTATATGTTTTTTTACTATTCACTAAGAAATATTTTATAATAAATAGTTTTGGGCAATAAAAAAACGAGCGCTTTTTCAAACGCTCGTTCACGTATAATGTTCTTAGTTTTAGTCAAATTTTGGAGAACTGAAAGGTGAATTGTTTGGCTTTGATTGTTTTTTAGGTAACTCTTTTCTGCTTTTATCCATTAATTCATCTTGTGTTGGTCCCAAGTTTTCTTGTATCATGTTTAATTGCTTTTTTGTAAAGATAACTTGTTCCATCATTGGTGGTTGTTCATCACCTTGTGCCATATCATCACCATTTTGTGTCTCATCTCTACTTAACATACTTTCAGCATATGACCTAACAGCTTCTCTATCTTCGTCTGATAATTGGTTTATTATTGACATTGTATCATCAGAGCCTTCTCCTGCTGTGTTCGGGTCTTCTCCCATTGGTCCACCGTCCATTTGTTCATCATCTCCCATTGTTCCACCTGCATTTGGGTCATCCATTGGTGCATCACCCATTGGTCCACCCGCATTTGGGTCATCCATTGGCGCATCACCCATAGGGCCACCTGCGTTTGGGTCATCCATTGGTGCGCCTCCCATTGCATTAGGGTCGCCACCCATCATTGGGTCTTGTGAAAAAGAAGCATCATCTATAGGAGGTTGTTGAGCATTTCCTCCTGTAGACGATGCATTATTTAATTTTAAGAACGTTTTTTCGTCAACTGAATTTTCAGTTAATCCTCTTTTTTTTTATTTTCGCCTTCAATCGGAATACCTTTCTTTAATTGGTACATAACATCTTTAGTGACTGCATTTACCAATTGTGTGAATGGGTCGCCATCACCAATTTTGCTACCAAATGGTTCTTCGCTGTGAACACTGTCATCGTTCCAGTCTCTACCCCATTGATTTTGGTCTTCACCTGTTGTTGGTAATTGCATAGGTTGCTTTCTGTAACCAGGGTGTTTACCGAAAACATGAAGTTCATCTTCTTTTAAGATTCTCTTAACAACTGATTCAACGATTCTGTCCATTCTTTGTCTCTTTGCTTCCATCATTGGTTCTTCCTCAGTGTCTTCTTCACCGCCAAAATCTTCTTCGCCACCGAAATTTTCTTCACCGCCGAAGTCTTCTTCACCGCCAAAGTCTTCGCCACCAAAGTCTTCACCACCTTCGAAATCTTCTTCACCACCGAAGTCTTCTTCACCACCGAAGTCTTCTTCGCCACCGAAATCTTCTTCACCACCTAAATCGTCAGTTTCATCTCCATTGATTTGTGCTTTCAATGCTTCCAATTCTGCTTTTAATGATTCGATTTCTGCTCTCAAGTCTTCGTCACCTGTTTCTTCATCACCTAATTCTTCATCACCTTCAAAGTTTTCTTCATCACCGAAGTCTTCACCACCCTCTTCATCTGAAAATTCATCATCAAGGCCAGCGTCAAAATCAGTATCTGTTGAAGCGTCACCATCTTCTGAATCAAAATCATCGTTATTCAAGTCGAAGTCTTCACCATCTTCTTCAGAACCGTTAGCTTCTAATGATTCATCACCATTACCATCATCGTCTGAATTGAAGTCATCTTCTTCACCTTCGTTTATTGAGTTGTTGAATGGGTCGTTGTTATGGTCTGTGTCAGGTTCTCCTATACCTGCTGAACTTGGTAAGCCTTCATCCCATTCAGTTGTTTCTTCGTTTACATTTTTTTGGCCATCCATTTCCCAGCCTACTTGTTTTGGGTCTCTACCTTTACCTATTCCCTCTGTTCCCCAATTTTCTGTGTTAGGCATCAATGGGTTGTCACCAATATCACCCGCTTCTTCGTTGCAGTTCTTGCAAGTGCATGGGTTGTTGCCGCATTTTTCACAGCAAGTGTTTTCGTTTACTGATGATGGCTTTTGATTGAATGGTCCACTTGTTTGTTTTTCATGTGGATTGTTTCCATTGAATCCTTTAACATCGTCTTGTTCAACAACCTTTGCTTCAGTACCATCGTTTATTGAATTTCCATTTTTCTTTGGAGTTTCTGGATTTGTACCACTGAACTTAACAACACCGTCTTTATTTGAAGCACCGATTTCGTTTGCTTCATTCATAATCATTGAAGCGTTGTACATGATTTGTCTTTGACGTGCAATTTCATTTCTCATCCTATCAGTACCTTCAACCAAGAATTCTTCTTTCTTGAATGGGTCCAAAGTAGCGATGTTTACATTGCCTTCACAAGCCTCATTAATTGAAGCAAGTTTAAGTTCAAAGTTCTTCAAAGCATTTGCATAACTCTTGTATTCATAGTTTCCTCTGTTGCAGAAACCGCCAAGATAATCATATGCTTCAGCTACCATTTCCTTATCCTTAGGTGCTGATTTGATATAATATTTATTGCATTCTCTAATAATACCATAGCTCTTGCCATCTGCTGCAATTGCGTGATATTCTAATGTGTGACTTTTAAAGTCATTGCCTTCGTTTAATTCTTTACCATAAGTGTAAAGTCCTTTCATTCTGGCAATTGTTTCTTCAAAATTTGACATATTATTTGATTGTTTTTAATCTATTATTTTCCTTTTTTTCATATAAATAGCATTGAAAATGAAAAAAAATTATGGTAAACTGTTTAAATTATCATAGGTTTGGGTTTTTAATTTATACAATTTGTCTAAGTATCCAAGTCTGCGAAGTGACTTAAATACAATGTTTCCGTTTGATATTTCTGATTTGCCTTTATTAAGTTCACCTTTTCTTTCATTTTTGATGGTGTCCCAAAGTTTGTTTGCTTTGTGTGCTATAATCTCAATTTTATGGTTATCTTTTTTGTATTTTTTGTATAAATCAATTAATTCATCAACATTGTCCATGTATTTTGCAACTTTTGATTTAATCAAATGTTTGTTTACTTTTGCCTTTGCTAATGTGTCTCTTTTTGGCTCCGTTAGCCATTCATTTTTATCTAATGAGTAAACTCCTGTTGATGCATGCGCTTCGTTTGTGTCTTGTACATATACTTCAACAGGAAAACCAAATATATTAAGACCCTCATGTTCATCATTCCATAAATTCTTCAAAGAATCGAAATATTTTTTAACAAAGTCTGTTCTTCTATCAACCTTTGAAAAATCCATTAACACATGTAAGTCAATGTCTGAATATTTGTCATTCCAATTGAAATTAGCCAAAGAGCCTGTCATAATGACATCATCGGGCTTTACCCAATCAACGCCTAAGAATTCAATGAAATCATCTGCAATATCCATGAGTTTAAGCCTGATTCTTGAATCAAGCAAATTGTTCTTCCAAAATTTTGGATTTAATTCACGTTTTATATTGAATGATGATAAATCAACATCTTCAGGGTCTGTGTCATCTATGATTCTTGCTTCTTTAAGCATTTCTTTTTCTGAGTTTTCATATTCAGTCCATTTTCTGAAGTAAATATTACCTTTTAGATATGCTTCTGCTTCAACTTTTTCCAACTCTTTATTGTCTTTCACGTCATCATTTGAGGTGAATGTGAGGTTTATTCCCCTCAAATTTTGTGAGTGGTGAATCATTTCATGCGCAAAAGTTCTTAAAATATCTTTAGGGTGTCTGTCTTTACAGAAAACAGTAATTTCCTTTTCTTCAGGTGAATAGAAGCCAGTTTTAATGAATAAACCATCTTGTTCTGACCAATCCAAATGAACTTTTGGGAATGGTGACACTTGTAGCCCGCTTTTTTCCATAAACTCAGCGATTTTTTTGAAATTTTCTTCAAATTCGCTGTTTTTTGAAGATTCGTTTACATGGTAATATGGATTTAAGTCCATTGACCTTTCAGGACCAAGCATAAATACATCAGGACCACCAGGTTCAGCACCTTCTTCCATTGCTCCACCTGCTGTTACACCATCCATAATTCCTGCGTTTACTTTGTTATGTACTTGGTCTTGTGCTGTTGGAACTTTTTCTTCATACACTGAAAGTCGGCCAGCATCTTCCTCGCTTCTTGGCTTGAATGTTGCTCTATAATTGATTCCTGTTAATCTTTGTAAATCAACAGAAGTTTGTAATCCTGGTACATTTTCCCCATCAAAGTCATGGTTCCATCTTGTGGTTATATTATCAGGCTCACCATCCAATCCAACAATAACAGATATTAATGATAGGCCATATTCATCAAGTGGACAATTTTCACCTTGTTCTTTGGGAATATCTTCAAAACCACGTTTTTCCAATATATAGAATTTTCCACCATCACTTGTATATTGACCATATTCAAATTGACCTTTTTGTCCACAAATACACCAATCAGTGTAATTTTTCAACATTGCAAGATGTAACTTGCTTTCTTCAGTAGGAACAAACATTCTTGTGTTATACCCACCAACTAAATGGTCTTTAACTTCAAATACTGTATAATCATGTGAATCTGAATATTCTGAAGAATCCAATTCGCTGTTTGTAACTTCCATGAATTTTTCAATGAATGGCTTTGTGTATTCAATAAGTTCGTCATATGAAAATCCGTTCAAATTTCCGTCCAACTGCAATCCCATTTCGTGCAATAGGTTTTCTCTATTGCATATTCTATTCATTAACTTTCCAAGGTTCATAATTTTACCGCCTTGCATTTCTGAGCCAAAACTGTAAAATCCAAGTTCTGTTATTGCTATTCTTGCAATACCTTTAATATACTTTTTAATACCATTGTTATATGTTAATCCAAATTGCTGAAGGAAATTTGCTCTTAAATAATCGAAAAATGTGTTTTTTCCATCCGGATGGTCTGCAACAGATGTGAACAATCCTGATTCACCCTCATCACCTGGGTTCAAAATCCTTTGTATCATATCAGGGAGTTCCCTAAGAGGTGTGTCCATCATTGGTTGGAAATATGGTGCTGTATATTCTCTTATGTAAGTATTTACAGCACGGTCAGCTGCTGATTCAGCCAACATTATTTTTCTCTTTTGCTCTTCTGTTATGTATATTGTTTTCATTTATAGACAAATTATCATTTATAAATAGTTTAATGAACACATAAAAAAAGTCAGCCATTTCTGACTGACTTTATATTATTATATATGTAGTTTAATTAAAATATTAGTTTTGTAATTTAACCCATATATCAATTGGTGATTTGTTTGTGTCGTATAATTGGTAAAGTGTGTCACCAATTTGTGCTGTTGAAATTACATAATAATAATTATTAACAAATTCAGGAACTGTATTTTCTGTTACTTTTATTTTTGTGTATTCATCTTGTCCTATTGTTGTTTTATCTTCTGTTGTTTCCGCTCTACCTGTTGCGTATTCTATTGTTCCTGCTGAATCTCCGTAAGAAATAAACCCATAAACAGTTGGTGTAAATCCTGATTCATCTCCACCATCATCATCTTTATTCATTATAGTGTCAATGTCAACAACTTCCAATGAATCACAGCCCTTAGCATCAAATCCAAAGTTTTTTACTGAAATTTCGCTTGCACCTGTTGTTTCAATGCCTTCAATTTTCATTATTTCAGGCATAAGACCTTGGAATTCAATTCCTTCTGAGTAATCGTATTGATTTAATTCGTGGTTTATTTTATAATTTTCCATGTCAAATATTTGTTTATAGTTTTTATTATTTTCAATTTTTTATTCAATTATAAATAGTCTAAATTAATTAAAAGTTTTTAATAAATACCTTCTTAAAATATTTGAGCCTGTTCCTGAAATTTTAGTATGGTCTCTTACAAACGCTATATCCTTTGATGAAGCCATTGTCATTGCCGCATCTCTCTCTTCGTCAGTTTGGAATCCACCTTTTGTTTTTGTTATTTTTTCGTTTTTATTTCTTGGTGCATCAAACATATGATACACTGTTACACGTTTAGGGTCAATTAGCAAAGCATCCATTAAATAATCTTGAGCCATAATATCAACACCGTAATAATCACCTACAACAAATTTTGCATTTGGATTTTCATATAGTGCGTAGTCTATTGCTAATTTATAGTTCATTTCAAACTCTTCTTCTGTAATATTTCTATGCCCTGAAATGAAATATGTGTTTGCAACATCAAGTTCTTCTTCCATTGCTTTTTGCAATTCTATTGCTAATTCATCCATATCAGCATCACCAATCTTTTCATAGTCGTACTTGCTCTTAATTACCTTATTAAGAGTTTTTCCTTGTGATGCGTCAGTTCCACCATTGATAAAAACAAGATAATCCTCAAATCTTACATCTTTATAGACGTATTTTTGTCCGTTTTTGAACACAACAAAAAGATTTCCACAGTTTTCATTTTCATCCTCAACCATTTCTGTATAGTATATCATGGATGAATCATACCATATTTTTTGCGTTCTTGTTTCCTCATCATATACTTTCTTTATAATCATAACAAAATGTATTTTATTATAATAATATACGCTTTTTTTGCCAAAAATCAAAACATTTGTTTTTATTGTTAATTTTTTGTACATTAGCCTTAACAAGAAATTTTTGAATATGGCAGAGATTGAAAAAAATGCTAACGAACAATCATTTGACAACATTAATATGTCAAATGAACTTGAAGAACTTTTGGATTTTATTATTAACGATTTATCTAAGGAATTACCGACATTAACTGTTGATTTGAATTATTTCCTTCTTGGGTCTTTAGTGCAGAAGAATAACAATCTGTATAAGAGGCTTGAGATGTGTATGATGACAACAACAATGAATGCCATATATAATTCTTTCTATCAAGTTGTTTCTTCAAAGGCTCTTAGTGCTGTAAAAAGCAATAGAAAGACTAATTTTGACAATAAATTTTATGAAATAGTAAACAAGGCAAGTGAAATAGCAAAGGAACTTGAAAGTGAAGAGGTGACTTCAGAACACGTATTCCTTGCTATTTTAGGAGATAGTGATGATGGAAACAAAATCAGGAAAGTTTTCAACAAAGCCGGCCTTACTTATGGTGTTTTCAAAGACAAACTCCAAGACAGCTTGGTAAGTTTCGATGAAAATGGTATTATGAGTGGAAATCTTGGGAACGGAATGGGCGTTAAGATTATCCAAGCAAAAACTCCTGAGGAAGCAATGCGTAAGATGAAAGAAAGCATTGAAAACGAAATGAATCAGATGACTGGTGGTAAGAAATCAAGCAAGACTTCATCAAAAACACCTTATATAGATGAATATTGCACTGATTTGAATGCTTTGGCTGAAAGCGGTAAGATGGAGCCAATCATTGGCCGTGAGAAAGAAATTGCACAAATCATTAGAATCCTTGGTAGGAAAAACAAGAACAACACAATTCTTGTTGGCGGCGAGGGCGTTGGTAAAACAGCAATTGGTGAAAGTATTGCCTATAAGATTGTTAATGGCGAAGTTCCTGAATTTTTACTTAACAAGAGGGTTGTTTCACTTGACATGACTGCTATGATGGCAGGTACTACTCTTAGAGGTATGTTTGAGGAACGTGTAAAGGGCGTTATGGATGAAATCAAGAAATATAGGAATTTCATTTTATTCATGGATAATATTGGTGCAATTCTTGCTGATAAAGGTAAGAATGACTATGAAATCTCTTCAATGCTTTCACGTGGTCTTGAAACCGGTGAAATCCAAGTAATCGGTACTTCAGATTTTGCTTCTTATAGAAAGACATTCGATAAAGACCCAAGTTTGGCAAGACGTTTCCAAAAGATTATTGTTGAATCACCAAGTATTGATGAATCAATTAGAATTTTGGATGGCATTAAGGAATCATATGAGACCTACCATAAGGTTAGATATGAAGATGGTGTTATCGAAGCATGTGTAAAACTTGCGGATAAGTACATTTCAGAACGTAATTTGCCTGATTCAGCAATTGATATTCTTGATGAAATTGGTTCATTGAATGGTACATCAAACGAGCCTACTGCTCTTAAAGAACTGAAGGCCCGTATTACGTTATTTGAGGATAAGATGGATGAAGCAAAGAGGGAAAAGGATTATGAAAGTGCTGATGCTATTTCAAAAGAAATTATTTTGTTGAAGAAACAATATAACGAGGAAAAGGATAGTTACGAAAAGGACCGTAACGAAAACCATATTCCTGTAACTGTTAATGACATTCTTAACCTTATTTCAGTTAAAACAGGTATTCCTGTAAGCAATCTTAATTCAGATGACAAGAAGAAATTGTCAGGAATGAATGATAGGCTTAAAGAAAGTGTTGTTGGTCAAGATGAGGCAATTGACACTGTTTGCAAGGCGTTGAAACGTAATAGAGTTGGCCTTAGCAATAATGGTTGCATGTATAGTTACATGGCAATTGGTAAAACAGGTACAGGTAAAACCTTGTTGGCAAAGAAACTTGCTAAAGAGTTATTCGGTGATGAAAAGGCCCTTGTTAGATTTGATATGTCTGAATATTCAGATAAGGTTTCAGTAAACAAACTTATTGGCTCAAATCCTGGTTATGTTGGATATGAAGAGGGTGGACAATTGACTGAAACAATCAAAAATAAGAAACATTGCGTTCTTTTGCTTGATGAAATTGAAAAGGCTGACCCTGAGGTTTACAACATTTTCTTACAGGTTCTTGATGAAGGATTCTTAACAGATAACTCTGGCCAGCGTGTGGATTTCAAGAATGTAATCGTGGTATTTACATCAAACGTTGGTGCAAAGGCTGCAAGTGAATTTGGTAAAGGAATCGGATTTGCTAACGATGAGGAAGAAAATACAAAGAGAATCTTGTTGAAACAACTTAAAAATAGATTTCCACCTGAATTTCTTAACCGTATCAATGATGTTATATACTTTAACACATTGAATGACGATGACCTTAATTCAATTATTAAGATTGAAATTGGTAAACTTGAGAGCAGGTTAAATGGAATGGGATATTCCATGGAATATGACAACGATGTTGTTCAATACATTCTTAAAGAAATACAAGATGAAAAAGACTTCGGTGCAAGACCTATTATTAGGTGTATTCAAGAAAACATCGAAGACAAACTAACGGACAAACTTCTTGAGAATGATTACGAAAAAGGATATGTGTTCAAAATTTCTTGTCCTGAATTAAGTGCCGTAACAGTCGCTTAATAAAAAAGCCCGATTTAGTTCGGGCTTTTTTTTATTTCATTCTTGCTCTTTTTGGAATTTCAAAACTAAAATTCTTATTTTGAGGAACAAATAATGTATTAGTTGATAGAACATTTGTTAATTCCTTGAAAGCTGAAGAATTTGCTGAATGTATATAATACATTGGTATTTGTTCACCATGCTTTTTGCAATAATTCACTAAGAATATAGCACAATCTTTTGAACTTTTCCCATCAGTTGATGCAGCGCCTAAATCCCTATCAAATGATATGAATTCAGGAACACCATTTTTCTGTATGTATTCAACAAACTCAGTGTAATTATGCACACAGTCAAACATTATATTATATTTTTTCATTAGTTCAACAAACGCAATTTGGTTGTTCATTCCAACTTTACTTGTTTGTTTTCCTTGTGCGGCTAATTCAAATTGTTTGAATGGCTTTCTTGTATCATCAACCCATAATATTTTTAGGTTTTGCTTTCTCTTGCTGTATCCATTTACAAACTCTGAGCCGTATTCAATGTTCGTTGACAATTTCTTTATTTCTTGTTCTTCAGGTGAAACTTCACGTCTTGACGGTGATAAAGATGGGTCGTTTGTAAAATTAAATCCACCTTCAGGTTTAAATAATGGTATTCTTCCAAGAGTCCAACTTTCTGACATTTGTCCAAAAGTTATCGGAAGCATATATCTCTTTTCTATTCCTTTTTGCATAAATTGATAGCAAACATCAGATAATGTTGAACCACCGCTTATGTTATCATCAAAAACAATAAATAATGTTCCTTTTATTCTTTCCAATTCTTCTTGTACATGCTTTATTGTCTCAGGACTTGTTGTGTGTGGGTCATCATCAAATCTGTATATGTTTCTAAGTCCCATTCTTTCACCGTTTGATATTTTTTTGATTTCAAATGGTGATGGCCTCCATTCACATATTTCATATGGGTTTTTCAAATAAGGTTCACCATCAATTTCACTTCTTTCACCCCATAGGCGTGTTTTAATCATTTCAATAATTTTTCTTGTTCTGTTTTCTATTGATGGGCCTTTTGAATATTTGATAGGTTTAATTATCTTATATAAAGTAACTTTTGAGTCTTCATCAGTTATTTCGTTGTGATAATGTGCATCACGTATTATTTGCTTTATGTAATCAGCATAAAGTTTGTAATGTTCTGCAATTCTGTCTATTGCGGTTTCTTGATTTTTTGCATATTTTAAGTTTTGGATACAATGAAGTATTTTTTTCGTTTGTAAGTTTACTAAATTAATTGTTTGTTGTGCTTTTTGTATGTTTGTGCTTCTGTTTATATCGTTTTGTAGGAAGTTCATAACAGAAGTTTCTCTCTTTGACCTTGGTGAATCATAAAATCCTTGATTCATTCTAACAAAATCTGAGTCAATTTGAAGATTGTTCAAGTCTTTTGTGAGTATATTTGTGTCAATTGCTTGAATTGGCATTCCACATACTTGTAACTTTGATAATTCTTGTGCCATTTTTACATTAAAGTTGCTTGAACTTTTTATTGGATAAATTGATATGGCCCTAAATTCTGTATCAGGACGCATTCTTAAATCCTTCATATAATCTTCAACGACAATTTCAATTTTTCTTTTGAATTGATTCATGAAATCATTAAACTCGTTTGCTTCCATGTCCATTTCATATTCCTTGCCACCAATTTCTGCTTTTGCCTTTTGTGAATCAAAATAGTGTTTGAAATATTGCATTACGTATTCACCTTTAATTGATGTTATGTTATATGACATCAATCCGCCTTTTAATTGTACTTTGTATGTGTCGTTGTTTGATTTATCCATTAAGTCGGTTTTAAGTTTTTCACCACTTAAAAGATTTCCTTTTGCACGGTCAGTTCCGTTATCACCGTTTTTCTCATAATGAATCATTGCTTTTTTACCTTTAATCCTGTCAATATATGCAGATTCATTAAGTTTACTTTCTTCTAATTTTTTCTTTTGGATTTCAACGTAGTCAGCGAAAGGTTTTCTTTGCTTATTGCCCCTGTAAAGCCATTTTTTGAATAGTCTTAAAGAAACACCAGTAATAGACCTAAACCCAGTCCAACCTTTATTGTAGTTTGATAAATATGCACTTTTTGCTTCTTCTTTTGACTTGAAGCCAATCATAACTTTACTTTCGTCAAATTCACCATCTTTGTTGTTTTGGTCAATGACATATACTTTATCAAAGTCATCTGGATATGGGCCAATGAAAACATCAACGGCATCACCGTCTTTTCCGTTACCACTTGTGTTCCTAAAGTATCCATAGTGATTTTGCATGGTTACTTCACCATATCCTTTATCGTTTTTGTATTTTCTAACTGAGCCTTTGGGGTTTTCTATTGAAATTGGCATGCCTTTAACTGAAAAATGACCCATTTTATAGTTTCCGGCTTCTTTTTGCGCATCCGTTGGGGTCAAATTAACATTCTTGCACTCAGCGTCAATTTCTGACGTTGAAACTTCAGATATAAGGTGTTTGAACTGTTCTTCTGTCAATATAATTTTCATTTTTACATCAAAAAATTACTGTCAAGCGTTCCATGTACGCCAATTTTATTATTCAACCAAGCATCCATGACTTTTGTCAAGAATAACTCACGTTCTGTTTTATCCAAGAACATTTTTTGGAATGTATCAATAAGATAATCTTTCAAATCGTCAGTGTACATATATTTTAACACATTATCACCATCCATCATACCGACAATTTTGATTTTCTTTTTCTTACCACCTTCCAATGTTGTATAATTGAATTGTCTGAAGTTGTTATCAAGGTGTTTTTTGACTATAAGAACCTTTTCAGGGTCTATACAATACGGCTTGTTCATTTTTTTATCAACAGGCATTTGCGCTTTTTGTATATCTGATTCTTTTAGAAGTTCTATAAGTCTTTTTTCCTGTTCTTCTGATATTATGAGTTTTTTACATTCGTTCATTTGTCTTGCTTGTTGTATTTTTGCTAACCTTTCTCTGCATTGTTGTAATTCAGCGAACATTTTTTGTGCTGTTTCATTGAAATCAGAACCATTCATTATTTTGTCACCTTGGTTTTCCTTATCATTTAAAATGTCAGGTATTTTTTCACCTTGGATTAATATGTCTGTGTCGCTTTTATCGTTTTTTTCTGATATTTGCCAACCGTCTTGGTTAATTTTTTCCGCCAATTGGTTAAACTCTTGTCCATGTTCTGGAACAATTTTCAAAACGAATAAACAATACATGTGAATCATTTCATGGAGCAATGAGTTTTGTATTGATGATTCGGTCCTGTAATATCTGTTTGTAAATGCCATTTCACCTGATGATGTGACGTTGGTGATTTTGTTTCCATTATACTCAGCCGTTTCGTTATTATAACAGGCCCAATTATTAGCAGGACACCTATAACTAAATTTTGGCATTGGTAATTTACCACCAAAATACTTGGTATTAAATGCCTTGAAATTAGTTACAAGCCACTGTGTATTTGGGACCATTTTATTTTTATCGTATTGCTCCATGCAAATTTTCGGTTTTATCTTTAAGTATAAATAGTTTAAGGGCATAAAAAAAGCAGACCGAAGTCTGCTAAAAACTATTCGAGTAAACGGCGCTCGGTAACATACTTTAATATGCGCTCACTATACTAAATGTTTTGCTATAATTATCATTTACTTTGTAAAAAGATATTTTTTTTGTATAATTTATATGAAAATTTTTAAAAAGAATGAAATATCAGGGAAATAAGAATAGAATTGTTGATGATATATTGCCTATCTTGTTGAAAAACAGAAAGGAAGGCCAATGGTATGTTGAGCCTTTTTGTGGAAGTTGTTCTGTGATTCAGCGTGTTAGTGGAAATAGGCTTGCGTCTGATAAGAACAAGTATTTGGTTGCTATGTGGAAATCTTTAATTGAAGGAAAAGAAATGCCAACAAACATACCAAAGGAATATTATGATGATGTTAGAGATTGTTTCCATGGAAGAAATGATAGGTACACTGATGATATAATCGGATGGGTTGGATATATGGCATCATTTAATGGCAGATTTTTCGATGGAGGATATTCTGGCCACAATGTTGTTGGTAAAAACGGAAAGGCGAGAGATTATATTGCTGAGAACATTGCAAACACAATGAAGCAGCCTGAATATCTTAAAGACGTTGTGTTTACAAGTGGCGATTATGATACAATAGAAATTCCTGATAATTCAATTATATATTGTGACCCACCTTACAGGAACACGAAACAATATCAATTTTCAAGAGATTTTGATTTTGATAAATTCTATATATGGTTAGTTGAAATGGCAAAGAAAGGACATGAGGTTTATATATCAGAGTATGCAATGCCTGATAATTTTGAATGTATATGGTCAAAGGAAGTGACTAATGCCATGAATCCAACAATCACAAAACAAACAGTTGAAAAATTATTTATACCAAAAATATAATAATGGGAGAAATAAAGTTTAGTGAAGAGCAAAACGCAATATTTGATTTTGCTGAGCATGGTATATTAAACATGATTATTCAGGCAGTTGCAGGTGCAGGAAAAACAACAACACTGGTTGAATGCGCAAATAGGATTAAGACTGATAAGCGTGTTATGCTTTTGGCCCACAATAGGTCAACAAGAGATACCTTAGTTGAAAAGATTGGGGATAGAAAGAATGTGAAGGTATATACAATCCATGGACTTGCATATAGAATGTTTGTTGAACATTTTGAATTCAATCCAAATATTGATGATGACAAATACAGGAACTACATAAACAAAAACATGGATGAACTTGCAAGCGAAGAATATTTGGCAATGCCAAGGAATGCAAGGATGATGTATAAGTCCAATGTTTTTGATTTGATAAATAAGGCCCGCCATAATCTCAAAAAGTCTGAGCGTGAGTTAAAAAGACTTGCCGAAAAGAAATATGGAATGATATTGCTTGCAGATGAATGTGCATTTGTCAGCAAGATTCTTGATTGGGGGTATAAAACAACAGACATTGTTGATTTTCAGGATTTGCTTTGGTATCCAAGCCAATATGGATATTATACAAAGAAATATACGGCAGACATAATAATGCTTGATGAAGCACAAGATGCTTCTATAGCACAACAAGACGTTATTAGTAGGTGTTTTAAGCGTGAAACAAGAATGTTCTCTTTTGGCGATAGGGACCAAACAATCAATTCATGGTGCGGAAGTGATACTGCATCATTTGAGCATCTTAAAGATAAGGATTTGTTCAGGCGTGACTCTAAAGAGTTTCCATTGACAACAAATTATAGGTGTGGAACGAGAATCATAGATTATGCAAAACAATATACAAATAACAATATCCATGCAAGGGAAGATGCTCCTGAAGGTGAAATAGTGTTTGGGGCCCATGTAAGCGACATTAAGAATGGCGATATGGTGTTGTGTAGAAACATATCTCCATTGATGGAGTTTTACAGAATGGGCGTTGCAAACGGTAAAAAGATGTATTTCAAAGGTGAAGAACTTGGTAAATCAATTATCACAGCAATAGACTGTTCATATGGTGATACACCTGCTGAAATATTGGATAGTTTGAAGCGTAGGCTTATTGCTACATGGGATTTTCTAACTGAGGAAACTGGCCTTGATAAACATGAAACAATGTCAAATCCAATTATAATTTCACTATTGGATACGATAAAAACTATAGAAAATTTTCCAAAAACAGTTGAAAATAGAGAAGATATTGAGAAATTTATAAATGAGATATTTTCAAATGAGGAAAATGGCGGTATTGAATTATCAACCATACACAGGGCAAAGGGACTTGAATCTGAAAATGTATTTATAATATGCCCGTCATTGATTCCAAGTAAACTTGCTGAAAGCGATTGGGAAATAGAAGAGGAAAAGCATCTTCAATATGTTATGTGTACAAGGGCCAAGAATAGTCTTAATTTTGTATCCGAACAAGAAATAAAGCCAAGAACGTTCTTTTCAGAAAAGAACATACTATATAAAGAATTAGAAACAATTAGAACAGAAATATCAAAAAATGAGTAAGTTAATAAGACGTGCTAAAAAACTAAATTCTGACACCGAAAACCATTTTATATATGAAGAAGGTGAGGTTGCAAAGATAGGGCCAGTTCCCTATGATGGCGATTATGATTTTAGTAAAAATGGCGCATCATATATAACTGAAGGCTTGTATTTTTCTGATAATAACTTTTTCCCAAGAAGAAGCTTCGAGGGAAATGACATAAAACATCCATATAAGATATGAAATCAAAAAAAGAGTATGCAATGACCGATAACATGTATTCGGTTTACATGTACGAAGAAAATCATTATCAGTATAAGCATATATTTATGCCGAATGCAATATCTGGGAGAAATTCAGCAAGTCATATAATAAATGGAAACGGGTTTAATGGCCCACAAAGAGCACGTAGCCTTTTTGATTTAACAAGATGGCTTCTTTATGAATCTTGGGAAAAAATTTGATAATATGAAATGCGAAAAACTTATAAAAGATTCTCCATGCTATGTTATTACATATGACTTTGTAAAGAATAAACTGAAATGGGGCCCGATAAAAAGATTCTCATTTTCAAATGTGAAAAGCTCATTAAAGAATATTCTTGAATATAAGAACTTATATAAGGTACATGGAATTGGGGATTACAATAAAATCAATAAAAGATTTTGACCATGGGAAAATTTGTTAGGGATAACCTCCATTATTCATATAGATTAGGAAAAAGAAAACCTGTCGTGTCAAAATATAGCGGGTCGTTTTTTCAAATAAGGGATGAAGTATCTTTTGAAAGAAACGGAAACAGATTCTCAATTGAAGATAATTACTACAAAGTGTATAGGATAAGAAAAAGAGTTTAATTAATTTTGAAAAAATAATTTTTATTTGTATAATATAGTAAATAATTTTGATTAACACATGATTGAAGGAATTAAAAAGATTGAAAACATCAAATTACCATTCGAAAGTTCAGGCAGATATGGCGATGTTGATGGAATTTCATTACAAAACTTATTTTACGCTAAGAATGGCTATTTTCCTGGATGCTATCTATTCGATTATGAATCAAGAACAAACGGTGACTACAAGTTTGATACCAAGAAAATAGCAAAGTACCTTTTGGAAAATACGCCAAAAGATGAAAACATTGAATTTACTCCTTATTTTACAACAGTTCTTGGAAACAAGGAAGATAAGACAAATCTTGGTTTCTGTATTATTTTGAATAAAAGTAACATTTATGCAAGATTTGAAACCTCAGTAACGGAATCATATGTTCTTTTTGACAACAAGCACATTGATGAATTGAATTCATTTGTTGAATCAGTTCTTCAATTCTATATTGCTCCTGAGGGTGAAGAAAACAATATTTGGAGATTGTGCAGTAGTCAATCTGGATATTATCTTGATAAGGGTAAGGTTAAGATTTATCAAAACTTTGATATTAATAAACTTTACAACGATGGATTTGAAGTTGAGGATGAAAAAATCCGTAATTTCATTGCTGAAGATGATAAAAGTGGTCTTGTTATTCTCCATGGAGAAAAGGGTACAGGAAAAACTTCATACATCAAACACCTTGTCAATTTATTCCCGAATAGAAAGTTTGTGTATGTTCCTGCAAGTATGATTAGCCTTTTGGGTGAACCATCATTCGGCTCATTCCTTATCACATTGAACAACCATGTTATTGTTCTTGAAGACTGTGAGAATGCAATTAGGGATAGAAGAGAAAATGGTAGTGCATCTGCCGTTTCATTGCTTCTTAACATGACCGATGGATTGCTTTCAGATGACCTTGGAATGAAATTCATCTGCACATTCAACGAAGACATGAAGAATATTGACCCTGCTCTTTTGAGAAAAGGTAGATTGATGTCAAAATATGAGTTTAAGGAGTTGGCAACAGATAAGGCTGAGGCAATTCTTAGTGAACGTGGAATTGAAACAACACTTACAAAACCAATTACTCTTGCAGAAATTTTCCACTATGGAGAAGCTGGCTATGAGACTGTTAAAAAATCAATTATTTAATGGGTAAGAAAGATTTAATAGTACAGGAAGGATTAGTAATACAAGCATTACCAAATGCCATGTTCAAGGTTGAACTTGATGATAGTGGTATAGTGTTGTTATGTGTTATAAGTGGGAAGATTAGGCAAAACTATATAAAGATACTTGAAGGTGATAGGGTGAGGGTTGAAATTTCACCCTATGACCTAACAAGAGGTCGTATTGTAACAAGATTATAAACTTTTTTAAATATTAGTACTATGTTAGAAAGATTATTTAATTTACTTCAAAGTAAGTCATTTGAAGATGAAATGGCTTCAATGTTTGACAATGTAAAACTTATTGCTCCATTTTGGGGCGTATCAACGTTTAACAATGTTTCAAACTTTGCATTAAAAGATGGCGTTTATGAACTTTCAATGGATGTTGATGACAACGCCACAGCAGACAATGTTGAAATCAATCTTGACAAGAAAAATGTGTTGAGCATTAAGTATTCAGTTAAGACTGTTTCATCAGAACGCATGGTAAGCGTAAGAGAATCACTTCCTGAAGATTGTGATTCAGACACACTTGATGCATCAATTAAAAATGGTAAACTTGTTGTTACTGTAAACCAAAAGTAATACAGGAATACTTAAAATAAAAAAGGAGAGCTTAACAGCCCTCCTTTTTTTATTTAATATAATTATTTTATTTCTTTATTGAATCCAAATATTTTATGATTCCATCAACGTGCGTTTTGATAACGGCTTCTCTACCTTCATCAGATAAAATGTATTTAACATCATCAACATTGTCATAGAAGAAGTTTTCTGTCAAAACAGCAGGACAATATGTCTTATATATGATATAGAAGTTTGATTCCCAATCACTATCTCCATCTGTCTTGTCAGTTCTTATTTGATGACCAACGAAGTTCTTTTTTGCCTCATCATATAGGCATTCAGCAAAAGCATCACTTTTTGTTGTTCCTTTTGTTGTGAATGCACACCAGCCTCTTGCTGATTTCCATTCTCTTCCGTTTCCTGCGGCATTTGCGTGAATTGAAATTAGTATTACATTTGATGTACCGACTTCATTACATATTGCATTTGCCCTGTTTGCACGTTCCTTTAATGAAATATCAATTTCCTCAGGTACAAGTATTCTTGCGTCATATCCAAGGTCTTTTAGCCTTTTATGGACTTCATTTGATATTTCTCTATTCCATTTGTATTCGTAAAATTCTATTTCAGGTTTAACACCGTAGCAAGAATATGGGCTTTTCTTCCCTGGCGTGTTATACCCGTGTCCGTTGTCAATTAAAATAACCATCTTACAATCGTTAGATGTTGGTTCTCCTGATTGGCCTAAATTTGGTTCATCATTTGGCTCATCATTGGGGTCATCAATGGGCTCATAATTAGGCTCATCATCGTTTACAATCGTGTCATTCTCATTACTGATAATCTCAGTGTCTTTAGGCTCTTCCTTTTTACCGAATAGAGACTTAAAAAAATTAATAATAGCCATAAAAATTTTTTTCATTTTTTTTACGTTTTTTAATAAATAGTGTTAAAACTTCACATCGTTTATTCTTTTTAACATTGAGTTGAAACTTTCACGTATTTGATTGATTGGTTGAAATTGTTTAAGCCAATTTATATCTTGTTCTTGATTATTTCCACTGTATGAGTTTACTGTAAAAACACCATTTTCGTCAACGCTAAAGTTCATTTTGCTACCTGAAGCAAGTACTATTACAAATTGATTCTCATACCTGCATTTAAACGATGCAACAGAGGCCCTATCAATACCATTAATAACTATTTTTGGGTCATAACTTGACCAATAATAAGTGTATATTTTGTTTCCTTTTATAAAGGTAGTGAAATATCTTGAAGAGCCACCATCAACTAATTCATCATATGCTATTTTATGCGTGAAGTCTGGGCCTTCATAATCTGCCAATATCATAATCTTCTCGCCATTTACTAATTCAAATTTTGCAATATTTGAATAATCCATTGAAGACATTTCTTTAATACCTGACAATACAACTTTTCTTTGTGGTATGTCATATATGAACTTTGTAGTATCAGGCTTTGTCAATAGCAAGTATTTATAAAAGTTTTTCACTGATAATTTTCTTGGAGCAAAATAATGTTCGCTCACCTCTTCTATATTCAAAAACTCTTCATCGAATAATGGCGTAAAATCAAAATTAAGAATAATATAATAACCATTTTTTGATGTTGTCACAAAGAATTTTCCTTCTTTACTTACAGAGATAACCATGTCAAAATTTTTCATAAAGTCGCCATTCATGTTTAAAACATCAACCTGAGTTCCTTTGTAACAAAAATACATGTTAAATCCGTTTTCTTTTTGTGCAGGAATAATGTTTTCATACATTGACGAAACAATTTTGTCATATCTAAAGTTAAATAGGGCCTTTTCAGAATCATTGAATTTAAGAACCCATGTTTCATCTGTTTTTTCAACGACATCTACTTGTTTGAATGGTTTTTTTAGAATCATTTTTTCTTTTTTACCATTGTAGATGTTATAAAAATCTTCCCATTCACCACTTGTATATTTTACTATTGCGTGAATACCATCTCCATAACTGTAACTGAAAATGTAGTCAGTTGCATTGCTCTCTATATTTTCTAATTTATGGGTAAAATATGTTCCACGGATTATTTCTTCACCGTTTTTAACAGTTACGACAAATCCACGTTTTTCATCAATTGGGACATCAGACTTTACTATTACTTTAAATTCCATTGCCGTTTCATCAAAAGCCAATAATCCATATGCGCTATCTTGCCTTACTGTTAAGAATGGTGTGTCGGTATGTAGTATAGCGCCATTTTCTGAAGGTATCCCCATGGTTATATCTATTCCCTCGTTTGAGTTTTTAGCTGTTACTATTTTGGCACAGTCGTTTGTTTTCAAGTTAAACGCATAAATACTATTTGGGCCGTTTTGTACAAACAATATGTCACCGATTTGCTCTTGATAATACACACTTTCAAGTGTTTGCCAATTACTGCTATATCCGTTTTGTTTTTCAACGTATGCTATGACTTTATCAACATCGTTTCCTGCTACATTTAATTCTATAAGAGAACAACTTTCATAATTCTTGCTTATTGGCTCGTTAATATTGATGTCAACATATGATATTGGGTCTGTTGAATCCATTCCTGTATCATATAGGTAATAATTGTCATTTACATCGAATACATAATCATTATTCCATTCAGGCATAAGTTCCAAGTAGCAACCATCATATTCTTTTAGTAGATATGAATGGTTACTTCTTTCTTCGTCATAGCGTTCATACCTTTCTTCATCGCTGATTAATGTATTTTCTAATTTATCTTTATAATTCTCGTTTTGTTCTCCGTAAAATTCAAGAACATCGTCAGGCATTTCAATGTCTTCAATTGAATTAATGGATTCATCATTAGAATCTCTAAAATCTCCTGATTCAAAACAGAATTGATACCTTGTATATGGATATTCTTTGTTATTTGTTGGCGATGTTTCTCCTTTTCTCATGTCAAAGTTAATCCATAGCGGGCCTTGCCTTGTATATTGATTATAATAACTAAGCCCGTTTCTATATGCACCTGCTGTACACCATCTACATCCTTGTCCTAATTTTTCAGACGCTTCATATGTGTGTGGTACTGCCACTTTCCAATCAGGCGTATCATAAACAATATCATAATCATCTTCAGGTCCACCGTTTCCGTTTTTTTCTAAAACGGGGTCAAAATCAGGCATCATTTCTATCGCTTCTTTAACACTTCCAATGTTAACCAAATTCAATCCATTATTTTGTCTTGATTGAAAGTATTGGAAAAGCCTTGCAACTTCTTGTTTTTGTACCAAATCAACTATTAACTTTTTCTCACTTTCCCAATGGCTGAGTAGCCACCTTGTGTATGATTTTTTCTTTGTAGGGTCAGCACCTAATATATAATAAAATATGCTTTCAGGTACGTTTTTACCTTGAACGAATTGATAGTGTAATATCTTTTGAATTTCTTCTGGAGATTTTGCCTCAAGAATCAGATTATCATAAAATTCATCTAAACCTAACATACATTAAAATTTTGTTTTACTTATTTTGTTGTATATTTTGTTAAAGTTTTCGGCCATTTGTGTTATCTGACTGTTTACTATGGCATCAACTTTTTGTTGGTTTGCTTGTGTATTTGGTGCGGCAGGTGTTGTTATTGCTGTCAATCTGTTTTTATCTGCATAGAATCTACATTCAATATCATTACCTGTTTCATCGTCTTGTAAGTTCATTGTTACAAGCATTATACCTGCACCCACATGTACATCCTTTATATATTCTTTGTTTATACCGTTTGTTGACGGGAATATTATATTTTTGCTTCCAATTAAAAATAGCCTTGTGTTGAAGAACATAACCTTATTGTCTGTTGTTGTGAATGCAAATGAGTGGTCTGGAAGTTCTGCTATTATTTTATTTGCTGTCTCAGGTATTAAAAGAGCGCCTTTATAGAAAACGTTCACTTTTTCATCTTTATATATCTTATATGCATATCCATCAGATATTATGTTACAACCATTCATTCTTTTTATGCCTGTCATTATAATTTTTTGGTATTTTGAATCATATATGCACATTTGAAGTTCCTCATTCCAAAATACAATGTATTCACCATAATCACCGATAACGCCATATTTTTCAAAATTATATTCAGATGCATATAGTTTTGCATCATTGGCATCAAATAGACCGAGGTAAGGTTCTTGTTCGTTAATTTTAACCACGAATCTTCCATTGTGTAATGTTTTTTCTATATTAGCAAAACTTCCTATTATTTTACCATTTTCCAAGAATATTGATACCCCATTTTGTATATCGCCATTGTTAAGCATCATATTATACCCAACATAAAAGTCAGTTCCGTTAACAAAGTCAATTTTTTGAAATCTTTCTTTTCTTAATGTTTTGATGTTTAAGAAATCAACGAAACCTTCTCTAAAATAAACCAAAGCAGAATATGCATTCTTAGATGGTCTTATTTTACTTGGTAGTTTTTCTATATCGCTTGAATCGTATAAGAATTCATTTTTATCTTTTAGATATATGTTATAATATTTACCGTCACCCGAATGTCTGTACCTTACGATATAGGCATTGTCTTGTAATTCTTCTTCAAGGTCATATGAATAATTAACAGGTGTTCCCCAGTGATTTGCACTAAGATAATGCACACCAAATCTACCTCTAATATAACACATATCTTTTTCTTCGTCATATTCTATTTTATATCCCTCATCATAGAATGGGGCATCTTTTGAAATGACTGTTTCAAAATCGTCTTTTTCAATATAGAACAATGCACTATAGCCATTTGAATAATTTACTTGAATGAATGAGCCATCTGAGTAATAATCAAGGTATCCGTCACCTCTTGATATTTCGCTATATAAAAATTCGGGATTTACAATGACATCATAATCAGACATTGTATTAAGGTCCCCAACCGGTATCATGTAATCACATTCACTTTTTTCATCACACACAAACAATGTGTTTCTGTCGGTGATAAACCAAGCAAGACTGCCTGTTCCATATGACTGTTCATTTTTAAGTGGTGATGCTGTCCAATATGACGAATTTCTGCTTCCATTATTTTCTTTATAGCAAGCAAAAAACTCGTTTGCTGTTGTTCTTAATATAATACATGGATAAGCATCTTCTCCATAATATTCATTGTAGAATGGCTCAACAACACAGTCTTCTGGATTGTTTGGCACTGGTTTAAGGCAAATTGGGTCTGATTCATCATCACCATCATAAACAAACCATTCACCGTCAGGACTATAAACAGGAACTTCATCGTTTGATTTTACCAATAACAATAATTCATGGTAACTATCTTCACTTCCTTTCAATGTATATCCGTTTTCACGTCTTATTACATAGTAATCATTCCAATCATCTTCTGTGTATTCTCTTTCTCTTTCATATTCACCGTTGATTACTTGTGCGTATCTTTCATCCTGTTCACCATAGAAATCAACAACCTCTTGCGGCATGTGAATATTTTCAAATTCAACTCTATTATCTCTTGAATCCATTAACTCGCCATAGAAATTTCTATACTCGAAAAGGAATTGATACCTTTTATATGGATATTCTTTTTTATCAACGGGGCATATTTCGCCTCTTCTCATGTCGAAGTTAATCCATAATGGTCCATATTCGGTATATCTTCTATAATATCCTGGCCCATCACCAAATGCACCTGCCGTACACCATTTACACCCTTGTCCTAATTTTACTGATGCTTGATATGAATGAGGTACTGCTATCTTCCAATCTGGGGTGTCATACACAATTTCATAATTATCCTCAGGACCGCCATTTCCAACTTTTGTTAAAACGGGGTCATTTGTTGGGAGCATTCTTACGGCTTCCTCTATTGAGCCAACACTTGATAGGTTTAATCCACTGTTTTGTCTTGATTGGAAATACTCAAAAATCTCTCTGAATTTATCTTCTTTAACTAATTTTACAATTAATTTACTTTCAGAATCCCAATGTATTAAAGCCCATTTTGTATATGATTTTTTCTTTGTTGGGTCAGCGTTTAGTATATTTTCAAATATTTCCTCAGGAACGCCCTTTCCCTCAACAAATTGATAATGTAATATCCTTTTTATTTCTTCGGGTGATTTTGCTTCGTTCAATAAATCATTATAATATTCTTCTAATCCAAACATTCCAAATGCTATATTTAATGATAAATAGTTTTGACAAATGAATTGTTTTTTTTTATGTATTTTATTAAAATAAACTATTTATAAAAAAATAAAAAAATATGAAAAAATACTATATAGATTTTATATGCGCATTACATGGATATTCAATAAGAGTTAAAGAAATCCATTGGAATACAACAAGTAATGCGGAACATCTTATATGTGATGAAATAAATAATTGTATTTCTGATTTTGAAGACAATTTCACTGAGTGTTGTATGGGTATTGAAGGTAAACATTTTCAAATTGGAAAATTACTACCAATGTTACCAAATTCAGAAAGTCTTATTCCATTGTTAAAGGAGTTAGAAAAAGATATTTTAAAAATGAAAAAATTATGTAATGATACAACTGAAAGTGGATTGGTAAATATATTAGATGATGCAATGCAAAATATAAGCAAATATAAGTATAGAGCAAGCCAAAAATAAAAAAAAAACAATAATAAAATGTCTAAATATATAAATGACCCAAGAGAAATTGCCATAAGGCCGGAAAGTGGTGTTACTCTTGAAGAAGACAATAGAATTGAAACCATGTATCATTGGGGTGCTAAAGTTCTTGATTTGTGTGATTTACCTATTGAAGAATATATGAAACCCATGACTGTAAATATAAATGGTATTAATCCAGAAAGCTGATAGACTGGTTCAACATTGTTTATTTATTATTCATTTTATCCAAAATCATAAAAGTATTTTTATTCAAAAATATTAAATTTTACATTTGAAAATGCTAAAGATGAAGAAGGCGTTGAAATTTTATTAAATACAAACATATCAAATGAATATGTTTCTGAAGCAGAAAAATTTGATAATGAAATAGCCCATTATAATGGAGATAACGCACAAGAATTATTGTATAAATGGATTTATGACTACAAACTTTTAGATAAATATATTTTAAAGACATATATTCCGTATCAAATTGAAGAAAATAGAGAATTTTAATCATAGTTAATTATTAAAAAGAAATCCCATGACTTTTAGTTGTGGGATTTTTTGTTTTTTAAGGATTTTATTTGTATTATTAAACAAAATGTACATTTAATGCAACGAATTTACAAAATGATAACGAATTTGCTTGGTGAAAGCAAACAAGGTTCTTATGATAACGGCATAACTCAATATCAGTTCAATTGTCCTAATTGTGCTGAGGAAAAGGGCTATGTTGATAATAAGTACAATTTGGAAATTTCGTTCTCAATTGGAAAGTATCACTGTTGGTCATGCGGAATCTCAGGTAATTTATCATCTTTGATAAAATCGTTAGGTGGAAAAGAAATGTACAATGAATATTTTAGGATTATTACTGATATTAAAGAAAGTAAGTATTATAATCTTGATTTATTCAAAGATAACGGTGATATTTTTGATGAAAGATTCTTAAAATTACCGCCAACATTCACAAAGATTGACTTGAATACCAATATAAATAAAAATCTTAGAGCATATCTTGAAAAGAGAAAGATAACTCAGGACATAATTGACTTTTATAATATTGGAATAACAAGATGGGATGGAGAAGAATATAAATGGAGAAACAGAATTGTAATACCTTCATATAACTCAGCAGGTGACTTGAATTACTTTATTGGTAGAACGTATGCTGAAAACGATAAAAGGCGTAAATACATGAACTGTGATGCAAATAAAAACGATATAGTTCTCCATGAAGACAAAATTCAATGGGATTGCGACATTTATCTTGTTGAAGGTGCTATTGACTGTATATATTATCCTAATTCAATTGGAATGATGGGTAAATTTATAGATGATGATAGTGAGTTATATAAAAAATTAGTACAAAAGGCTAATGCAAATGTAATAATTTGCCTTGATAGTGATACTGATATTAATGATACGAAGAGAATTTATTTAACTCTTAATAAAGGCAGATTATATAATAAGATAAGATATATAAGATTGGGAACAGATGAATTGCCATGGAAAGACTTTGGTGAAATATATGAAGAATGTGGCAAGGATGGAATAATAAAAGCCATGAGAACAGCCAAACAATTTAGTACAATAGAATTAACAGTTAATTATGATAACAAAAATAAAAAATATAGCAAGTATTTTATGAAAAATTAAAATTACATAACTATTTATAATAAAATACTTATATATGAAAAAGCTTTCTAATATTGAATTTATTGAACGTTCAAAAAAAATACATGGTGATAAATATGACTATTCAAAAGTTGAATATGTAAATAATAAAACGAAAGTATGTATAATTTGTCCTGAACATGGAGAATTTTGGCAAAAGCCTGAAATTCATTTAATGGGCTGCGGATGTCATGAATGTAAATCAGAAAATATAAAGAAAAGTAAAACGACTTCATTTTATGAATTTGTTGAAAAAGCAAATAAAGTGCATAAAGGAAAATATGCTTACCATGAAGATTCGTATAGTAAAATCGCTAATAAAACAAAAATAACATGTCCAATACATGGAGATTTTTGGCAAGAAGCAAGGAGTCATTTAAATGGGTTTGGCTGTAAAAAATGTTCACATTTATATATGGATAAAGAAATTTTTATTACAAAAGCAAATATAATACATAATAATAAGTATGATTATTCAAAAGTTGAATATGTTAATGCAAAAACAAAAGTATGTATAATTTGTCCTGAACATGGCGTGTTTTGGCAATCGCCAGATAAACATATCTCAAGAAAACAAGGATGCCCAATGTGTTATCAGAGTCATTTGGAAGAGGAAACAATGCGTTTTTTAATTGAAAACAATATAAAATATGAATTTCAAAAAAAATTTGAATGGCTTGGTAAACAAAGTTTAGATTTTTATTTACCTGATTATAATTTAGGTATTGAATGCCAAGGAATTCAACATTTTGAGCCTATTGACTTTGCAAATAAAGGGATTGAATGGAGTAAAAATAATTTTGAAAAAATAAAAAATTTTGATAAATTAAAAAAAGAAAAATTAAAAGAAAATAATATTAATTTAGAATATATTGATTATAGAGATAATGTTCAAAATAAATTATTAAACATAATAAAAAAATATGATAACTAAAATAATTGCTTGTGCTGATATTCATATTCCTGCTGTTAAGGGAATTGATGAATTAAAGGAAATTTTATCAAATTTCATTGAACAATGTAGAAAAATTGTTAATGAGGAAGGAAGTAATTGTGTTAGGATTGTTATAGCTGGCGATATACTTCATAATAAAATTTCTATTACAAACGAATCAATTCTTGCGGCACATTGGTTTTTTTCACAATTGGACCAAATATGTAAAACATATGTTATAATTGGAAATCACGATTTTTTGATGAATAATATGGATAGGGTTGATTCTTTAAGTCCTCTTTTTAGTATTGCTGGATATAAACAGGTAGTTTTCTTGGATAAAGAATTGGGCTGTCAATCAGGAATCTATGACGATGAAAATGTGTCATGGTGTCTCTATTCATCATTTAATGGTTTTAATAGGCCCGATATAGACGCACACAAGGTACTTAATGCTGAAACTGATAAAAAGGATAACTTTTATGTCGGAATCATCCACGGTGAAGTAAATGGGGCTATAACGGTAACTAATTACGTTTCCGAAACAGGAGTTTCACAGGATATGTTCGATGGATGCGATTTTGTTATTGCCGGCCATATACACAAGAGACAGGAACTAAAGAAAAACGATGTGAAAATAGTTTATTGTTCAAGCATTAATCAAAAAGAATATGGTGAATCAATTACTGGCCATGGATTTGTTCTTTGGGATATTGATGTTGATGATAAACTTGATATATCATATAAATATGTTGATGTGCCAAATCCAAATGGTGGGTTCTATAAATTTGAAATTAACGACATTTCCGATTTGGAAAAAGACGAAGAAGAATTAATAAATTATTAAAATTTACAATATGAACGAAGATTTTAGAAAATTTGCAGTTAGCCAAGGTATTAACGGAAATACCTTTGATGCCTATAAAAAGGCTACAAACGGAATTATAAGTCCAACAATTCTTGAGGAAAGACATCTCAATGTTGCAACAATGGACATCTTTTCAAGATTAATGTTCGATAGAATTATTGTTCTTGGTACTGAAATTAATGAAGATGTTGCTAACATTGTAACTTCTCAATTAATGTATTTGAATTCAGTTGATTCTGATTCAGATATTAAGTTGTTCATCAATTCTCCTGGCGGAAGTGTTATTGATGGCCTTGCAATCTATGACATTATGAACTGGGTTGAGCCTGATGTTGCAACATACACAATGGGTATGGCTGCTTCTATGGGTTCTATTTTGCTTTCTTCAGGTGCAAAAGGTAAAAGATATTCCTTACCGCACAGCAAAATTATGATTCACCAAGTAAGCGGTTACGCAGGTGGTCAATATTCAGACATTAAGATTTGGGCTGAAGAAATTAAGAAGCACCAAAGCGAACTTTACAACATCCTTGCTGAAAACACAGGAAAATCATTTGAGCAAATTGAAAAGGATGCTGACCGTGACCATTGGTTCACAGCAAAAGAGGCTCTTGAATATGGCCTTATTGACGAAATAATTGAGAAAAAGAAATGATTGAATGAATTTAATTGAACCAAAGGCTGAATATATTTCACAAGGATATAGCCTTGAAGACATTTATAAAAAAATAGAATTTTGCGGAAGAACTTGTTATAAATCAGAAGATAAAATAACAGACACATCATCAACTGATTTTGTCAATAGAATGATTAAATCAGGACATGGAGCAATGCTTGAACATGGAACAATTTACTTGAAGTGTGATGACATGGGTCCTGATGAATATGGTCATGTTAATTGTATAATACCGTTAAAGGGAAATTATTCAAAGAATCCATATTCAAAAGTTAATTTTGTTAATTGGGAACAAGAGCCTGATGAATTACAAAAAGAGTTCTGTAAGGTAATTCCAAGAACAACATTATATATTACTACAAACTTCCGTGTTATTGTTGAAAACGGATGGGAAGAAGACTTGAAATACATTTGTGAGCCAACGGAATTCCATGAAAAGAGATACACAGTAAAATTAACTACCGACATTGGCGTAACAAGAGAAGGAAACAGGCATAGAAAAAATTCAATTGCTGAAGAATCAACAAGGTATTGTAATTATACTAAGGAAAAATTCGGCGGAGAAATAAAAGTTGCAAAACACGCTTGGTTTACTGATGAAGATGTTGATTTCTTGACATCAGAAGATAGAGACTCTATAAAAGATTTGGAAAATTATTTCAGAATTGTTCTTGAAGAAATTAGAACAGAGAAAACTTTAATGCACCCAATAGATTATTGGTATTTCTCAATGCTTGTTTCAAATTACAATTACAACAAACTCATTGAAACCGGGTGGATTGCACAACAAGCACGTACCGTATTAACATTATCAACTAAGTCTGATATTGTTTATACAGCATTTGCATCAGATTGGAAGCATTTCTTTAATTTAAGATTGTATGGTACGACTGGAAAACCGCATCCTGATATGTTAGCATTGGCTGAAAAAATGAAGGATGAGTTTGAAAAGAATGGTGTGTTTGATGACATTATCAATGGCTTCAAATGCCAATGAATTACATGTGAGACTTAAAAACTATTTGTCTCTTTTGTGTTCTTGAACCTCTTCTTGTACCATTTGAATAGGTTTGTGCAGGTTTCTTTACAATCTGTTTAACAGATGTAACCTGTCTTGATGATGAAGTATTTCCTTTACATGCGCACATAATTTAATAATTTTAATTATAAATAGTGTATGTGCTTGATTTTTTGGAAGAAAATTTGTATATTATGATAAAATCAAGGTAATTCCTTGCGTTGCTTTGGTTTTTGACATTAGCAAGGTAATAATAATTTAATAATTTTTAAAGTTATGAGATACTAGGTTTTGTGGCCCCCTTAATCGTTAATTCTTATTATGTTGGGTTAAAAAATATGTGAAAACAAAAAATAATAATTACAAATAAAAAGATTAACGATGAAAGAAGAAGTAAAACAATTAAGAGAAGAAATTGCAGCCTTGGAAAAAGAACAAATCAACATGAAGGCTCAAAGAAAGACCGTCAATTTGAAAGTTGAAAGAACGGTCAACCCATTTGAAGCAGCAGATAACGTAAGATACAATAGAGGTAAATTAAGAGTTATGTATGCTGCATACGGACTGATGAGAGGTAAACGATTCGAGCAAATCGAAAACCACTATGACAAAGAAAATAACGAGATTCACCCATTATACGGGCTTGCATCTAACATAAACGACATATTGAAGAAGTATGGCTACACGATGGAGTACGAAGAAGTACAGACATGGTACGGTAAGAGGAAAGAATTTAAAAAAGATTGCGATGAAAAGATTGTACGTATTGGTGAACAGGAGGCTTAATCCTGTTTATGGATGTGTACAAGGCGGTCATGCAGTCGCTCAGTTTATGATAGACAACCCTAATCAGGATTGGGGAAACGAGTTTTTGATTTATTTGTACGCAGACGTTGATAGGTGGGCTGATAAATTGAAGAATATGGGTGTTAAACATTCAATCTTCAAAGAGCCTGATTTGAACAATTCCATAACAGCAATCGCTTGTCAAGATGATTCTGGGGAGTTATTCAAAAATTTAAGCGTAGTTAAATAACTTAAAAAAGGTATATGGGGAACCTATAATCCCCATAATGGTTCATTGGGCCATCGGTTGGCCAGGCGTCTCTAAAACGCTAAAGAAGGGTTCGACTCCCTTATGAGCCGCTACCAATAAGATTAAACAAATACTATGAAATGGGTAGAGCGTGTAAGAAAACTGCTTCAAAAAAGCAAGTTGTAGATGATGATTATGAAGATTATGATGACTATGAAGATGATGACAAATTAAAGGATTATAGTTGTTATAATGAAGAAGATGCAAAGAACAAACATGGTATTGAATTCAATATTTCTGTAAATTCTAAAGACGCTGACGCTGTTCGTAATGCGCTTATTAAGGCTGGCCATGTTAAAATAGCAGACAAACTCGAAATAAAACGTGAACTTTCAATAATGCATGAAGTTATGGCTTGTGAAGGTAGTAATATCTTGCAAAAGGCCGATAATTGCATTGAAAAGTGGAGAAAAGCAAACGATTATAACGTTTCAACAGACACAAGAGAGCCAAAATATAAAATGGTACATAAGGTTCTTGCAAAATAATGAAACATCAAGGGACTACATCAAATGACTATTGGTATGCGCCCGATGGAGATAGATATAATTTTGTTAGAATGAAAACCTTACCAGGATACGAATCAAATGATTGTTTTGGCGATTTTGATTTATACAGAGCAAATCCTTATGTCGGGCCTGTTATTGTAAGTGATATAACATGCGATTATGCTGCACATTCACCTTATGTTGCATCACTTGACTATGATGACTATTTCTATACAAGAGAACATTATGGTCCATGTTATAATATGACATTGACTTGCAACAATCCACTTATATTAAGACGAATTCTTGAATTGATAAGAGAATATGATTTTTCAGATTGTGGAATTGATTATAAAAAATGTCTAAATACAACTTTAACATATGTTGGTAAAGTTGATAAAGAAGAAGATTTGCCAAAAATTGCAAAACTCGGAGAGGTTTGTATTGCAGACAATAAAATGTTTGTTTACGGAGGTGATGGATGGGAAATGATAACTGATATGGTCCAAGAGGAAGAAGAAACTGAATGTAAAATGGAAATCTGTAAATATAAGAGAAGACATAGAGTTTTGTATGGAGCAATGTAAATATTCAATTGGAAAGCCTGAAATAAAAAAGGAAGAAAAAGAAGCATATGACAAAATAGTATCAGACCTTTCACATTACGTTGATGGCGAGATATTAAAAGAAATAAAAGAATACTATAATAATTATTAAAACACAATTAACTATGAGTAAATTTAACAAAATGTTGACCACAACTGGTTCTGACCTTATCGAAAAAAGAGCGCAAAACAGAACCAAGGATGCACAAGAGGCATTTAACGCTGAAAAGCAAGAAACTGAAAGAAGAATCAGAGAAATCGAAACTGAAGTTTCAGAAATGGAAGACATGGCAGTCCGTTCAACAGATGCACTTGTCGTTGGTGAAAACATCAATATGGTAGAGTGGACAAGAAAAAGAATCAACCATGAACTTGAATTGAATGACTTGAGAGTTGAACTTGAAATCATCAACAAACTCATCAAGGAATATTTTGAAGAGGATTAATTTGATGGATTCAGAGAAAGAAATAAAGGAAAATGTGAGCCTCACGTATTTATTCCATGAGGCTCCTGAAATCCTACCACACTTGGCTTGTCATCCAGATTACGATGGGACAATTCCATGCTTAGTGCAAAGAGAAGGTTGCAAATTCTACGAAATATTGTACTATGATTGCCATTATAAATGTTGGAATGATGCTGAAGATGATGACTATGCATATGGCAATGATATAAAATTGAAATATATACAACTTATCGAAGATTAAAATTTTTGAAAAATATTTGCTTTTTTGAAATAAAGTTTGTATATTAGAATGTGAAACAAAGGTTTCTGATGCCCGCACGATGCGAAGGCGGCAGGTAAAACTGCTAACCCTACGGAGTACAACATGCCACGTTGAAGTGGAGGTTCTCAGGTTCGAATCCTGATACGGGCACAAGGGAAATGCGGTCCATGAAGCAAGCCGTATTCGTGTGTTAATGAACGAGACAACTCATAGGTGAACACGAATTAGTTTAATAGCGAAGAAAAAACGCCCTTTTTTAAAATTTTTTTATTGGTTTTTGAATTTTTTTAAAAAAAAGTATATTTATAAGTGTAAAATATCGAAAAATTAAAAAGGATTTATGCAAATGATGAGTAAACATATTAATTTGACAGAAAATACATGCGGTAATCTCAAAGGCTACGGCAAGGGCTCATCATATGCATGCTCACCAAGAGAAGATTGGCACTTTAGGAGTAAAGGGAAACGAGCGATAGGAAGTTGAAAATAAAAAGCACATAGGTTTCTAACCACAACATATTCCCGACCTCTGAAAAGTTTCCCAATCAACAAAAACTACTCAGAGGTTTTTTTATTGCTCAAAATAATAAAAAAATAATCCGAAAATCAATGAAAGACACATTAAAACAAATCGTAACAGGTAGCGCAAAACTTGACTGCATGAGAAGTGGCGGAATCGCAGAGTATATAATTACTTCAAGCACAGGCAACAGATACCTATTGGAGATTGACTTGTCAGACAAATTTGATTGTGGAGAAACGGCAACTTTTAGTCCATACTACGAAAAGGCTATTATATTAATGAGGTGGATTAGAAGGGCCATGGAAAAAGAAAATTTGATAGAATTATCATAATTTTGAAAGTTTGGCACGATATTTGATAAGTTTCATCACAAATGGGTTTGTAGCTCAAAGGCAGAGCAACGGTCTGTTAAACCGTAGGTTGAGATTTCGAAATTCTCCATTCCCTCAATGTTAAACTAAAAATTAAAAAAATGGGAGTGAGAAACAGAACATATCGGTCACACTACAAAATAGGAATAAATGGTGAATACGAAGAAAAGAAATCGTATGAGACCGAAAAAGAGGCCCTGAAAGTGGCAAGATTCTTGAATACAAGAGAAAACATAATCCACAAGATGGTAGCCTACAAATGCGTAAAATGCGGCAAGTGGCACGTTGGAAGCAACAACACCGTGCTTGATGAAGAGGAAAGAAAAAAAATATAAAAAAAAGTTGCAGAAAAATTTGTGATATTCAAAAATAGTTTGTATATTCACAATGTTCTTTGAAAACAAATGGGCTGTAAATCCGAACAAAATAGCGGAGTGACCTGCTGGTCGAAGTATTATGCATAAGAAGACCATACGGTGGCAATGCGGCCACTGGGGTTCGAGTCCCCAACAGTCCACATATAGGTGGTTGGTGTAACGGTAACATAGCGGTCTCCAAAACCGTTGTTGAGGGTTCGAATCCTTCACCACCTGCAAATACTGAAGAGTGCTCTTCGGTACAGAGTGGATAGTTTAAAAGAAGCACTTGGAAAAACATATGGAGTCCAATCCGTAAGATACAAGTTCGAGTCTTGTTCTGCTTGCAAATAACGCTCGTTAGGTCGTATAGGGGATTAGTACACTATAAGCGGGACGCTAAGAAACACTGGTTCGAAACCAGTCCAAACGAGCAAAAATGCACCTGTGGTCGAGTGGTCAAAGGCAATGGTCTGCAAAACCATACAATCGTTGGTTCGAATCCAACCAGGTGCTCAAGAATATGGAGGATGTGATGTAATGGTAGGCATAGCAGGGTAGACCTGTCGGGTGTAATAAATTGGCCATGAATAAGCCCGTGAAAGTTCGAATCTTTCCGCCTCCGCAAAGAAGTTCTTTGAAAAACATTGAAGCGTGGTGAAATGGTAGACACGGCGGTAGTAAACAAAACGCTTACAGTGTATGTAAGTTAACAGCAGTTGGTATTACGTTTCAGGTAGAACCGCTGCCAGTGGCGTTGGAGGTTCGAATCCTTCCGCTTCAACAAAAAAGTTTGGCACGATTTTTGATATAGTGCTTATGTTCTTTGAAATTATCGGGATGTAGTTCAGTTGGTAGAACGCATGGTTTGGGACCACGAGGTCGCAGGTTCGAGTCCTGTCATCCCGACAGAAAGATGAAGGCAACTGCATGGACATAATCAATGCCACTATGTTGAGCACTAGAAAATATGGCAGATAAAGGTCCTTGGACAAACTCAACTACGGTTAAACTTCATCAAATGGTGCTCTGGCAGATATGGTATATGCACCGGACTGAATACAGAATAAACTGTAAATTAAACTTCGTGTTGGCGAAGAGGAAAACGCAAGACGCTAATCGTCTAACTCATCGGTTCAAATCCGATACACGGAGCAAATCCGGCTAAGGTGGTTCGAGTCCACTGGGCACCACAGAAAATTTGATAATAAAATAGAAATTAAAATAAAAAAATAGGTAATACGATGACACGATTTAAGAAACACATAAAACGACTGTAAGTAATGATGGTACACCTTGTAGTTTTACCATCATTCGGGAAGACTATGGGGATGTAGCAGACACGGTTGTTGCGTGTGACTGAAAATCACAAGAAGTTGGGTCAGCACCAACCATCCCCACAATAGGGGCTCATAGCATAATTGGTAGTTGCACCTGACTTTTAATCAGGGGGTTCTGGGTTCGAGTCCCAGTGGGCCCACAAGCAAATGCGCTTGTAACTCAGTGGTTTTCAGAGTACTTGACTTTTAATCAAGGAGTCGTGGGTTCGAGTCCCACCAGGCGCACTAAATGCCCCAATGGTGTAATGGATAGCACTAAAGTCCACGGAACTTTCAGTGAGGGTTCGAATCCTTCTTGGGGTACTTTTGACAAACGTCCCTGTAGGTCAACGGTAGACTAGGTGACTCTTAATCATCGGATTTGGGTTCGAATCCCAGCGGGGGCACAAAACTTGGCACGGTTTTTGATAATGTGCAAACGTTCTTTGAAAAACATGGCTCCATAGTTCAAGGGATAGAACGAGTGCCTTCTAAGCACCAAATCTAGGTTCGAGTCCTAGTGGGGCTACAAAACATGCTCCTATAGTTCAAGGGAGAGAATAGAAGTTTCCTAAACTTTTGATTTAGGTTCGAGTCCTAATAGGAGTACAAACTTAAATTAAATAGAATATGGGACTTACATATGGCGAAGAGCCTGAACCTTGGATGAATAGCGATGCCCATAACAGGCATTGTTCACGTAAAAAAATTAAACGTGAGAGACATAAAAAACTCAGAAGAATACCTCTTGACAAAGATGTCAGGTCAATGTTAAAAAGGTACTCAGGCTGGGAATGGTAAATATGCGGCGTTAGTACAACGGTTAGTATATCAGCTTGCCATGCTGAAGATGTCGGTTCGATTCCGATACGCCGCTCTAAGGTAACTTTAGATTACCTGAAGGTGATATGTGGCATCCTCAAGTACAAGGGACACACCATACTTTAGATGGTTATCGCTTTCCCTAGGGCGATTTTAAAATAGCACAGTAGGGGTGTAGGCGATGTAGTCTAACGGTAGAACGGGGCTCTCATAAGGCCCATACGGAAGTTCAACTCTTCCCATCGCCACAAAAAAAAATAAAAAAAAAAGATTTGCTTTTTACAAATTCAATTTGTATATTTGCAATATCAAAAGTTCTTTGAAAGAATATATCAAGCCGCCCAGTCGGTAGTCGCAGATTACGGTTTGCGATAAAAGTGGTACTTGGAAGCTAATCCGCTCAGTCGGTAAAAGGTAAGGTGAGAGAGGTCATCTTTAAAACGTCAATTCGTAAGCCTGAAAAGTGATACTTAGCGTTTTCTCAAAAGGACAGAGTTCTTTGACATATTGTGAAATCTGAATAAATACAACTTCTAAAGGTTGTCTGTAGTGATACACGCAACCTTCTTACGGAGGCGTGGCTGAGTGGTTTAAGGCGGCGGTCTTGAAAACCGTTGGCCTCGTAAGGGGCCCGCAGGTTCGAATCCTGCCGCCTCCGCAAAAAAAATCTATAACGAGAATACGACATCCTGTAGTAGAGCACTTAGTATTTAAGTTATAGTAATGCTGGAATCGTCTAATGGATTAGGACACGTAGCAAACAAAATGATTTCAGTCGGAAATGAAATTTAACAGCAGAATTTAGCAATGAAATTCCAATTCCGAAATGGGGGTTCGAATCCCTCTTCCAGCTCTTGCAAGTTGGTGTAGTGGCAGCACACGTAGCGACTAATTAGATTTCAGACATGGAATTAGACAGCAATATTTAAAATGCGATGAAACCATAATTCCGTGACAGAGGTTCGATTCCTCTACTTGCAACTATTTAAGATTTGGGATGTGGTGTAACGGTAGCACACGTAGCACTTTATGATTTCAGACACGGAATTTTACAGCAATTATTTTAGCGATGAATTTGGGTTTCCGTGGTTTTGGTTCGACTCCAGACGTCCCGACATGTTTTTCAGGTTAAGGTAATGAAATCCCAAGTGGGGCCCAATATATAACAGTCCTTGCTATATGGCGTGAGGATAAAGTTGGGAAAATATAGGTAAAAAATGCATTCTTACGCCCTAATGGTTGATATATTGTGGTATCAATGGTGTGTTTTTATGTGTGTGACTACGCAAATCACACAGATTTCAATCTAATGAAATACCAAGTGGGTCCTGATATAGCATATTCACAAAAAATGGTTTGTGAAGAAGTCAGGAAAATAGTGGTGAAGATGATTATTCAGTTAATCCTTAACGTTGGCATATCGTGGAGCCAACTGTTCGTCTTTGTGTGCGTGACTACGCAAGTCGCACATATTTCGTCATAATGAAACCCCAAGTGGGACCCAATATACAATAGCCTTTGCTATATGGCGTAAAGGTAAAGTTGGGGTAATATAGGTAAAAATGCTTGGTTGCGCCCTAATGGTTGATATATCGTGGTATCAACAGTGTGTTTTTATGTGTGTGACTCCGCAAATCACACAGGTTTCATTTTTTTTTGGTACACGTTAAAATGTTTTTTTTTATTCGCCTTTACTAATTTTTAAATTTCATTATATTTATATAAAAATATTTATAATGAAAAAGAATTTTAGAACAAAAGAAGAATATATTGAGGCTGCAAAGATGGCTCATAGTGTTGCTGAAATGTGCAGATTACTTGGTAGAAATCCATGTGGCGCTGGATATTATATTATGAAAAAGAAAATCAAAGAATATGATATAGATATAAGTCATTTTCTTGGGCAAGGATGGAATAAGGGTTTAAAGATGAACCCTAATGAGGGAAAAATTAAAAAATTAGAAGAAATATTAGTAGAAAATTCCACATATGCTAATTGTAATTGTTTAAAAAAAAGGTTATTAAAAGAAGGTGTTAAAGAATATAGGTGTGAGTGTTGTGGGTTGACTGAGTGGAACGGTAAAGAAATTCCTTTAGAAATACATCACATAAATGGTGTTAGAAATGATAACAGGATTGAAAATCTTCAATTATTATGCCCAAATTGCCATGCTCAAACAGATAATTATTGTTCTAAAAATATGAAGAATGGCGGAGTGGTGGAATTGGTAGACACGACTGTCCCAAAAGCAGTTGCCGAGAGGCGTGTGGGTCCGACTCCCACCTCCGCTACAGAACTTAAATAATAATTAAAAATTAACAAAATGAAGAAAGTATTTATTTTATTGATGGCAATTTCTTTGATGTTTTCATTCAATTCTTGCGATTGGTTTAACAAGAACAAGGATAATGAGAAAAAAGAAATTATCGTGGAAAACGTAGTTAAAGCAGACAGAGACTACATGACAGAAAATTATGGTAATACCTACGTATGGTATGAAACACAAATTTCTTTGAATGACTATCTTGATGAAGAATGCGATGGCTCATTCTCAGAGATTGTAGATGTGTTCCAAGTTATCACTACAACTGACAGTGTAACATTTGATACCAAAGTAATTAAGATGTACCATGTTGCTGATTCTTCATACATTGAAGAAATTGAAGGTTTCTGGGTTGAAGACATGAATATGAACGATGAAATCATTTCAGTCACTTACAAACAAGCATTCCAACTTATTAATGAAGTAAACTTCCCAAAACCACATTCAAAGAATTGTGTTTTGAGAAAAGAAGTTGGCCCAATTGAAGCTAATCCTCAGTATATCTTTGGCAACATTGAATCACAATTGTATGTTGATGCATTGACAGGTGATGTAACTGATGAAAGCCCAAGTTTCTGTGACGAAGTTATTGAAAACGACAGCATCGAAGATGTAAACACTCAATTTGGTGAGTAGCCGTAATTAAATAAAAAAAGATATAAAAATTAGAAAACCTAACAGCAACTTTTAGTAATAATCAGGACTTTCATTCCCGACAATAAACTAATGGTTTTCGTTTTTTAGAACCCATATAAGTAATCCTACAGCAACATTTCAACAAAACCTTTGATTGCAATTCAAAACCATGTTAACAAACGGATTACTGTAAATGCCTCCTTAGTATAACGGTTATTATATCGGCTTTGTAACCCGAAGATGGCAGTCCGATTCTGCCAGGGGGCTCAAAACATTCGAGGGATTGAGGCTTGGTTTCCTATTCTGACCTTTTGACGAATTGTGTTGGAATACGAATAAGGAGCAAGAGGCTTGCATGCACCTGGCTTGCTGTGTAGAGTGTTTTTAATGGGAGCGTAACCGGTAATTGGTAGCCGCACGGACTGTAAATCCGTTCCCTTTTGGGACTGGTGGTTCGAGTCCACCCGCTCCCACAACAAGCACAAGTCTTTAGGCCCCCACACACATGGCAGCATAAGACTATATAAGTGGGAATACAAGCAAGAATTCTAAAGTGTTTGTTAATGCGTTGTTAGTACAACGGCAGTATATTGGCTTCCCAAGCCGAAGATGTCAGTTCGATTCTGATACAGCGCTCATGTTTTCGGCTTGTGGTGGAACTGGTAGACACGCATGTCTTAGGAACATGTGCCGAAAGGCGTGTGGGTTCGACTCCCACCTTGCCGACTGAAAATATATCAACGAAGCTTTGACTAATGAAGCCATGGATTTTACTGTGAGAAGTCCTATTGTGGACCGTTGATTTTTTAGATTATACTTTTTAGTTGATTATACTTTTTAGTTGAAAATATAAGGAAACTTGCAGCAAATTTAATTAGGTTCAATAAATTTAACTTCCAATTAGATTTTAGATGGTTCGAGTCCATTACAAACAAGGTTTCCTGAGTTTGGGAGAGTAGCGTAGCTGGTTAGCGCAACGGACTGTTAATCCGTGGGTCGTGGGTTCGATTCCCACCTCTCCCGCACAAAGTAAGCTTGCAGCAATAATTCAGTTTATTTTCGCAGATACCGAAGAGATGTCGGTTCGATTCCGGCCCCCCATACAAATTTAACTTTCTTATCATATGGGGGTAGTTTAATGGTAGAATATTACAAACAACAAAGGCTTACTGTCAATACAAAGCAAAAGAAATCTTACAGCAAATATCAACTTGATTAGTTCGATTCTAATATTAGCCGCCATAAACAGGCTGATTGCAAAGGTGCAGTTAATGATTTCTGAATGCTTTTTTTATAGGGGTATGGTTGAATTGGTTACAAGTACCGGCCTGTCACGCCGGTGGTGCGGGTTCGAGTCCCGTTATCCCTGCAATAGATAAAGGAATTCAACAGCAACTTTTAATTTCGTTTGACTGTAAATCAAAAGGTTATTGGTTCGAATCCAGTTGTTGCATTAGAGAAATCGAAGGCGACATAGCTCAATTGGTAGAGTAAGAAAAAGTGATTCCTGTGCATCTATTTTTTATGGGCCTGTGGTTGAATGGTTTACAATGCCGCCCTGTCACGGCGTGTGGTGCGGGTTCGAATCCCGTCAGGCCCGCATAGATTGAAAGAAATTTAACAGCAAGAGACTTTATGGTAAACACATTTCTCTGCAAAAGAAAGATTGTTGGTTCGAGTCCAACTGTAGCATTGAAGACGGAGCCCTCATTTAGCGAGGTGCGAGTTTTTGGCTGCATAGTGAAATTGGAAAAAGAATGATTTCTGTAAATCTATAACATAGGAAACAAAGGACACACGTACCTTAAACAAGTACGAAAAGTTAGTGCAAGCCGAATAAAGTCGCCAAGCGTCTCAGGTCGGTAGCATGATAGTGAAATGTAAATTTCTTAATGGGGAGTTCATTTAGCGGTTTAGGATGCAGGTTCGACAGACCTGTCACTATGGTTCGATTCCATAACACCCCACAATCGGATGTTGTTGATATTCAAAGAAAAGTCCGTAAGACGAGGGTTCGACTCCCTCCGGGTCCACCATATTGGGTGCGCCATGTTGAGTACCAACCATACTAGTTATACGGTTCTTATGATTCATGGTACAATACCAAGTAATTTGAAAAACTTGGTTCGGGTTTAAAATTGGGGTTCAACTCCCTGGCATCCAACAACTTTCAAACATGGGCCCGCTTGGATTTGATTGCGAATGAATACAATGGAAGGAGATATTCGAGAAGCCAATAAATGGCAATGAAAATTATGCATATGCAGTTGCAGCCTAAGCTAGGTTAGCAAATGCAGGTTGGCAGCGAACCAAATCGCTGCAAATGGCGGGTTCGTATAATAGGTTAGTACGCCACCCTCTCAAGGTGGAAATAGAGGTTCGAACCCACTACTCGCTACAAAATACATCGTGCCATCGAATAATGGTTAGTTCGCTGCCCTTTCACGGCAGTAATACGGGTTCGAGTCCCGTTGGCACGACTCTCGCCGAGTTAGTTTCTAATCCGGAGCGCTTAACGTACACACGTTAGTAAGTAGGAAACAAGGCGAGTTTTCGGCTAGTGGTGTAATTGGTTAGCACGTCACCCTGATAAGGTGAAAGTTTGGTGGTTCGAGTCCACCCTAGCCGACAAAATATGCAAAAATTTGTGAAATAATTTATTTTTTTGTATATTTATAAAACAAGAAAGTAGTATTCCTGTCAAGGGCGAAACAATTGATGGGTTAGAGCCATACCGTTAGAAACACGGTCATAATGTTAGGGTACAAGTCGGGTAAAACTGACACCAGTCGGAATGACAAGTTAAATTATGGTTCACTTTCTAAATGGGGCGTTAGCTCAGTCTGGCTAGAGCGGTAGCTTTGCAAGCTTCAGGTCGTGGGTTCGAATCCCACACGCTCCACAAAACATATTCAGGTATAGAAGACGCAAATTCTAAGAGACTGCTCTGTGTTTTGGACGATATATGTGTACCAAACCAATGTTCAAGTTGCGTATTGAACTGAGGGCATGTATAATCGAAAAAAAGTGTCTATGGTGTAAGTGGTGAGCACACCCAATGGAGGGAGGTACGGTTCGAGTCCGTGGATTACTTCAATTTTTTTCTTATTATTTAAAAGGATGAAGTTGGTAGCGCCACAACGTAATGTAACAAGTCCCTGAAATGGTCATTTCAAACTGTGTTCCTTATCGTAGTTAAGGGAAAGTCTTTTACGGTTTCTATAATGCGAAAGCCAAAATGTATCAAAGGAAGCAAACCGTTTTATTTGGAGGTATAGTTTAGTGGTAGAATGACGTAAAATGAAAATAGCATTTTGGTCATTTAAAAATGTTAACAGCATATGAGTTCAATGCCTTTCCCGCCGTTGATGTAGGTTCGATTCCTGCTGCCTCCGCTATGAGATACCAATAGGTTTACTTAATCATATGTCAGAAGTACAATGACGTTAGAGTATGGGATTGCCGGAAGCTAACGGTGTGATACATAACTTCGCACAATTGGTAACAATTCATGTTAGTTGCAAATGACATGATGCTCATTTTTTTTATTGGCCAGTAGCTCAGTTGGCAGAGCAACGGAATGAAAAGAAAACGCATTTTGGCCTAAAGATGTTAACAGCAATGAAAAATTTTCGACTGTTAATCCGTGGGCCGCAGGTTCGAGTCCTGCCTGACCAGCCAATATGTCTTGTGTTGGTGCGTAACCATCGGGCACTAAATGTTGAAACAAACAGGATTAAGTTCCTCGAAAGCCATTAATCAGTTCAACTCTGATGGGACATATTTTTTATGCATGTATGAAGCAGATTGGATGTGCTACCAGCGTGATAAGGCTGGGCTATGTTGGTTCGAATCCAACTGCATGCGCAAATTACCTGAACACATAGGGTGATTTATCTGTACAGATTGGGTGTGTAGACTGAATGGGAAAATTGGTATCAAAAGTACATTCGGATATGACTGAAATGCAGATAGGTCATATTGACGGGATGCAACTTGAGAAGATTTGAAGATGCGCCCGGTAAGCTCCGGGAGATACGGGTTCGAATCCCGTCACACTTACAATAGGAAAACATACAGCAACTTTAATTCAGTTACAATCTTTTAAATTGTGGGACTAAAATTTCGTTTTCCGTTTAATATATGGTTGGCAAAGATGAGTTAGCTAGCAAACATTACCCCAAAAGTTATTCATACTTAGGTTATAACGCCAATCATTATGGGGAAGTGGTGGAACTGGTAGACACGTATGCCCAAGGAGCATATGCCGAAAGGCGTGTGGGTTCGACTCCCACCTTCCCTACTTAATATGCCCTGTAGTCAAAGTTGTAGAACAACTATTACGTATGTCGTTGTTTCTGTAATTTCTGGTGATTTATTTGACCGTACTTTGTTAATACATGTTAATACGAAGTATGAAGGTTCGATTCCTTTACTGAGGCGCAAGGAGAAAGCCTTGTTAGTTTAGTGGTAGAATGATACCCTCGTAAAGTATAGACGATGGTTCGATTCCATCACTTGGCTCAATATTTATTAAAGAACAAAAAAGATTATTTATGAAAAAGTTATTTTTAACAATTACTATTGTTTTTGCATTGCTTACAAGTTGCATTGCACAAAATGGAGGAGGATTATTCCAAAGGGGTGAAAATCCTGAAAGTGAAAAAACCCAAGTTATTTATAACAGAGAAGGGGGATTTCCTGGTCTTCCGCCACACGGAGAAGAAGGCGACCAACCTGCACCTGTAGGCGCAGGAACTGTTTTACTTATTGGCTTTGGTGCTGCTTATGCAATGTACAAGAAAAACAAAAAGTAAAGAAAACTCAACGCTGATGAGTATAAATAAGACAGCCGTACAGCCATCGTGAACGGTAGCAGTACTGGACTAAACTGTTAAAATAAAGGCCCTAAGGGAGAGGTAACGTTACTCCTTAAAACTAGCGAATTTCAAGTAGATTCATGGGTTATCGAAAGGCTTTAGAAATGTTAAGTAAAAAGACCTTATGCCAGCGATTGACACTCTACACGGGGAGTGTAGGCCACGAAAAATGTGGTGGTTGAAAAAGTACCAGGGTTCGACTCCTATATCAATCAAGGAAATCCATTTTTCAGATGGTGTCTATAGTGTTAGTGGTCGAGCACGCAAGTTTGTGGCACTTGTAGCCTCAGTTCGAATCTGAGTAGACACCCCAATAGCAAGTACGGACCACATAGTAGTGTTCAGGGTAAGCCGTAAAGGTATCAGCTGTAGGGTTACGGTGTAGTCAGGGACCCATGTCCCCCAGCCTGATGAAGGAGTGTTGGTAATTTGCGAATCTCGTAAATTAAAGGTGAACTGCAACCGATTCCGTGAGGGGCCATAAGATGACAAGCAACAGGAGCGTAAAAGTAGAGAAAAATGTGCAATCTGCATCAAGGTCTAGGTTAGCCCTCTCCCCATTGCACACTTACCACATAGTGGTTGTTCTCGCCTTGTCTCGTGAATTTACCTTGCTATTTTATGGAGATGTGGCCGAGTGGTTTAAGGCGGCTCTCTGCTAAGGAGTTGGGCCCATAAAGCCCCGCAGGTTCGAATCCTGCCATCTCCGCAGAACGTGGCCAAAGCACGTTTTTAACACAAAAATTAAAGTGTTGGAGTATAATAAAGTGAAAATGTGGTCTGCAAGCCCATCGGTAAGCCAACGTGCTTTGAAAGTTCTTTGCCTTTGCAGGGGCAATTTGTTTATGGTGTAACAGGGAGCATGCCTGTCGTGAAGACAGGAGGAGTCGGGTTCGAGACCCACTGAGCAGCTAAATAATTGAGAGGGAGTTGTCTGTTGAGAATCAAGCTTACTCAGTGGAAACGGATAGCGGGAAAATGGTTACTACCGAAACTTCATTACGGGGTGTGTGACAAAGGAGTATTAGGTGTATGAAGGAAACTAATACGTGTATCAATTATTTTTTATTTCAGATTTCACGATGTCAAAAATAAAGGTCGCTGAGTTTTCAACGACCTTTTTTGTTATTCTATTGTGTTAAGTATCCGAGCAAGTTCACATGAATACATTCCCGTTGCTTCAGGAAACATATATTCGCCAAATTCTTCACAAAGTTCTTCCTCGTTTATTTCTCCATCATTATAATCGTGTATAAATTCTTCTATTTCTCCATTATCTTCATCGAAATAGTCAATCAGATAATCAACTAATCCATGGGCTATCTCATGGCCTATAGAAATCCTCGCCTGAGCCTTTATATTGAAATCATCGGTATCTATACCATTTTTAACCATTAATGCGTGTATGAGCCCCAAATTGACCCCTATTGGGATAATTTTCTCACCTATTAAGTTTCTTGAACGCTCGTAAACGGCAAGCCAATTTTTATCACCAAAATTATAATTGTAATCAAGTTCAACCGAAATACCCAATCTTCTCAAAAATTCATTCTCCAAATCATTAACACACTCATAGGCATGTTCCATGAATTTACGTTTCCAAATGTCAAATGAATTAACTGATTCGTTCAATTCTTCTTTACCTTCAAGTCTATCTGCCAAAGTTTGTATGCTGACACAATTTTTGTCTTGAAGTGTAAAGTGGCTTCTTTCTATATAGAAATAAATCGGCACTCTTTGGGCAAATTCACTCTTTGATATTTTCAATAATGCCTTTTTGTCTGCATCAAATTGTTTGAAACCCATCATCAAAGAATCATAATCAGGATAGTATATATCAACACGGTTCAAATAAGCGCTGACGTGAGTAAGGTTATCTCTATATGGTAGTTGTAATCCTTCTTCTGCTTGGTTTTGGTATTCATGTCTTTGAAGTGAACCAAGATTAAGTTCTTTTGGTAGCCCCAACTTAACAGGTGCTAAACCCATTCTTCTTTGCTTTTCGTAATAATATTCTTTGTCTTGGTATCTTGACTTGCTTGATTCGTTACCAGGAATTTGTCTGTTGAATGCGGCATCGTATCTATCTCTCTTTGGAGAATAGTATTCCATTGGCTTAACATTCAATACATCGTGATTTGAATTGAGTTTATCTGTGTTAAATTCAAGCCTTACAAATGGATGCATTCTATAATATGATGCATTGGCAAATCCCTCAAAGTCACTTCTATGTCTTGTCAATGATATGTGTGAATTACCATCCCAATATTTAGTGTTATAAAATGCCGAATACAGTTCATCAGATTCAGCAATAAGACTAAATCTGTATAAGGTTGTGAAATGATACAAAGATTTCATGTTTGTGTGCTCGTTCAATGTACACTCTTCCAAATCATTTATGTTTCCTAAAAATTTTTCAAACCTCTTTCCATGGATGTCTTTTATGCTTCCATAAGTGTTATTTAGGAATTCAAGCATATCTTTTAGTTTTACACAATGCTTGTCCTGCAAAGCAAAATTCCTTGCATTGGTGTAAACAAATATAGGCACGTAATTTGCAAATACGCTATCACCTATTTCTTGATATTCGGATAATAAGTTATTCCATCCATCGTAATCTTTAAGTACTTCGTTAAATTCTTTAAACAAAATATCTATTCTGTCAATATACTTGTGTATATTTTTTAACTTTGGCCTGTATTTATCATTCTTAATTTGCAACCCTTCTTCAGCCTGATTGTGAAACTCAATCCTGTCGCCATTTTCTTCCCTATAAAACGGGTTCTGATAATGGGCCTTTGACGTTGTGTAATGAGAAAACATATAAGCGCCATGTCTTTTTGGAGAATAAAACTCCATTGGCTTTATGTTCAAAACATCATGCTTTGAATTTAATTTTTCTATGTTAAATTGTATCCTTACATTGTTGTTTCTTTCGTTGGCAAAAGCAAACCCCTCAAAATTGCTTTTATGCCTTGTCAATGATATGTGGCTATTGTTATCCCAATAATCCTTCAGGTAGTTTGCACCCAACAATTCATCAGTGTTAACAATTTCACGTAAACTGTATATTGACGTGAAATGATACAAAGATTTCATGTTAGTGTGCTCATCAATTATATTCTTAACACACTCGCTTACTATCTTTTCAATGTCTTCTATTGTGTATTCAATCAATTTTTCCATATTAAACCTTCAATGGGTCATAATCTACTATTTCATCAAATGAGTTTGATAATTCTTTTTTTGCAATTTCAACCAAGTCGTTTGAACTTACAAACAATCCAGAATCTTTCTTGACTTCAACTTTTGCCATGTCGTTTATATAGTAATATGGTTTTCCGTTAACTGTTGCAACAATTGACAATATCTTGTCCAAATTGAATGCTTTTCCTTGGAATGTCTTATCCAATTCTGCCTTTTCTTTCATGTATAGTTCAAGTGCTTCACCTGACAACACATCGGTAACGGCTTTTTCAGGCTTTGGCGCTTGGAAAGGTGTGCTCATTGCATTTACAACGCTTGATGGTATTTCACCAATTACTTGTCCATTTGTTCCGATTACATAGAATTTTGATTTTGATGCTGGACTACCTGCTGCATTGAAACGCTTTTCAACATCACCTCTTGTGTTTGTTACAACATTTGATGATGCATCGTTCTTTTCTACTTGATGCATTGGGTCCCCTAAAATACCTGCTGTTTGAATACCAACTCCGTTTCTCATTCTCAAATCACGTAATTTGTCGGCATATGCTCCATATGCTTTTCCATAGTTCTTTTCTGTTGTCCAATGCAAAACATATCTTGTAACCATGATAATACCTGCAATTCCTTGAAGTTTCTTAATTTTGCCTTCAGCATCGTCATTGAATTGCTTTATTTGTGGATACCAATGCTCGTTGCCTTCTTCACCATATCCATTAAGTGCTTTTGTCATATCGTCAGTTCTCCAACTTCTCTTTGTTCCATAGAATGACTTACCTGTTACATATGTTAATGAAACATAACATCCTGCATTTGTTTCATCTTGTGCATCCAAAATATCTATAATATCGTTCCTGCCGACTTGCTTTCTTTCAATTTTAACCCCCTCATATAAGTTCATTCTATTCATGAGACTTAGGGCTTCATTCAACTGTTTATCCATAATCTACTCTATATTTTAAAATAAATAGTTTGAAAGTTTTGTTATTACATTTTTTATTTGTATATTCAACATGTTAAATGATAAAATTTTAATAAATGATTACATTCCATTTTGTGTTCATGTCAACAATTCAATTGTTCTTCTTATTCATTGTATTCGTTGCCATAGTCTATATAACGAAATGTATTGACTTATGGCTTGATTCAAGGAAGAAAGAACATTTTACCATTAGGTTTATTAACTTATTGATTTGTGACATGGCATCAAACCTTGCAATCATTATGCCTTTCTTAATAGTTGCGTATATTTTGATAATGACAGTAGTATTAATTTGTTTGTAATATGTGTTTATACAGTAAAACGGGAAAACTTGAAGTAGCAGAAAAAGACCTTGACTGCTACAAAGTAGTATGTAAATCAAAGTTTGTTGAATTCGATGAATTTGGCTTAGGAATTATTCCATGGATTAGCCCAATAAAAAAGTTCTTTAAAAGGCTAAGAAGGTCAAGGTACTTTACACCGTATCAACAAAAGAGAATAACAAATTCAGTTATTAAAGGTAATGAAAATCTAATTGCAGAAGGTAACGAGGTAATTGAAGACCCAAGATATAGTTGGAACAACACTTACAGCGTATCAGAAGGCTTTATCCACTCATTTAGGGGCCTTTCAGTAATACTAAAACACTTTGAAAACGCAAGTTTATTCATGTCAAGAGACGATAAGTCATATGAACTGTATAAATGTGTAATTCCTAAAGGAACAACATATATTTCAGGCGTTGATAATGATGGAGTTACTTGTTATGCATCCAAAGAAATTAAGTTTGTTGAAAAAATTGCAGAAAGATTAATCGAAAAATAAAATACCATGTGTACAATTGTTAAAAGCAGAATTTCAAAACGTAGTGAAGGAGATTTAGTATGCTACAAAATTCTTGAAATTGAGTTTGGAAATAGAGTTTATCAAACTCCTTTCACTTATTTTCCTGTTTCAACGGATATTATTAATGGTAAAGAGCCTTTAATTGCCAAAAATAAGAAGCCATTAAGAAAGTGTCAGTTTGAAAATGGAGCATATTGGAGTGTTAATAGCGGATATATCCACACATATATGGATTTGGAATGTGCTAAAAACAAAATCTTATCATTAAGAGAAACATATGACACCTCAATATTCACTTTGTTCAAATGTGTCATTCCAAAAGGAACAAAATACTATGTTGGATTTAATGATGGATTCCTGCTTGAAGAAGCGGAAACATATGCATCTGAGAAAATTTCATTTGTTGAGCAAGTAGATTTTTAATTATGTGCTTATTTTCAAGAATTAAAACAAACGCAAAAAAAGATTTGATTTGCTATAAAATTATTGAACGTTACAAGAATTTTTATGGCGAATATTGCTATAAAACGCCATTCCAAGGCACTCCTGTTTCCATTAAAGTGATAGAGGGTCAAGAATTTAAGCCTGACCCATTTATATCTATAGGTGCTGATAGAAAATCAGATGGTCATTATGAGGTTTATGATGGATTTATCCACTCATATAAAACAAGATGGAAAGCAAGAAAAATGGCAAAATACATACGAGAAACCCTTTTTAAAGGTGAAGATAGATGGTATGACGTGTATAAATGCATTATTCCAAAAGGAACTGAATATTTTGATGGCGTTGATGAAAACGGGTTCGGTGCTTATGCTTCAAAATCAATTAAAATTATCAAAAAGACATGTGCTTAATTTGTACTGATTCAATAAGAAGAGAAGCGTTTGAAGACATTATGTGCTTCAAAGTGCTTAAACTGTCATCAATTGGCTACATGACACCTTGTGTAGAGGCTGTAATTTATGATGAAGACAATGTTTTGCACCATAAAAAGCCATTTGTCGCATCTGACGAAGTTGAAATAGTACACACACAAAATGGCCTTGAAATAAATAACGGATATATCCATGTATTCCGAAAATTGGAAGATGCTGCCGTATATTCAAAGTATCTTGAAAGTATTGATGACACCAATTCGCCAATGAGAGTGTTCAGGTGTATGATTCCGAAAGGAACTGTATATTTCCAAGGATATTATGAACACTATGGACCAAGAGATTCATTTGCAGCAAAGCAGATTGTATTTATTGAGCAAATGCAATTGAATTTTTTAAACTGTGATGAATTTGGGTATAACCTAAATATGCCACGAAGAGATTTCTATTATAACTAAAAAGGCAACTAACAATTGCCTTTCTTTTTTTTAAATAAGGTGCTATTTAATTGCGCTTAATTAGATATTTATATAAAAAATAAGATTAAAACAAAAAGATAAATATGCCAGGATTTGTAAGAAGAGGATGGGGACAAGGCGCTCAACAAAAGCCAGCCGGTGCTCCACAAGATGACAGATGGTCTTTAAACGCAAAATTTGCACAATATACAGATAAAGGAAACCTTGTATTCAAATTATCAGGTTTCAAATACGAAGACATTGAAAAAGTAAACAAAATCAAGCCTGATGTTTTCAAGGTTTTGAAGAACGAAAAGACAGGTTCAATTTGCTTAATTGTAAAACCAACGGCACTTGAAGATTTCAAGAACGTATTGCCTACATTGGTTGATGAATTGAGAAAGTTCAATCACTATAACGACAAGTCTCTTGATGAGTTTGAAGAAAAGATTCTTTCAATTATTGAAAAAACTCCTACACAAGAAGAACTTGCAGCAAACGAAAAGACAGTTATTTCCAACTGGAAACAATTGCTTGAAACATTGAATGACCCTGAAACTAAAAAGAAATTCTTGGCATTCCAAACAACTTATATTTGCCAAAACTCATTCAGTGATGCTGCTTTGTCACCATCAAACGTTGTTGAAGTTAGATTGGCAGACCCACAAGCATCATTCGTTACAGATGCTGCTACATGGAAAAACAGATTTAACCGTGTAATCACACCAGGTTCACCTTTTGTTATTATTACAAAGCCTGAGCAATCAATCCCGCCAATTAAGTTATTGGAAGCAGACCCTGTTGTAAGAGGTAAAGGTGGATGGAACAAATTGTGTAAAGATTCAGGTGGTCCATGGTACGGTGAAGCATGGGCAGCAATCAAGCGTGTTAGAATCAAGAACAACTTGAGAACAACTTACTATAAATCAAAAGTTTATGACGTTAGATTCACACAGCCTATTGACCCTAATAATGACCCGTTCTTGAAAGTTGCTAACTTGGTCAATAACTTGACAGGTGAACTTAACCAAGTTGCTAAGGAAATGATGATGAAGAACGCTGCACTTACTGGTCAAGAAAAGCCTGACTTTGAAGCAAAGAAAGAAGGTCTTCAAACAAGTGATGAATTGATGAAATATAAACAATATATTTTGGCAAAATGTAAGTCAAAGAAAATTGATATTCCTGAAGTCGGTTCAGACAATGAAATCATTGCAAGCGCAATTTATGCATACGCATACAAGATTGCTGAGGAATACAATGTTTTGTCACCAAAGGCTAAAGGTGCTTTCGCATCAGCAGTTCTTTACAGTGTCGCTTACAGCATCGGCCTTGAATCATCAAAGGTTTCACAAGCAGCTGACATCTTCGGAAAGATTAGTCCTGAAGAAGGTGAGGAATTAATTCAAAAGACTTTTGAAATATACAAACAATTGGCAACACACCAAGTAAATGAATCAATGGGTAATGGCATCATGTCATTTGAACAATACCATGAACTTATGTCTAAGTTATTGCCAAGCAGAGAAACCATCAAACAAAGATTTGATGAAATGAATGACAGATTAAACAACGTTGAATTTTAATGTACACATATACAGTAGGTAAGAAAAGTCAAATAGATAGCGTATTCACTAATGGTTATAGCAGACAATTCGCAGGTGAGGCTGAAGGAGTTGACTATGGCATTGGTGTATATTGCAATATTTCCTACAATGACAAAGAAACGCCTGTTGAATCTTTAGCAAGGTACAGAAGAGACCCACAAAACAACTGCATATTCAGAAATGAATTGAAAGGTGGTCTTGACAGATTCTTGATTTTCGATGAAAGATTTGCAAGAAAAGTATATGGAGAACATTATCTTATAAAGGACCAAGTATTTGCTTTGTTCCCTGAGAATGTGGCTAAAAATTTATGGAATGACATGAAATATTACATGTCTCTTGATACGTCACCTGAAGGTAATGGAAACCATATGAAAGGCAGAACAGCAGGATTGCTTCAATTCATGATGTCAAAACACCTTAGAGGAAATGTTGCAAACCCAAAGAAATACGAAAGCATCTTTGGACAATACAATGTAAGAGGCGCTATCTATAGAGGTAGGGGTGATGGTTTCTGCATGGTTGTTTATAACTATGATGAAATCGTTCCTGTTGGATATTCTCTTGACGGTGGTAGAACCTACAAAATGAAAACCGTTCAATATACATATCCTGATGTCGTAAGGAAATTAAGGCATAAATACAGAAAAGTAGATTATCCAATTGCATTGCAAGGCGATGATAGGGTATATTATTTTGCAAAAGTCCAAAAAGAAAACGGCAAATGGAATTACATTGACGCATCAACTGGCCAGGAAATATCAGTTGTTGATTTTGATTCTTGTACGTCAATAAATCCAAATGATGGAATGTTCCAAGTTGAATATAAAGGAAAATTCTACCAAGCATGCCCTGATGGTTTTTTCGATGAGAACGATGAGGGCCATACATGGGATGAGTTACCAATGTTCGATGAAGAATTTTTAGGTGATATTGATGAAGAGACAAAACAATATGATAAGATGCTAACAGAAAGCATTAAAAATGTTCTTGGAGAATTTTCCATGTATTATAATATGTTAAATGAAGATATTGACGAAAATATGGAAGATGAAATAGCATATTATCATTATGACGTTCCGGATAAGTCATATTTCGATTCGCCAAAAATTCCATCTATCTACCATGTAACAGAATCAAACGTAGTGAATGACATCTTCAGAAATGGACTTGACAGAGAGTTTTTGAGAACATTCGTATATGGTAAAGGCGTTTATGCCGCATACAGTGTCGAAGATTCTAAGAACCAATTAGGGCCTTACGGAAATGTAATTCTTCAATTGAAATTAATCGGTGGCTATGACAGATTCATAATATTCCCAAATAGCGAACAGACAAAGAGAATTGCTATGAAATATTATGGCCATAACATTGATATATTCGACCAACTCAAATCATTCTTGCCATATAAAGAAGCAAAGGATTTGTACGAAAGATGTGGTAATAGAATTGAAGCATATTCACACTATGCATCAAAATACCATCTAAGAGGCGCAATATATCAATGGGGACCAACCGTTGCTGTATTGCCTTATGACTTTTCTTCAGTTGTCCCATATGCGGTATCAATGGATAGAGGAATGACTTTCAAAAAGAAATTCGATGAAAGAACTTGGGAAAGATTCCTTACAAACGTTGATGTTGAATGGAGATACGGAAGAAAGTACAAGAAAGTGGAAAAGCCAATTCTTGGATATAACGCTGATGGACAAAAGACAGGCTATTCAAGAGCCCAAAAACATAACGGAAAATGGAATATCATAGACATACAGACAGGAAATGAAGAATTGCCATTTGACTTCGATTCATTAACAACCATGAATCCAAACAACGGTGAATTCCAAGCAGAATACAACGGAGAAATATTCAATGCATGCCTTGACGGTTTCTATGACAATAACGGTGATGGACACCCATGGGATGAACTTGAAGAATACTTGGCGAACAACAAAGAAGATTTTAGCGACATAGATTTCTAACATGTATATTATAAATGTAAGGTCAGTCTTGTAAAAGGCTGACTTTTTTTTGTTTTATTCAAATTTGTTTTGTATATTAAAAGCAAATATGTGAATTATGACAATAGAATTCAGGAATAGAGACGATGATTATATCAAGCAGTGGCCAAATTGGACAGGAGCAATTCCGCTTAAAGGCGATACAGTTGTCATTCACTTTGGAGATTATGCTGAGGCATCATATTCATACGAGGTAGAAGAACGAATCATTGACGGAACAAATCCTGATAAGGTAGTTCTTATTATTAATTATGAAATTTAATAAATTATTTTTTAATATTAAAAATTTTAATAGAATGAAAAATGTTTTAGATTCAAAATTTGAAGAACTTCATCGCCTTATTATTAAAGAAGGCAAAAAAGACAGCAAAATTGAAAAAAAGCAAATTGAGATTTTATCTACTATTCTTGGTAAACTAAAATCTTATTATGGAAGAAAAGTTGAAATTGATTACACTAGATTCAACACTAAACTTAAAGAAAATTGGTATAGAATTGACCAAAATGGAGTTATTAAGCAAGGTGACTACAAAGATTGTGGAAACAAATGGTATGATTCAAAAACATTTGATGCAATTATTGATTTAATAATTGGAAACAAAGAATATTCATTATTTTTTGTTTTAAAAAGCGCACAAGAAGCAGGTGGCACACAAGATTATGCAATTAAAGAAATTGGACAATATTCAAAATCAATGCAAAAAAACACAGATGAAAACTTACATTTTGTTTTTGTACTTGATGGCGAGTACATAAATTCAGAAATAGACAAACTGGATAAAAGCAATAAATACGAAACTTGTACTTCTGAAACATTAGAGAATTCACTTAAATCATTCATCAACTCAAAACTTTAATCACAATGGCAAAAATTAAAAATAAGCTTGAAAACGATAATAGCCATTATTTTACACAATGGGGCTCTAGAAATGTAAAACTTACATTTAACGAAGAAATGGACAATATACTTGGCGCAAAGCCTACCATTGCAGGTGTGTCATTTAAAGAAGAAATTGTTGGAAATACGAATACAATGGAAACATTTAATGACGGGATGATTCCAAGCCATACTAGAGTTAGAGATATGTACAAAATTGGACGAACCATGTCTGATAATCATGGCGTTTCAATTTGCGGTGTTGGACAAATTGAGTCAATTGTGGCCGGTAGAAAATCGGCAAAGGCAATTGGAACTTTAACAGTAAAAGTTGTGTATAATGGCGAATATAGCGTTTTTACTTGCATAGCAAATGGAAAAGATTTTTCAATTAACTGTGAATATGATGAGCCAAAACCATGTGACGAACCGAATTGCATAAAGAAAACATTCGAAGGCCAAAAAAAACTTACAAAAAAAGAATTGGAAGAATTAAAAATAATTGCTGCGATAAAAATTTATCCATATTCTTTAGAAAATCCAAATTTTAAATTTTATTTTAATAACGAACTACTTGACCCATTTGATGTTATGTATGGTGATGTTGTTGATGACAGATTGAAAAGGTTCAAAAAGGATTATAATCTTAAATTTCATAACAAAACAATATCTTGTAAACTACATATGATTGATTGTGCAAGATATGTAAAACCAAACGGGTTTGAAATTGACGAAGATAACGCAAACGATTTTGACAAATTTTATAGAATGTCAAGTGATTGCACCGGCGCTTTTGTTAACTATGACAATAATCTTGTTATGTATGGCGGTGAATCTTCGTGGGGGTTCTTTGGAGATAAATACCATTCAACACACAACGGGCAAAAAGTAATGCTTACTTTTGGATGTAATAATGACTTAAAATCTGAAATATTTTCAGAAAGTCCCGACAAGAAAAATGTAAAATTCGGAATTCAAGATGTTGTTGATTACGATGGAACAAAAATCTTTGAAGAGGTTATTTCAGATATTAACGAACATATTGAACAATGGACAGAAGAACGTTCAAAAGTTGATGAAAATGGTGAAAAAATAGATAGTGAAAGTGAAAAGAAAATATACGAAAGCATTTTACAAGATGAAAAAATTGCAAATTTATTAAAAAATTTGTACACTTCTTTAAGTAAAGAACAGTTTTTCGTTTTTTCAAAGAAAAAAATGAACACCATTTTCAATGATACAGGGTGTACTAAAAATAAGTGTGTACAATGCAAATTAAATGTCTAATAAACGTGAATTAGGACAATACTATACAATAGAAAATCCATTTAACCATCCACTCTTTCATGAATGGATGGATTTTGTGGATAAAAACATTCAAATATTGGAACCGTTTGCTGGTGCAAACAATATTTTGAAACTTGTTGAAGAAAGTGGATATAATTTAAATTGGTCATGTTATGACATTAGTCCATCAGACAAACCTGTATATGAATGTAACATAACAAAACAAGACACAATAGAGAATTTTCCATTAGGATATGAAACTTGTATAACAAATCCACCATATCTTGGAAAAAGTTCAGCAAGAAGAAGGCACATAGATTATCCATGGGAAGAAGATGACCTATATAAAGTATGCATGAATCTTATTTTGGACAATTGCAATTATGCTGCATTAATCATACCTGAAAGTTTCATAACATCAGACATTCATCACAAGACTGAAAACACAAAAAGACTATGGGGAGTTATATCACTTACAAACAAAATGTTTAATGACACTAATTGCCCTGTTTGCCTTGCAATGTTACACCTGAAGGAACTGATAACGTAAAAGTATATTCAAATGACATTTTTCTTGGAACGTTGTCAGAATTGCAAAATATTGATGTAACAGGATGTACAACTTCAAATCAGTGGGTGTTCAATGATAAAGAAGGAAATATAGGAGTTAAAACAGTTGACGGTCAAATAGAATCTGATTGCAAATTTTTCCATGGAGAAGAAATAGACCCATCATTGATTAAAATATCAAGTAGAGCATTCTCAAGAATATCCGGCCTACCATCAAACATTGACCGTGATGAATTTATCCATGAATGTAACAATATACTCAACGAATACAGGGAACAGACAAAAGACGTAATGCTTACATCATTCAAGGGCCTTAGAAAAGATGGAAAATATAGAAGAAGACTTGACTTCAAAACAGTTAAATGCATAATGAATAAAGCATTAATAAATTTGAAAAAGTAAAAACAATAATCCCTAATAGAGTACTGTTAATTCAGTTTTTCTATTAGGGATTTTTTCTTTATTGAAGCGGTGAGTATAAACCTAAATTCATATCAGGTGTAATCTCGGCATCACCATTCATTTCCATGTTCTTCATACCCTCGTTGGCAATAAACTCATCTATGACTTCGTTTATTATGCTTTTCATGTCTTTTTTGCCCTCGCTGACATAATTTGACGGGTTGCTTATAATCCTACTAACTGTTTCGTCACTCATCTTTGGAAAACGTTCCTTAATTTTGCTTATTAATTCGCTCTCAGACGTGAATTCACATTCAAATGACCCATTAGTCGTTTTTATCACAAAAATGCGTCTGGGGGCCATTTCTGCGTCTATATCGGCATTATTATCATTATCATTTCCATCATCTTCTCCAATATTCAATAATTTTTTCAATTCATCTATCCAAGGCTTGTCTGTAATATCCCAATATCTCCATGTTCTCATTATTTTAGTATAGCCTTTTGAAAACAAAAAATCAATTACATCTGAATTGTTTGTAACAATACTTGGTTCACCTTTTTTTGAATGATGAAGACTTATTGAATTAACCAAATTTTGGTCCTTTGAAATTGTCAAACGTATTTCTCCATTTTTAAGGAACGTAACAACAGCATATGATGCTGATTTCTTATTTGCAAGCCTCTTTTCTTTTCTTGCTTTCATTTCATCGTTCAATTCCAATTCTGACATCTGTTCGGCGCTTGCAAGCCTTTGTATGGTAAACAAGCCATTGGACCTTGCTGATACAATTTGGCCTATCTCCCTAAATTCCCTACCATGGGCTTGTGTAGGAGCCCAACCATACATATATGTATAATAGTGGCACATCTCATGGGCCAAAGTACAAAGGAATCCATGTTCAGTACCTGAATAATTTCCATTCAATTCAATTTTAGGAATACATATATTAACAAAATTATCTTTGTCAATATATTCCCTATTGTAATAATTGTCTTGGTACATTCTCCTTGTACGCCTGTCTATCCTAATTCTGCTTCCTGTAATCTTAAACCAACCAAGAACACCACCACCTGAGCCTCTTCCTGTTGTGAATATTCCAAATTTACACTCCATCAAACGCCCATTGAATAATGTGGCATTTAATTCATCATACTTCTCAGACATCCATTGCTCGTTTGGAACAAAATTCTTTTCCATATAAAAATTTTATTTATTCAATCCATTATATTTTTCACCTAACATATCAGATACTATAGTTTCACAATATTCCTTGAATCCACCAGGATATTGTGATTTATATTCGTCATCCAAATCATTTTCCCATTCCTCTAATAAATGACGATAGAACTGAAATATTTCTTCCTCATCATCCCTGTACCTGTCTTCTATCTCTCTGTACATAGACAAAAAATCTTCAGGAGAATAATCATCATCATTATCATTGTTAAAATAGTTCTCATTTAACAATTTAATAACAGACCCTGAAATAACACGTGCCAATCGTGATTCATTTATATTAATTTTCATTATATTTCATTTTCACATAAATAGTCTAATTTTACACTAAAAAAATATATGGAAAAATTTTTTCGAAAAGTAGTACCTACTGAAAAAAAAGACCCCCCCCTCATGGAAAATCGTTTTTTTTAGGTGTTATCCGTGGAATTTTTTTTGAATTTTAATTTTAATTGGTCTTACCCTACGTTTGGCCGAAATTTCCGGAAAAAATTTTCACACGCAATTGTGCGGGCCTATTTGAAAAAAGTGCCGTGGGGGACTCGGTGAGGGGGATAACGCCACCACATAGCCCCCATATAGCCCCCACAAGTATATTTTTTTCTTCCATATTGTTGCAGTTTGGCACGATTGTTGCAGTGTATTGTAGTGTTCATTCTGTTCTTGATTAAGGAAACAAAAAAAAAGTTTCAAGCCGTGAGCAGTTTGGCACAATTATTGTAAGAGTAATAGTATAACCAATTAAAATTAAAAAGTCATGGAAACAACCGCAAGAAAGTACAAGAAAGAAACCTTCATTGAATATGCCAAGCACATTGTAGAAGGATATAAGACAATCATTGCAGCCTACGGAGTAATTTCGAAGGTTGGCTTGACGATGCACGGAAAAGTTTTCAACAAGCGTTTTGAAAGTGAGATTGAAAAACACTGCAAGGAAGAAGGTATCAATGTTTCTATTTGGGTGAACGACCAATATAATATGGGGTATAAAGATTTGAAGATTTACCTCCAAGACAGGTCTTTCAATGGCGGCGATTGTTGGATTTACTTCGACAATGACATCTACCACAACAACATTCACAACTGCAACAATGCCTTCGTTGATGGCGACAATAGAATCATTGGCGTTAAGGTTGCCGAAACTTGCAATGAATATATTGAACTTTGCAAGAAAGACATGACAAAGTGGCAGGATGCGGCAGACAACTATGACAAATATGCAGAGCAGGTGACAGCCGCTTTGAAGCAGTTGAATGAAGCCTTTGAAGGTCTTAACTCACTTTTCAAGCCTTACACCATTTCCCAATATGATTGGGAGAATGAAGCGAAGAAAAAATAATATACGCAAATGCGTACTTTGGCACGGAATTTGTAAGTAGTAATATCGAAACAATCAATAACCCAAAACACTGACGGAGGCGGTTGGTGTCCACAAACAAAGTGGTTTAATTACCTTGAAGGAAGGATAGCCTAAAACAACATGGTTAAAATGATTCTCGTTGCTATGGTTGGAAAACTCGCTCAAACCATTATGAACATGATGGGCGTTCCGAACTCCACTGAAAACACCGAAAAAGCCCTCGCCATTGCCGAATGCGTTGTTTCGGTTGAAATGGGTGAAAAGAAAACGAAGGCAATCTCAAAACTCTATCGTGACCTCGGCTTGAATGGTTGGCGCAACGAAGCCATGACACACGCCACCATCGAAGCCTACGAGAATGTCAAAAAGTCAGGCGGTGACGAATTGGCAGTTTTGCTCGAAGTTGAGCGATTGAGAACGGGAGCCGACTTTGTGGGTCTTGAACTCTAAACGAACAAGGGAAAAGGGGAAGCAAAAAAAAGTTTCCCCTTTTTTCGTTTTTTGAAAATCCTGGCACAATTATTGCTTATATTGTAGTGAACATTATTTATTAACCCAATTAAAAACACAAAACTATGAAAATGAAAGCCACTTTTTTCGTAATGTCAATGACTGAATTTGTTGATGGAGTTGAATACCACAACAAGCCGACAGCGCACAGCAACGAACAAGAAGCCGAAGCAGCCATGAACAAAAAGGCTGATGAATGGATTTCAACATTCAAGGGGATTGATGATTTCAAGCCGAAAGATGCAAGAACTTGCGACACCATCGAAGTCAAAGATGAAAACGCACCCGACACCTACATCAAGATTTGGATTGACAAGGTGAGTTTGGAAGTTGAAATTTAATCAACAAAAAAAAATAATGGCGGTGCTAAAAAAAGTGCCGCCATTTTTCATTTTTGGAATGGTTTTTGTATTCTATTGTAGTGAACACTAAAACACAAATGCTATGTTTACGAAGTATCGCAAAAGAAACAATCAAAGACTTCTATTCATTGACAACACAATAATGATTGAAGAGGGCAGTACTATCATTGCCATTGGCAGAGAGAACAAAATGTTTTCAACTGAAAAGACCATTGCCTTTGACATTGCCACCATTGAGGGAGCAGACAAGAATATGATAAAAAGGTTTGTCAAGACCGCATTACTTTACAATAACGATAAACGGATTTTAAATTATAATTTTTTGGAAGAAAAAGAATTAAATTACAAGCCAAAACTTACATTTTCGTGAATTTTTGGCATGATATTTGTGTATTATTATAGTGAACATTAAAAACGAATGACTATGAACTACGAAGAACTTGTTTCCAAAGTTGGCGAAGAGAACGTACATTGCTGCAACATTTGTGGCAAACCGCTTGAATGGGACGATAACATTTGGATAAATTCCAATTTTGGAGTTTGTGAAGATTGTTACAACAAAATTCCCCAAAGGATTCAAGATAAGATAGAAGAAGAATTGTACGAGGAGGAAGAGGTGAAAAATTATCTTGATTCAGTTGGCGCAATCTATTAGTTTGGCACGATTATTGATGTATATTAAAGTGAACGTAAAAACACAAAACCATGAGTAAATTAGTCAATGGCACTTGCCCCGAAAACGAAAAGCGTTTTGCTATCATTAACCCTACATCATATAATTGTGATGGTAATTGGGCGGTCACTATCTGCGAAAGCAATGAACTTGGCGACCTCGGTCTTGACGATGACGAAATCAAGCAGGTTGAGCAGTTGGAAGTTGGCGAAAGATGGGCGGAATCTTTTTATGGATTGAACGCACAAATTGTTAGGTTGGGATAGCAGTTTGGCACGATTGTTGCTTATTATTTCAGTGAACAATTAAATAACAAAAGCAATGGGAGAGTTTATACTTGGTTTTTTAGTTGGATTTATGGCAATGTTCTTGATTGCTTGCAAGATGGATGAACCTACAAAATAGTTTTGGCACGATTATTGTAAGTAATATAGTGTAACCAATTAAAATTAAATACCATGAGTAAAGTTTATATGAAGGTCACGCTCAACTTGATTGTTGATACTGACATTCCCGAAACGGCAGACATTATGGAAGGTCTTGATTTTGAAGTCACTCCTAATGGTGAGGCTGACGATGACATTGAAGTTTACGATGTGGAAGTGGAAGATTACGAAGTAACCGATTCAAAATAAAAAGCCATGAGACTTAAAATAATAGAATTGATTTGGTCAGCCATTTTGGTAATTGCTTGCATTTCAATTTTGATTTGGCAGATTATCATTAAGTCACCGATTTTCGTAATTGGAATGTTCGCTTTCATGGCAATTATGGCCTTGATTATTCTTGTCCATATCATCAAAGAAATAAAGGAGGAAAAACATGGGAAACAATAGCCTTTGGATTGTGAAGTTTGCAAGTGAGAAACGGGAGCAGCCGAATTTCCCCAATTTTACGAATCTCAATGCAGCCAAAACGTACTGCAATTCAGTCCTTTCCGATTACGGCAAGAAAAAGCATTTGGACGGAGGCGAAATTCTCCACGTTGTAAATGGCGAAATCATTTCAAAGGTTGCTGTGGACTACGTTGGATTTGATGAATTGTATTACAGCGATGTTCACATTCTCCATAAAAAAATCCCATACAAAGGATAATATATACGCAATTGCGTACTACTTTGGCACGATATTTGATTATAATTAAAGTGAAATCATTAAATAATTAGAATTATGACTTTTGTAGCAGCCATTCAATTAATTTTATTGTGCATCCAACTAACGTTCTTGGCAGGAACGATTTACTCAACCACTAAAAAGGGCGAGGAACAAATCAAGAAAGAATTTAAAATGGAAACCCAAAAGTTCAGAAACATTTGCCTATACGGAAACTTGGGTTGCATGGCAATCATTTTGTTGCTGAATCTTTTCTAAAAGTTTGGCACGATATTTGATAAAGAAACAATGACGATGTTATCGGGAATGGTAAGTTCGCCCTATGCGAAGGGAGGTCTTTGGTGAGATTCCAAAGGGTAGCGCTAATCGTCATGCTTGCGCAAGCCCCCCATGTGTCCCTTGGTCGCAATACAAGGGACACCCTTGGGGAATAGAAAACAACAACAAAAACATAAAACTATGAGAATCAATTTCAACATCAAGCCATACTCCGATTTTACGGGAATTGGCACTAAAAAAGAAGCACTTGCACGTCTTGAAAGCCGATGGGGACTTCGTGCGGTTCCTAATTGCTTTTCGACTTATGGAGATTTCCAACATCGTGGACTTGACAATGATACCGCTTGGCTCTACACCATTCAAGTGTATAAGCACGGCAAGCATCGCAAATGCAAGAATTATCATGTTTGGGTCTATCGTGTTCCGATTAAGACTTTGGAAGTTCTTGGAATCAAGATGAGCCAAATGCGCAACGGAATCAAGATTGAAAAACTCAATAAGTAAACCATGTTGTTTGCAGGGGAGGGACAAAAAAGTTTCTCCCCTTGCCCATTTTGGCACGATTCTTGTGTATTATTGTAGTGACAATTAAAATTAAAAGCCATGACAAAAGCAGAATGTATTTCAAGAGGTTGCCCGATGCTCATCAAAAAGAGAGACAAGGTTACGATGTTGCCTTATTGGGTCTGCGGTGTAACCAACCAAGACGTTAAGAAAGTCCATAACTGCGTAAACAAGCCACATTAAACCATGAACAAAGAAAGATTTATTGAAATTCTATCCAAGCCGATGAGCGAGGTAATGAATGACCCAACTATCTCCGATGAAGAGTTTTCATTTTGCATGGAAAACTGCGAAAAAAATATTGACGAAATCGAATTTGACGAATAGTTTGGCATAGATTTTGATTATTATTTTAGTGAACATTAAAACAAAACAACATGGGAACAAAGACTTACAAAGTAAACCGAAAAAAGGCAATCGAACTTGCCATGAATCATAACAATGTGACAAGGGAGGTTGCTGAACGTTACACCGATAGCGAACTGAAGGAAGTGCTTGCTCATCTTTCGGGCAGATTCTTTAAGATGGAAGCCGATTTCTAACCATTAAAACAATTAGCCATGCAATTCAGCGAATTAAGAGAAAACATCATCACCAATCTTTGCACCGACATCATCAATAAGCAATTAGCGGCAATGTTAGCCATGAATATTGACATGGAAACTTCGTTTGAAGAAAGCAAGGAGGAAATTGTAATCTTTACCAATTCCCATGTTGGATTTATCGGTGTTTCTTTCATTGAAGGAAATCTGCGCTTCATCAAAGGCGATGGTACAACCGTGTTGGCAAAAGATTATATTTCAAACGAATATTATTACGAAACCGTACTTCAAATTTGGTATGCTTTTCGGCACGATAGCAAATAGTTTGGCATGATTATTGCTATAATTGAAGTGTAACAATTAAAATTATAATTATGGCTACACAATCCGACATTGCGCTGATTAGTTCTAATCCATTTGTCATTAAAAAGGAGCATGGAACGAGACCTTCATATTTGAAGTCATTGCCGAATCATTTTACCGATGACATTTCGGAAGCGAGAAAGTTTGCGACTGAAACGGCAGCAAAGAACAATATGCTCAAAATCACAACCTATTCACTGAATCCAAACCATTATTCAATCATTAGGCTATGAGCAAAGAAAGAGACTTTAAGGGTGAACTGAAAGCCCTTCTTGAAGATGTTGCAAAAAGCGGATGGGAGGCAGCAATCCCCTCATTGATTGCAGAGTGCTTGAAAGACGGAAAGTTTGAAAATATCTCAAATTGGGATTTGTTGGACTGCACGGCTTATCAATGCCATAAGTATAAAAAGCAAATAAAATAAGTGTTCATATCTTTTGTGTTTTTGGCCGGAAATTTCTTGTAAGTTTCCGACTTTTTTTTATTACTTTGGCATGGTTTTTGTGTATTATTGTAGTGTATATTAAAACGAATCACCATGAACGACACACAAAAGATTGAAGCAATCAAAAAAGAGATTGAAAGCACTCACTTGAATACATTGGAGGATATGGGCGAAATGCTTGATAGCATCATCCGTATTGTCTATGGAGTTGAAAAGACAAAACCATTATTTGAAAAGAAAGGGATTTGATTATGGAAATTTTATGTGCTTTTTTGCTTTTGTGTGTTATTGCAATGACAATTACCTGCATTTATGTATCAAACAAAAGTCAAAAGGAAAATGATGAATTGAGGAAAGAACTCAATGAATTAAAATCTCAAATAGATAGTTATGGTAACGATAGATAGTTTGTTTCACTTGGTAAAGCATTATCATTTGGACGATGATGAAAATTGCTTTGACAAGGCGATAGAAATGGCAAGCAACCAACTTTCCGATGTGTTGGAAAAGGAAAGGGAATATCCACCATTTATTTACTATTTGTGCTTGGAGCAAATGGAGAAGAATCCAAAGTACAAGTTTGGCAAAACATTTCATTCAATGAATGATGAAGAAAAAACTTGTGTATTCAATGAAACAATTTCAGCATTGAAAGCACTTTTGGCATAGTTTTTGATTATAATTTGAGTACAAACAAACACATTATTAACTTAAATCTAAATTACAATGAAGAAAATCTTTTTTGCTATCGCCATTATTTTTGCCACTACACTTGTTGGCTTCGCACAATCAACGGCTATCCATTTTGATAATGGAAAATATGACATGATGCTTCACCCGAAAAACCCAACGGGTCAAAACATCGAAGTTGTCACTTTCATTGGCTATGATGCAATTTCGCAAACTCGTTCAACGAAGAAAATCGAAGTTGATTACGAAGTTATTGATGGCGTTCAATATGCTTTGGAGAACTCAAAAAGAATGAAAAAGTTTGCTACTACTGAACTAATAGGTCTTGGCGTTTGCCTTGCAGGTGGAGAACTAATGCACTATTCATACAAACAATTTGGCAAGCACCCGAATGACCATTATAAAAATTTAGCCTATGTTGGAGGTGCGGTTGCTATGGCAGGTGCTTTGACTTGTATTTTAGGCTATATTCCGCTATTGAATGACCATGTTTATGTTACAAACAATGGGATTGGAATACGATACAAGATTAAAAGTTTGAATTGACCCCATGCGAGAATGTAAATATTTGTAAAAAAGTCACTTTTCGGAGTGGCTTTTTTCATTTTTGGCATGGTATTTGTATTATATTGAAGTGAACACTAAACACAAAAGACTATGGCTAATAACATTGAAAATTACCAAAAGTGCCAATGCGGTGCAATAACTTTCTACTTTGAAGATGGAAGTTCAAGCAGTATGCGCCAACGCACTGCAAAGAAGATGGGAATTGATTTGAGGCACTATAAGAGCCTTAGACCAACTTGGAATTGCAATCATTGTGTTAATCATTGGGGAACTGACATCTGCGAATGTGGCAGTGGTGAAAAGGTTGGAAAATGTTCTTGCGGCTCCAATAGACCAATGCAAGAGTTTGGCATAAATTTTGATTCATTTAGCCGTATAATTCAAAACTTTTGCTAACATGGAATTGAACGAGATAAGGAATAAAATGGCTCAACTTTTGGAAGAGCATAAAGCCCTTGAAGAAGAGTTGAAGAACGCTATGGTGGCTATCATCAATGAGACAGCAGAAGAAAGCCCGAATAAGAAAAAGAGAATAGCCAAGCATATTTTTATTCTTAATGCTTCTGACATCATGGGTAATCCGTGGAATGTAGAGTTTTACGATTGGGAGGCTTCTGCAAAGGTTGTCTTGGATTATCTTGAATTGAAACCTATCTACGATTGGAAAGCATTGTTGGAAAAGAAGTTAGAAGAAGCCAAACGTAATGTGGTAGAGTTTAAGAAAATATCATCTTGCATGGGTTACAAAACTACCTATGTAATTCCAATTAGCAAAGAATTTGTTGAAAAAATTGTAGCCAAAATGTAATGTTTTGGCACGATTATTGTTTATTATTATAGTGTAATCTAAAAACGCAAAAAAATGATACACGCAACTTTTAAAACGATTGATGATATAATCAATAATTTTAATTTGGTTGGTGGAATGAGTTTGTCGTTTGGTGATAACAGCAAATTTTCCACTTCCCATTTTGACATCAATGCAAATAATGATTCAATTCCATTTAAGGAGGGTTGGATTAAAAACATTAGTCTTTACTATGCGGAGAACGAGGAAACGGGTAAAACTGAACTGCGAACTGACATCAAAATTGAACTTAAACTATATTGTTCTTGTGCTGAAAGACCTACAATGATAGTCAATAAATCTTGGTTTGATAAAAATGTATCAAACATTAGTGTTTGGGGCATCAAATGATTTATTTTGGCATGATTTTTGTGTATTATTTTCAACGTAAATTAAAACCAAAATACAATGAGCAAAGTAAGAGAATTAGAAGATAATGTTTCGCAAGACAATTTGTTTACCATTGGTAAGCAACTTATTCAGTGTATTGGGTTTATGGATTGGTGCTATTGTCAATACAACACCGATAAAAGAACAACCGAGGATTTAGTCCTGCACAATGAAAATGCAAGGTACGATAGTCCCGATAGATGGTGGAGGTATCGCTTTTTCCGCCTTTGCCGACTGCCTTTCAAGGTCAAATACAAGTGGGTTGGCTATGACCACGTTTTCAAAGTAAGACCCGAAATTTGGATTAGGCTTTATCACATCAAAGACTGATTTGGCACGATTCTTGTAGTATATTGTAGTGACAATTAAAATTAAAATACCATGAAAGGAATAGACATTATTAATTATATCAAAGAGAACAACCTTGAAGATGCAGAGGTAAGTGTGACCGCTACAATCTACCGACAAGGCGACCACGATTGCAGAACAACAACAAATGTTTCCGTTATGGAATCGTCAGTCTATGACGATGAACAAAGGAAATATGTTCCTGCCATTGATTTCTATGTGGATGATGAATTGTATTGAGTTTGGCACAAAATTTGTAGTAATTGAAGTGTAACCTTAAAAACATCGAACTATGAAAAAGACAGCAAGGATTTCAAGAATCAACGCAATGTTGGATAGTCATTTCAAGTCCAATCATGGCGCATGGTGGGTTTCCAACAGCAACGGCTATAAGGAAATGATTGAATTGCACCGAGGTCAAGGTGGCGACAAAATCAATCCCGTTTGGATAGCCAAATACATTTTCCGCCACGAAGCAAGTGTAAACATCATTCACTTTGCAGGTTGTTGCATGGTCTATACGAGAGAGAGCGTAAAACTTTACGATAGAGCCGTGAAAAAGTAAAAATTGGCACGATTTTTGATTATAATTGTAGTGTAACCTAAAAACATCGAACTATGAGAAACGAAGTCGTAACCATCCAAGTCCCTAATGTTGGAACTATCAACGTTTCCTCCACAATGAGAGGCGAATGTAAGGGAACTAAAATGTTTGACCTGCGCCACTACGTTTATAGGCTGCGCATTTGGAGCGAACACGATAAAATGACCTGCAATTTCCATGACTGCGCCTTCAATTATCCGAGAGTTAAGAAACTCAATAGGGAGGCTTTGCTCAACGCTTTAGATTGTGTTTTGTCCGATATTTCCATGTATCTTAACGATGAAATCAAATGGAATTATGACGATGAGGATGCAGCCCTTATGAGAATTGCCGAAAAGGGATGCAAGCGTGAATCCGAGGCATTTTCAAAAGTCGTTGGCGGTGACGATAATCTTTGGACTGCCATAGAATTTTTGACAGATTACATCAACAACCATTGATTTTGGCATAGTTTTTGTTTATATTTGTAGTGTAAATAAAACTCAAAATTATAGATGAAAAAGAAAAATTAAACGCAATTAGAACTGAAATAGACAAGTGGTTTTCCGATGAAGAAAAGTCAGCAGTTGACACCTTGAAAAGAATCTCCAACATTCTCAAAAGGAATGATTTCGATATGGATGAATACTGCGAACAACTTCACGATTCAGTAAATGTGTAACAATGAAAAAAGAAGAAATCATCAAAATGGCTAAAAGCCTTGCGGAGCGTCATTTGATTGACCCCTATATCCCCGATGTGCTAACTGATGGCTCAACGTATGCGGAGGAATTTCTTGCAAAGTTGTCAGTAGCCGAAACCGAAGATGGATTGCTGAAAAGAATCCAAGAGGTAATGAGTTAGAGAATTATCATAGTCGAGTTTTTAATATGCGGTTGGGTGTGGAAACTTTCTCCTTTCAATTCCACACCCACGCTGTAAGGTTTGGCACGATTATTGCTTATATTGTAGTGAACAATTAAAATTAAATACTATGGGTTGGGTAAAAAAAGAAACCATTAAAGATGAAAAACTTTTGAAAGAATTAAAAGAAGTTTTTCCCGACAAATTTTCCATTTTAAGAGGTGTTACAAGAAGTTGCAGCAGTTCAGTCTATGAGTATCTTACGGACTATATTCGTGACTATTACGATGTAACGTTGGCTCAATGTGACCGAGTTTCCAAGCGGATTGCTCAACATTACGAAATCAAGCAGTTTTACCATAAACACTAAAAAAACGGCTGTAAGTATTCCTATCAAATAAATGAAAAAGCGGTGCAACAATGTACCGCTTTTTTTGTGCATAAGATTCACAACAATACACCACAATATCCGTGCCAAAGTGGTGAAAATCTTGAAAAAAGTTTGGCATGGTTTTTGATGTATATTGTAATGCAAACCAATTAAAATTATAATCCATGAGCAAAACCACCGATGAACTTATCCAAGATAGGATAGACAGCGCAAATAAAGATTTTAGAGAAAACGAAACAAGCATGATTGCCGAAATCTACGACCTTCAAACAATGGTAGTTTGTATTGTAATTGAATGGGGAGATTGGAAGCATGAGCATGGCTATGCTGATTATATCATGGAACAGCATGGATTCAAGAAATTAAAGGAAGATGTGACGGAGGAAGATGGAAGCGATTGTTATTCCTCAATTCATTATTATAAATGAAAAGTTTGGCATAATTTTTGATATAATAATAGAGTAATCAATTAAAATTAAAGATATGAAAAACTTTATTCAAAATGAACTTGTTTGCCTTCGTGCGTTAGAGCCGATTGGCTGCGATAGATACGAGGAACTTTCAAAGGCTATTCAATGGCTTGACGAAAACACCTTGAAAGAGGGAGAGAAAAAAGAAGAGGTTAATAAGCCCCAATACGCCCATACTACAATCCGTTGGAAAGATGACAATAGCGAAGAGGAAACCATCATTGCCATTGGTTGCCCTTACATTGAAAAGTACGATGAGCAAATTCTTTTCTACTGCGAAAACCAAGAAGATTTTGAAAACTTGAAGCACTACGAAAACGGACAAGATTTCTACATTGATGGCTGCACCATGTTCACTGAAACATTGGATTAGTTTGGCACGAAATTTGATGTAGTAAGAGAGTAACCAATTAAAATTAAAAACTATGACTATTGAACTTCAAAATCAATTAAAGCCTTTTGAGATTTTCATGGAAAAAATGGAAGTCATTGTTGAGGCTATTAAGAATAATGAAGAGAATATCAAGAATGGTTGGGGAGTTGAAAGATTTGATTTGAGAGACGATGCAATCGGCATGGTTGGTAGTATTCCAACAACGATTAAAGAATATGCTGAACTTTGGGATTATGTTCAAGAAAGATACAAAGAATATCTTGCAGGTTGCGAAAATCCGCTTATGCCAAATGAAATGTTCTTTGATGTCTATTGGAATGACCCCGAAGCAAATAGGGCAGAATACGATGATTTGACCCTTTGGGTTTTCTTTGACTACGAATATGGCATCTACTATTTGGAAGATGATGAAATCTTGGAAAAGATTAAAAAGAGAGACGAAGAATTAGCAAAGGCTGAAAATGCCACAAGAGGCTACTAATATATACGCAAATGCGTACTGATTTGGCACGATATTTGTAAGATAGTAAGCATAACAAATTAAAATTAAAATCCATGAATCAATCCGAGTACAATAGAATTAACGAAGGCAACGTTCTCATTAGTGGTATTATGAGAGATATTCACAGCATGGAGGGCAAGTTGCGCAATAAGATGGAAACATCTATTTTCGACATGGTTACTGCTATGGGCGGTAGGCTTGAAGTTGATGTTGACAATGACGATATTCCTATCGTAACTTACGATGGCGGCAGACACCCCGAATATAACGCCACGCCTTGCGCCCAAGTCCAAGTTATTGAGCCATTGGAAAAGAACGGCTTCAAACGTTTTCGTGTGGACATGGACGTTTGCGAAGAGTACGAATCGGATAGATTTGACATTGAATCAGTCGAAGTCATTTTTGACTATGTTTATTGGAAGTTTGACGATTACTGCGAACAATTAGGTCTTGCTGTGGAAGTTATCAAAGAGTTTACCTAATAGACCAACTTTGGCACGATTTTTGTTAGTATTATAGTTGTCTAACCAATTAAAAACACGCACTATGAATTACATTACCAATTCAAAAGAAGTCCCCTTCACGCTCAATGACTTTTACAATCACACGCATTTTTCCCTTCGTTCAAGCGGAAACGGCTATAAGATTTGCCATGTATTGCTCAACGACTACAATACAGACCAACAAGGTATTACTACAATGTCAGTAACGATTTGGGAAAGCCTACGCCAACGTGGAAGGCATACTTTAACCATCGAAGAGATTTCAAGCAAAATCAACATGAGGGATTTGCTTATGGAAATTTCGGCAAAGTTAGCCCACAATGAATTTGAAGATGGGGATTGCTACATTGAAGTAGATATGCCCACATCAAGCGGAAAAAGAAGTTTCACATTCTAACATTTTGGCACGATTCTTGTACTAATAGACATAACCATTAAAAATTAAAATTATGGAAAAAGCAAAAATCCAAGAAATCAAAGACAAGTTAGGTAAGTTTATCAAAGTTGAGCCTATCCTTTCACCCCGAAGTGGTGAAGCAGTCCGTAATCAGTACGAAGTTCGTTTTGAAAACGGCAACCTTTTTCAGTCATTCGATACCTTGATTGGTATTCGGACAGGCGGCAAACTCTATCTTACGAGAAGCCATGAATACTCAACCACCACATCAAAGTATTGCCGTGAATGGTGCGGTTATAGTGGGGAAGAGCGTAGAAAAGGGCTTGAAAGCGGAAAATTCGTTTACCTCGTAGAAGATTAGCCCACTTTGGCACGATATTTGTAAGTAATAAATCGAAGTCTAACATCTAAATCGCTAAATAGTATGAGACCGAGAGACAAGCCCAAAGCAAACTAAAACCAAGTAATAATCCGGAATTTGTAATTATATAAGAGCATCTTTGAATATGAAAAGCATTAGAGGTCAGCCGTAAATCGGTAATATATATTTGATATTTTTGATAATTTAATAGTGATAGAAACCCCAATAAAAGAGAGCGGTTTATAGGGTAAAGTTCGGGATACGTTACAAAGCCGCAATAGAAACAAAAAGTCCATGACCTTGGCAAGAGCATCGCCCAAATAGAAATTATAATATATCTAATAGGAAAGACCCTTCGCAGTGGCAAGGCAAAATCCCTTCGCAGTCGCACGGCAAAATTACTATTAGATGGCAATCGGACATAAGACCGATATATTTTGCGTCCGTAACTCAGTCGGTAGAGTACCACACTTTTAATGTGGGAGTCGTGGGTTCGAGTCCCACCGAGCGCACACACTTAAAAACTCAAACTATGGAAAAGAAATACGTCATTATCAAAAATTGCAATTATGATTTCAACATCGAAATCAAAACTATTGCAGTAACTGACAGCATGGACAAGGCAAAGGAAGTCCTGCAAGAAGAAATCGTAAAAGAAAAAGAAGAACAAAAGGTAGGTAGCCTCAACTACGACACCGAGGAAGTCACGGAAACGAGTTATGCCGCCTACAATGAAGGCTACGAAGCAACCGATGGGGTACGAATCTTCATCAGCGAAGCCGAATACAAAAATTCATAGATGTTTAATTTTTAATTGGTGCGAAAGTGTGTCTTACTGAAAAGTTTGGCACACTTTTTGTTATATATTGTAGTGAACATTAAATTAAAATTGAAATGATTGTTATTCACATTGATTCGATGGAAGATACAGCAAGACTGAAGGCTGTTTATGAAGGGATTGATTGTACTTTATTGTATAATCCTACAAGGGATGATGTTGTGCATGAATTAGCCAAAAATGACGATGATACAATTCTTTTGTTGGGTCATGGTAGCCGTAGCGGATTGTTCAGTAAGGATTGGCGAGGTTATGTATTTGATTGGAGAATTGCAAAGGAATACTGCAAAGATAGAAAGATAATTGGAATTTGGTGTTATGCCTCCGAGTTTGGCGACAGCATGGGCTTACATGGATTCTTTACCTCAATGTTCATTTCCAATCTTGGGGAAGCATTGAGTTTAGGTTTTCCTAAAAACACTAATGAGGATATTTTGGATGAAGTTACGTTTTTCTGCAATATGATTAACAAGTTCATCAAAGAAAATACTCCTATGGAAAATTGGGTTTCCATCTTGCAGGAAGTCTGCCATAAAGAAAAAGATTTTGTTAGATTTAATTACGAAGCCTTGTCATACTTTGAATAGTTTGGCATGGTTTTTGTGTATATTGTAGTCGCTAACCAATTAAAATTATAATCCATGAAAACAAAAGAAGAAATCATTGCCATTATCAAGGCTGAAGGTGAAGCAGGTGTTGAAGCCGATGAAAAGTATGTTGATATTTACGATGAAGTAATTGATGATGGGCTTGAACTTGCTCAACTCGTTTACTTTGAGGAATCCAACGAATTGCTTGCCTATTTGCTTGACGAAGAAAACAATGGGTATTGGAAAGAGTTTGACAACCTCACAAAAGAAAATCAAGAAAAGATTAAAAACCTTTCCATTTGGGAATAATTTGGCACACTTTTTGCTATAATAATAGTATAACCAATTAAAATTAAATACTATGGCAAAAGTCAATATGGGTTGGTGTAAAACCGAAATCAAAGGTGTAAAATGCACTGAAATTGATTGGTGCGTTGAAATCGAAGATGTCTATGACACTGACGATATGACGGGTGAAGAAATTGATGCAGCAATCGAAGAGATTGAAGCAAACCTCCCGACTGAAAAATACTATCCATTACCCCAAGCAACAAATGATTTGGAAGTTGTCAAAGAGTTTGTCAATGGACTTGCTGACAAATTGTCCGATGATTATGGTTGGCTTATCAATGCTTTCAATTACAAGTTAATTGGCGTTGATGACAAAGAATATGAATTTTGGCATAGAAATTGATTAAAATTATGGAAACTATTATCTATAAAGGGAATCAAATCCGCAAATGGTCTGACGGAACTTTCAGTGCTTACATTGCCTTTAACAATTATGAAGATATTGAAGAGGTAAATTGCCCAACTTTGGAAAAAGCACAAGAAGTAATTGATAAGCACATGGAAGGGCAGGGAGAATGAGACAATATTCAATAGAATGGCTTAACGATTTATCAGTCGTTGATAGAGAAATAAGAGAATTTGAGTGTTTGGCTCTTTGCATGGACTACGCAAGATTGCAATGCTCATCCAAGAAAGCCGAAAAAGCATACATCTACCAAAGCGATGACCCGCAAGATAAAATTTTAGTTGAGCAGTGAAAAAGAAAAAGAAATACGATAGTGTAAAGGTTGCTTGCCAACTTGACCGAGAAAGAGAAATCAAGGCTCATGGGAAAATTATAAGCCTCCGACCTTCAAGAGTACATAAGTCAAAAAAACTCTACAATCGTAAAAGAAACAAAATTTCAATTAAAAATTACGAATAATATACGCAAATGCGTACCTTTGGCACGATTATTGCTGTAAATAGAAACGTCTAACCAATTAAAAAAACACACATTATGATTATCTACACATTAACCGAGACCTTGACCCAAGAATCATTTTCACCAAAGCAGGTGTTTACCTTTGTGTCCCACGAACAAGCGCACAAACAAATGATTCAACAAATATACGATTATTTGAAGAAGTGTGGCGATGAGATTCCAATGGAAGAATTGGATGCACCCAACGGCTACGAAGATGGAAGCCTTTGCATCGGCTACGACTACGCAAGGGATGATGCAGGTGTGTCTCTTTGGGAAATCTTCAAAACCGAAGTTTCCATGCGTGAAGTCATTATTGGTAACATCATGGGCTATATCCGTGAAACCTACAAGACCCCCGAAAGGTTTAACGATGTTCTTTATAATCTTATCAATGAATATAAGGATAGCGACCTTAACGCCATTGCAAGCGAAGGCGACTTTGTTCAAGAACACGTCATTGGCGAGGCTTTGTATCAAAACGCCCTTGCTCAACTTGGCGGCAAAACTGACGAAGTTTCCTATGGCAAAATCTTGGAATATCTCAATGAAAGTGAACAATTCATTGATGTTCGCTGCACCTTGTTCAACTATTGGGATTTGCCCGTTGAAGAGGAAAAGTTGGAGAAGTGGCAAAGATGGTTTATCGGTATGCTGACTATCTGCGATGGCAATTCTACCATGATTAACCTTGTTAGGGAGGATATTGACGATAGACAGCCCGAAGGCGAAAAAATCTTTGTTATCGAAAGAAAGCACTCTATTGTTGCTGAACACAAAAACGAACTGCCACAAAATCATCGTGACCTTTGTTCCAAGTTGAGCGATGACCAATACTTTGAAATCATGGCCAACATTCTCACCTACAAATTCAAGTTTGGAAGTGCCGCAACGTTCCATGACCAAATGGTACACATTTACGATGAAATGAAGTACGTTGTCTTTAAGGTTATCAAAAACTATGGCGTTGATGCTATCTACCAAAACTATGGAAACATTGACATTGAGGATGACAAAGAAAATGGTTGGAACATCGTCTTTGTAGGTGAACCTTGCGACATTGCCCACATGATTGATGAACTTAAAAATCAATACGACAATCTTTTCTAATCTTTCATATTGTGTGTAAAAAAATCCGTGCCTTTGGCAACTTTGGCACGGATTTTGTACTATTATTAAGCAAATAACCAATTAAAATTATAAACCATGAGTAAGTTTTCAAGCGAAAAAGAAATTGATTTTCTCTCTCTCATTATTGATGTTGCCAACTATGCAACGCCCATTTTCAATGATTTGCAAGACAAAATCATCACCAAGAATGAAGTCACTGAAAAGTATGCCTTTGAATGGGCTAAAATCTTCAAAGAGAAGTTTGAACATGAGACAGCCGTGCAGTTTTCGGCTCGTTACCATGAACATCTTAAAACCTTTGTAGAAGCAAGGGTTAAAGAGGTTATCAAAGAAGAGACAAAGCAAACCGAAAAGGTTGCCAAACTTGTCACCTTTGAACTGACTACAAGGGTCGTAATCAACAAAAACGCCATGCCCGAATGTGAAGAAGAGGATGCCATTAATGCAGCCCTCAACAAATTTAGGGCTAACAACAACGTGGATATGTGGCTGTGCTTCGATAATTGCACCGAAGTAGTCAATGACAAAGAATGTCCATTTGGAACTTTTGCCGATGATAGTTTGGCATGATATTTGTAAGTAATAATAACGTATAACCAATAAAAAACACACATTATGATTTTAGTTACTTATCCTATCAGCACACAAGAAAATCAAATTATCGAACACCCCGACAAGTCGTTTAGAATGTTCGACACTACCGAAAAAGAAGATTCAAAGAAAGTATTTATGATGCTTCTTGCTCAATTCGGCAACGATTTAAGCATCTACAATATGTCAAGCCGTTCACAATCAACGTTCTTTGAAAACGTTGGAAATCTCTTTGACTATATCAACAACGAAGATGTTTCGTTTGAAAACTCATGGTGCGTTTTGCTCAACCTTGAAGAAGATGAAACTCGTGCCATGATGAACAAGTACAAGCGAGACTTTATCATTGTTGAAGATGGTAAGCCTATTTGCTTCGATGACAAAGAGATTGTTGTCTATGGCGATATTGAGTGCGCCTATGCAGAAAAACATGGCGGAAGTATCTATTGCTTGCTGAGCATTGAAGACCCCGACAACAAAGAATTATACGATGTTCATGTTCTTTCTTTCGACAACAGCATTGTAGAAGTCCACGATTACAAAGCCCCAAAAATTGACAAGGATTGGTTTAGTGTCTCTTTCAATGACCTTTCACAATTCTTTGCAGAGGCTGAAAAAAGCGGCTATGACCAAGTTGTCTATGTGACAAATTGTCAGTATGTGAACTGCAAGTACGTTGACCATGATTCCGCTCCTGCCATTGCAGCCTTCGACAGCAAGGAAAAAGCAAAGCAAGACCTCAAAGACACACTTGAATATGTCAAAGAAGAGTTTTTGCAATACTACGAAGAGAAAGAACTTGTCATTGTCGAAAAAGACAATTACGTTGAAATCCATGATATTGACCACATGGATTGGTGGTGGGGTAAACTCTACGAAACGGAACTGAAATAACCTCCTTTCTTAATACACATTTTTTTGAAAAGCAGTGCATTTTTTTGTACTGCTTTTCTCTTTTTGGCACGGTTTTTGTGGTATATTGCAGTGAACATTAAACAAACACACACTATGGAAAATTACATTTCAAGAGACAAATTCAAAGAATTGATTGGTTGGAATTGTGCCAATGAGCCTTATGGTTGGCAAGCCCTTAAACTTGCAAATGGTTTGAATGGCGCAAGGTTAAGTGGAGCAAAGATTTTCGACAATCACTATTCAGTATATTATAAGTACGATGTTAGAAGTGGCAAATACTATTTTCCTATTGTTTTCAAAATGGGTGTTCGTGGATTTGTGGCACACAATATTGAAGAACTTGAACATTTCCTTAACGAGATTAAACAATGCCATTTCAGCGTAATGGATAGAATTGTTGAGGAAAGGATTGAAAAAATGGTAGGTTGTGATATAGTAGAAATAAGAAAGCACGAAATTTCCCATGAAGATAGAATCCCTTACGATGAATCTTACGATTGGTACAAAGAACAATTTAACGGATATTGGTATGTAGAGTGCTAATTTTGGCATGATATTTGTAAGGAAATAAGTATAACCAATTAAAATTATAAGAACTATGATTAAAGAAGTTGGAAACATCGAACTTGAAAACGGATTTCTCTTCAAGTTTTGGAGTGACAAATTAGGCAAGTCCTTTTATGTAGTCCAATTCAATGATTGGGGCTATATCAATATCTTTGACGAATCAAAAGAAAAGGTTGCAGTCAATAGCCTTCTTGACCGAGATATTTCTTGCCAAGATAGGGATGATACCCTTCCCATGAATCTTTTGTCCGAAGATGAGGAATTTTATTTCAAAGAGTATTGCAATGTATTGGAAGAACAAAATTTCCAATATGAATATGCAGCAAAATTATTTTTCATGGAATTTCCTATTCCGTGGTAATTTGGCATAGTTTTTGATTATAATTAAAGTGTCTAACCAATTAAAATTAAATAATATGTATTACAAGAGAATTAACAAGTCCGAAAACGAAGGTATTGCTCAACTTGAAAAATCCTATGAGGGATTGAAAACGAGAGTTGGCGTTATCGTCAGCAATGATGAAGAAGGCGAATTTCTTCTTGTGCCTACTGAAATGTTAGGCGACTACGTTGTTACCTGTGTTTCAAAGACCGATGTACGTTCAAAGGGCTTTGATACTGCCAAAGTAACCGATGAGCAAATGAGAGAACTTGCCGAACAAATTGAATCCGATTTGGTGGAATACGGCAACTATTGGGACACCATCTGCGACACTGCCGAAGATTGGGGACTGCCGAGAATCCATATTGTTGTCGAATCCGACTATGGCGAGGCTTGCATTGAGCCTTCAAGCGATGGCGATGGCTATTACGATGTATTCATTGGCGATGATTTTGATGATTATGTTGGCACACTGATTTTGGATGATGCTGACCTCCAAGACATGGACAAACTCGTTGAGGAAGTAAATTCACTTTTCAAAGACGAAGCAGAATAAGGCTGAAAGCGTTCACTAAATATTTTGGAAGCGGTGCTTGAAAAAGTGCCGCTTTTTTTTTATAGTTTGGCATGATTTTTGTGCTATATTGTAGTGAACATTATGCCCGAAAAAAAATAAAAATTTTAATCCATGAAGTTGAAAAATGGCATGGTTTTTGATATAATAAAGTAAGTCTAACCAATAAAAACATAACACTATGGAAGAGAAAATGTATTGTCCCGAATGTGGCCATGAGTTTGTTCAAGGCGAATCCAATTACAATTATGAAACCGCAAATACGGACTATGTTTGCCCCGAATGTGGTTGGGAAGGAACCCACAATGAAGTCATTGATGGTGATGAAATGGAAGTTGACGAAATCGGAGAACTTGACTAAAAATTAAAATCATGGCAAAACAAGAATTTAATAAAAAGGACTTCACTTTAATTCAAAGTGGTGGAAGAGGATATGATGAAGATTATTCCTATGAAAACTACCTTGAATGGTGCAAGGAAAACGAAATGGAGCCTTCAGAAGAGGATTCAGAAGATTATTGGAGTTGGGTTTACGAAGAGGCTGAACTTGATTACGATAACTTCTTTGATAATCTCCACTATTCAAAGGCTGAGCATGGATTTTACATGATTACCTTTGACCTTGGCCTTTGGAATGGCCATAGAAAAGGCTACATTGAGCAAGTTTTCACCTCATTGACCGAGGCTATCAAATTTGCCTTGCGGTCTTCCAATGACTATTTGGATTATAAGATTCAGTTTAAGGATGGCGAAGTCATTGTCTATGGCTATCACCATGACGGAACTAACATTATGACCATTAGCCAACTCTCCAAACATGGACAGCGAAACCTTTTGGACAAGGATGAGCCTAACTATGAAAAGTACGTTCAAATGAAGGATACCTTCAAAAAGTTAGATTGGCAATTTGCATGGACTTAAAATTAAAATTACAATGAAAGTACAAGTAACTCTTTGCACCTATAAGACAAACGACAAAGGCGGGAAAATCTTGGAAACAAGATACAGCCAATGGGACACCATCGAAGTCAATAACATGGCAGAAGCAATGGCCTTTGGTAGAGGCGTTGTTTGTGGCCTACGTTACAAATGGAAGTCAGCGGCTTGCGCTTTGCGCTTCGAGGATGGCCATGAAGAATATTTTACCGATTAATATACGCAAATGCGTACTTTGGTACGGTTTTTGATTACTAATTAAATTGAACATTAACAAACACACAAATTAAAATTATGAAGTATAACGTTGGCGGAACTATGCTGTCCTGCATTTTTAGAGATGGCATTGAAGCATCTTCAAAAGAAGAGGCTGTCGAAAAATTTAAAAAGATTGTTCAAAAAAGCATCAGTGGCGTTGATTGGCTTGAATGGCGTGAAGTTGAGGCTGAGGAAGTCAAAGACTACACTACCAAAATCAACAAGGTTCTCGCTGATTGTGGCTACGGCTCATCATACATGGTTGATAAAACACCAAAACTTGTTTGCAGTGGCGCACCTACCACTCCCAAGTGTTTCAATAACGTTGATGTCTATAAGGCAGAAGTTAGATGCGGTGGCGTTCTGTATTTCATTGTCATTGGAACAGACATTTACCTGCCGGTGACCCAAGACCATTTCTGTATGCCCACAAGTGACTTTTGGGAGAAAGATTTGGGCTTGAATAACGTCCTCAAAATGTTTTGGATGGCAAGAAACAACATCTATGCGTTCAACAATAGTGGCGACTTGATTGCTCTCTATCTTTCGTCAAGAAACTATGGAATGTCCACGCTTGGCGCACGAATCATGAACATCATTACCAAGTTGCCCGATTATTTGAAGATTGGATACTTCCTTATGAGGTCGGAATCAAGATACCTTGAAATGAAGTCTTGTGACGGAAAACACACGTTGAAGGCAACATTCTCATCTTGCGAAGACGAATATCCTGATACGTTCATGCAAATTTCAAAGATTATTCCGTAAAATTATAATTGTCATACTATTTATTTTTTAGGAGTTTAATAATAACTTTTAATAAATAAATTAGTATGGCGATTACAATAGCAGCTTTACTGCAACAACTTTTAATCTTTATCCCTACCATTATTGCAAGTACAACAGTTATCACTGGTGCTATTAACGGTGCTTTCGATATTGAAAATGCAAATGCAAAGCATATCATATCATGGGTCGTAGCAATATTATGCGGAGTATTGACAGTCTTAACAGGCGGGTTGACATTCGGATTAGGCTGGGTTGATTACTTAATTGGTGCAGGTTTCGGTCTCGTAGCAGGAGGCGCAGCAAATGGATTGTACGATTGGCCAGCAATATCAAATATCATTGACAAATTCTATGACTTGTTCGGTCACGGAGAAACAATAAAGGCCAAACGTGCAGTGAAAAAGTAAAATATACGCAATTGCGTATCGTTTAACTAAAAAAATATTTGATATTAAGAAATTAAAATTGTATATTTAATAAGTGCTTATGAAGCATAGTAGTAAGCACTTTTCTATCGAATGCGGCATTCGTATAACGGTTTAGTATACCAGCCTTCCAAGCTGGGGGTGAGGGTTCGATTCCCTTATGCCGCTCAAGCAACGTTGGCTCGTTTCAAGTACTTTGGCGTTAAACAGTACTCGCTTGGCGGCTATGTTTGTTACTAACCGCATTGCTGCCCACAATGCAAGGAGATGTGGGGGGCTCAGCGTAGCCTGAATACGTTAGTGGGTGATACCACGAAGTAGTGTTCTTGGGTTTACTACTATCAACAACAAATCCATGCATTTGGTCCCTTAGCGCAGTTGGTTAGAGCAACTGACTCATAATCAGTAGGTCCCAGGTTCAAACCCTGGAGGGACCACAAACAGAGAGGATGTTTCTAATTAAAATTAGAGACCCCGACTTGGCAAGGCATCCTCTTCTGTTATGTTACGTACCGGGGCTACTCAAGCCAATGGGTAGTCAACGAGGGTGACACCGAGTGAATGGAGGCCGGCTTTCCATTTGCGCCTATGGTGTTATAAAAGAGATGGACCGTACATCAACGTAACAAACTTGGGAGATTGGCGCAGTCGGTACAGCGCAACTGGCTTACATCCAGCAGGTCGGGGGTTCGAATCCCTCATCTCCCACAGTAATAATATACGCAATTGCGTATGCATTTATGGCGGGGTGGTGGAATTGGTAGACACGGCAGACTTAAAATCTTCTGGACTAACCGTCCGTGCGGGTTCGAGTCCCGCTCCCGCTACAATTAAAACTTTAATCTAAAACTTTAACCATGGAAAACGAAAGTAAACTCTCAAAAATTTTAGTGATTATTATGATTCTTGGAATCGCTGCTCTTGGTGCTGTATTGTATTTTGCAATTCAGGATTCAAGAGAACGACAGGAACTTGCTGAGCAAGCAAAGATTGATGCTCAGGTTGATGTCAATAGAATTGATGATTCAACTTATCATTTCAACCTGGGGGATGGCGGTTCCTGTTTTACACTTGGACTTGCTAACGATACCCTGACGGTAGATATGGTCAACGTAATGCTCTGCCACATTGATAACGATACCATCACAGTAATTACAATGAGAAATAAGGCCAAGCATGGGTATCAATTCAACTATTCTCATTATTTCAAGGGAAGCGTACCGGAGAAGTCCAAGGTTAAGTTTATCCATAACTGACGGGGCGTATCCGCTCAAGCTTATACCTTGTTGAAACGGTAATTGGTTACATGTAGGTTCGATTCCTACCGTCCCGACAAGAAAAAAATAAAAAAAATACGAAAAAATTTGTTTTTTTTCAAATTTAATTGTATATTTATAACGTTAGAAGAAAACATACAGCAACTATTCAATACACAAAGAGAGGGTTTTTGTTTGTCATACTGTTTTCTGATAACATGAAAATAATCAAATTTATACATAGACTGCTGAGAAGCAAGCCAATTTAATTTAAAGTTAAGTTCAAAACAGTTAGGTAGGTCTGTTTGAAGTAAAACAAAACCTCCGGCTCAATTCAGGTTAGAGTGTAACGCCCGTGCCTTGGATAGCGTAAGTACGGAACACAGTGGTCCGAGTCCACAATTGAGACAAGATTAGTTCTTTGATATTGATGCGGGGTGGAGCAGAGGCAGCTCGCAAGGCTCATAACCTTGAGGTCGGAGGTTCGAATCCTTCTCCCGCTACTTGAAGAAAGCGTACAGCAAAGCTCAAAATCAAATTAATGTAATTAGTTAATTCAAAGATGATGAGATGCGCACTCTCTCCAAGTCTAGGCGCACAGCCCTTAGATACGGCTGCTAAGACCAGAGACTTGGGCGTGAAAACCTTGGAAAGTACACAGCGCTAAATGATACATCGGTTTTTCTCGCTTTCTGAAACTTATGGAGTTTTATTAGTTTCGCTTCTGTTTGAAAAACTAATTGGTGGAGTATAGGACAACCGTACACCCAGGCTTCCATGAGCCTCTTGCTTGGCAAGTTTCGATTTTAAATCATGGAACAATGTGTGTTTGTTTGCACGGAATTCTCGAATTTCGTGCTTTTTTTTTATCTAATTGAAATTTCTGGCACGGTTTTTGTTGAATATTGTGGTGTTCATTCTATATTAAATTATGAACAAATTAAAATTTTAATGCCAAATCGAATAGTCTGGCACGATATTTGATAGGGTAAGAAAAAAGTAAAATTATGACACCTGAAGAAAATTTAGTTAAAGAACTCAAGGAATGGAGAGATGCTTGTAAGGAAGCACATGAAGAAGGTCTGAAGAAGAATGTCTATGAATTAGGCTTCCATCTTACGTACTTACAATTGGATAAGTTAATTAAGAATTACGAAGAAGAAACCATTCCTGAAGCTTAAAAATAAAATTTTAATAATATGATTAATGTGAAGAGTTACAATAAAATCAGAAAAAAGGATGACCTCGTTGTTGCCTACTTGACTGACATCAAGGGCTCCAAGAGCAAACCTATCTCTCCTGAGGAAGAGAGAGACCTGCTTGTGAAGTACTACGCCGATGGTACGTCTGAAGCAGAGAAGACTGAAATCAAGAAGAAGATTGTGATGTCACATCAAAGATTCCTCTATGACATAGCCAACTGTTATTCCAATGGCGACAATGGAATGCTGCTTGAACTCATCAATGTCGGAACCATCGGTATGTACGAGACGTTTGACAACTTCGACATCACCAAGGATAATAAGTTCATGACGTATGCACAGTACTACGTCCGTAGAGCAATCAAGCACTTCCTGGATGATGAGAACCTTGTGGTGCGTCCTGCAAACAATGCAAAGATTACTCCTAAGGTAAAGAAGATTGAAGAGGAATTCTACAGAACTCAGGGCCGTAAGCCTACTATCTTCGAAGTGGAAGACATCCTGTTCGAGAAATATGGCATCGAACTCGCTGACAGAAATGACATTTATGGAGCCACAATTGAAAGAATTGAAGACACCACTGATGGTTCTGAAGACGATAACTACACATTCGAGATGTCCAAGGATTTCACAGACTATGCGTCTACTGAGAATGACTACGAAGTCGAAACCAGGAAGAGTGACACCGCTTACGAAGTAGCCAAGGCAATTTCAAGGCTCCCTGAGCGTGAGGCACAAATCATTAAGATGGCTTATGGCATGGGCGACTACAATAAGCCTTGCAATAACATCGAAATCGGTGAGGCGCTTAACTTAACATCTGAGAGAGTCAGACAACTCAGGAAAGGTGCTGAAGCCAGGTTGAAATCTTTACTTGAAAAAATTGAAGTTTAATTAAAATTTTTGTATATTATAAACTATGAAAAAACTTGTATTTGTATTAATATTAGCATTCACCATGGTCCTTACAGGATGTGAATGTGGATGCGGGGTCGAAGGTTCTGTAGTCGAAGTCGAACCAAGCGATGTGATGACCATCAAAGTTAACACTGAATTCGGTTGGCGTAAGATTCACAGATATACCTGTGACATCAATGGAGAACTGTGGTACGTATATTATGTACAGGACCATGGCATTACCCAACTCGAAAGAGTTAACAGTGTTCCCGGTAATCAGGATAAGCCTGATGACAGCGCTATCCTACAGGAAGAACATTATTTCGATTTTTAAATAACAATTAAAATTATACATAGCTATGAATGATAAAGAAGCAGAATTAATCGGAAGATTACAAACAAGTATCAAGTATGGTCCTAATTCATGTATCCACCGTCCAAGACCAGAATCAAAACCATCTGAAAAGGTTGACAGAGTTGAACAACTCGTTCAGTCAGTAAGAAGAGCAAAGGACATGACTAAGAAAGATGACAATGGCGAATATGAAATGGTCAACCATCCTAAGCATTACAACAACTACGATGTAGAAGTTGTTGATATGATGGAAAAGATTTGGGGTACGAAAGCAACCATGGAGTGGTGCAAAATGACCGCCTATAAGTATCGCATGCGCATGGGCACAAAACCTGCCGAAGATGATACTAAGGAAGCCATGCAAAAGAAACTCATGGAAGACTTCAACAAAGAGCAATGGTATCTTGCAAAAGCCAAAGAACTTTCATCAAAATTGTCGCACTAAAGAATAATTAAAATTAAAATGGTCACAAGAGAACAAGCCAAAGAAAGAGCCCTCGAAATGATTAACCAAATCATTCGTACTGAAGGTGGACAATCCATCGGGCTCACTAAAAAACAAAAAGGAAAAAATTCATGGACAAATATTGAAATTAAAAATGCAATTATCCATGATTGTAATTTACCTAATGGGCCAAATCCCGTAGATGAGATTTATGATTCCCTTGTGTATATGGAAAACCATGGTATGTAACGCATAGCATACGTAATGAGTTTTTTTTATTATTTTTGTGGGCCTTTCGCAAGAAGGGCCCAATTTTTTTTTATAATATACGCAATTGCGTACTGGTCCTGCATAGTTTGGCACGGTTTTTGATATACATTGCAGTGTTATGAATAAGTCACCGCCGTAATATCGGAAACATATTAAACAATTGGATGGCCAAATGCCACACAGGGGCTGAACGCAAAACTGTGAGTAGGAGAGTAGACTCCAACACGTAAAAAGCGAATAGTAGAGTAGACTCCAGCATACCCTTTATTTTTTTTAATTAAAATTATAATTTTTTAATATATCTACCGACTATTTATTATTATCTAATTTTAATTTTATATGAACAAATTTTTAAATGATTTACTCACATTCGTACTTTTTGTGGCAAGTATTGCTTGCTTCTACTTCGCAGTGACAGCCGCTTTCGCTTCTGCATTGCTCAACTTCATTCTCTTATTCGCAGCAATATTCTTCCTCATCCAAGCGGCAGGTCTTATAGACAAGGCCAAGGGATTCGGAAAGTATTCTAACGATAATTCTCCTACCGTGCCAAATAAAGTCGAAGAATCCCCTGATAAAACAGAGGATAATTAAAATTAAAATTAAGCAAGGGTCTCACAAGGGCCCTTTTTTATTTACAATTAAAATTATAATCCACCCATGCCCTGCTCAGCATTAATAATTAAAATTATAATTACAATCCTAATCCCATAATTAAAATTATAATTAACAATTTAAATTTCTAATTAAAATTATAATCCATCGTGTCTGACGATTTTGTCTAAATATTTTTTGTGCAAAATAGATTTCCACACTAATGCCATGAGCCACAGTTATTTAGAACCATTCTAAATTTTAATTGTAATTGTAATTTAGTTTGTTTCTAAATTAAAAATTTTAATTGAAATTCCCACAAGCCACAAATGGATTGGCACTTTTCCCACAGGGCCCAAGCAAAAAAATTCCAATAAAAATCATCCATATTTTTCAGGCAGAAAATATTCGAAAGTTATATTTTGATTCATGCCCGATTTTGTACAAAAAAAAAGAGGGAGAAATGTGCTAAAAACTCCACATTTTCCCACTTTATACCACTCGGATTATCAGTGTTTTACGAATGTTCTGATTATCAGGCACTTATAACTTTCTCATTTTTAATCTCTTAAAATAAAATTGCAATTTAAATTAAACAACCCATCTGAAAATATAAATTACAATTTGTGTATAAGAATGCTATCAAAATGATATTACTTTTATACTATTTTACAATACCCTCTTTTTCAAGTTTTAGCATAACGGGGTCAGTGATTTCCAGAATGAAATAGTTATGGTGGTTGTGGTTATAGGCTGACTGTGCTGTTGGGTATTTTTTATACCACATTCCATCTTCGATGATGGTTGCATCGGCATACCATCTTTTGCACCACTCAAGAAATTTTTCAATTTCCTTCAGGAAGCCTTTTTCTCCACCGACCTTATTATTGGAGAATACTTTTATCCTATATGGTTCATCAAGTAAGATAGAACCTTGCAGGAGTCTTTTAACGTATTTTGGTATTGTAAAGTTATTCATTCGTATTTTAATTTAAGGTCAATACTTTGTATATTTTCCCATAGGGTTCCGTATTTGTAATCCAAATAAGTCAAATATTTTTCACGGTCAAATAAACTATATAGGAAACGGTAATATTCTTCTTGTTTCTTTTTATTCAGGATTGGTTTTTCGAGGCATATTGTACAAATCCACAAGTCAACGAATTTATTGTATGTGTCTGAGTATTTCTTTCCTGTTGCAACGTAATAGAAGAATCGTACAGTGACAAGTTCTAAAAGATGTAGTATTAGAACGATTGGTGTAGTTGAGATGGCCAAGACAATGTGTATGGCAACGAGTAATACATATCCTAACATTGCAAGTAATTTACCGAAGAATTTTAGGATAATGGAAATGATGTTGAGGAATCGTTTAATGTACTTCATGGGATTTTCTTTCGTTACGTTCTTTTTCGTTTTGTTCTATATCGGCCAGGGTTTGGTTATACATCCTGAGGGCTTTCCATAGGGCCCAACCGCAAAAGATATACAATGGCAATTCAAAGCACAGGAACCACACAAGGTTAAATCCAAGTAGGTAATAGTGCGATACAACGGCCATTGCGATTGCTACCAATGCGATGACAAATAGTGTATAGCCACCGCCTGTTTTGAGAAAGTCATTAAAATTTAAATAAAACTTATCTCCGAGTTTCTTTAAAGCATTAATTATTTTCATGGGTTCCAAAAATTTTGTTATTCAATATACCATTTATCGAAAGAAACGACAATAGGTAGATAATCATTTTCATTATAGCCTACAGCTTCGAATTGGATTCTACCAAAATCAACGTTCAGTTCATGGATTGTGTAGTCATAGATATGATTGACTTTACAACAGCCATCGTATTCGTAATCTTCAATTACGTCTTTAATTAGTTCTTTCCATTCCATGTATTCGTCAGTTTCGCTTCTACTAACAAACATTCCACCAATACCATAATGATGTGGTGGCATTTCATCTGCAAGGATGATGCAGATAAACCTTGAATCATAGAAACTACTTCCTTCGACTTTATATAATCTTTTCATGGGTTTATAGCATTGTGAAACAAATAGTCATTGAAATTACAAACAAAATTAGTCCAATGCTAAAACTGATAATAGCAATTGTGTTTTTTGTTTTTGTGTAATTTTTCATATTGGAAAGGTTAAGTCCCCAACCAATAAAGGTGAGTATCCAACCAATAATGCTTAATGTAAATACGGTTTCCATGGTTTTACTTTTTTTCGATATGGATAAAAATTTGGTCTTCTTCAGTTCTTTCGTCTTTTCTCCATCTGTAGTCATGGATGGTCCAACCAGCGTTTTCAATTTCGTTCTTCAACTTATTGAATGTTTCTGTGGTAACAAGGTTTTTTGGAATAGTAAGCCAAAGTCTAAAGATTGCGTTTGGCATATAGTTGCCAGTGTTTCTTTGTTTCTTATTGAATGGGTCTTTGAAGAATCTTTCTTTTTCTTCTTTCCATTCTTTGATTTCGATTTCAAGGGCCTCATTGAAAAGGCTTTCAAGTTCATCGTATGATACGAACAGGTGATTAGAATTTGTAATCATGGATTATTTGTTTTTGTAGATTTCGTTTCCAAAGAACCACTTCATGGTTTTATAGATGAGTTTTTCATCACTACCAATTTTTTCGCTGACATATTCCCACATTTTAGGTAAATTAAGATGGTCAATATGTTGATATGTTAAATCGGTCCAATTTGAACGTTTCAATAGTTGAGCCATTTCATTGGTCAATTTTTCTCGCTCATCATCAGGTACAAGAATCATCCATGGGCTTTTAATGTCAAAAATTGACATCTTGGTCGCTTTGTCCATGGAATTATTTGCATCACAATTGAATGGAGTGATAAATCGGCCATTTTCGCTTTTGATAGCATAGATACCTTCTTTTCCCTTGTAGGTTTGGGTTTCAAGAGCGTTAAGGGCATCAACAACATTAATGCCGCTTTCCAATAATTTCCAATTTTTAATAGGCTTTTCCATATAATTAAAATTTAAATTTCGTCAAAGTTAAAGAATCTGCTATACGTAGAATCATCATAATAGTAAAATCCTGTAAGCTCATACATTTTGTCTATTTGAGCCTTTGTTGGTCTTGGATAATCATCCTCATATCCGATAATATGCTCACAACTCCATCTGTCAATTGTGGTGGAGAATCTTATCCAACCTCTCTTCTCAAGAGTTTCTTGGAAGCACTCACTAAATCCACGCTCCTCCCAATCATCAAAATCAATTGGTCTGTTTCCATCCATGGGAAACTCATCTTTCAGAATCTCTTGTGCAACTTTTTCGTGCTTGAACTCTTCAACATATGTTATGTTCCCATAAGGGTCCATCCAACAATCTCTTTTCATTTTATTTTTAGAATTTTAATTACATTGAACTATTATACAAAAATCATGCCAGACTTTTAATCCCTTTCATAAAAATATTCAGTCTTTCCACATTTTGTACAAGTGCATTTATAGTAACAAGAGTCAACCCATTCTTTATAGCCCCAATGATGGTCACAATAATTTTGTACTCGTTCATTTGCTTTCTCTTGTTCTTCACATCTGATTTCTTCTCGCAACAATTCGGTATCTTTTTCGCACTTTGCTTCAATAAGAATTTCATTGTATTTGTTATATACAAGCATTCTTTTCATAATTTCATTTGTGAAATCCAAATAATTGTTTGTTTTTGCACAAATGTTTTCAATAAGCATATTTCTATCAAGCCTATGGTTATAAAACGTTGGAAGCATTCCAAGTAAAACTTCTGCTTGTGTGAAGTAAGTTTCGTCTTCTTCGTTTTCAAACAATTTTTCTGGATGTGCGAGATAGTATGTGTTTTTATCCATAATTATGATTTTAATGTTGTTTACTGATTATATACAAAAATCATGCCAAACTAACTAAGTGGCCATCTTTCATTGTCATTTTCTTTGTTTCCGTCAAAAACAGTTGTTAGATTATTAAAATGTGGTAGTTCTCTAATGTTCTTAATATGGGTTTCTTTTTCAAGTTCCTCAAAGAATTTTTCTTCGCTTACTTCTTCCATGGATTTATATATGTCATAAAGGTTTGATGTCTTCATGAATCTATAGTTATTTATGGAATATATTATTTTTTCCCAGTATGAGCAATGTTCGGTTAATTCATGCTCAACATCGTAGAGTTTATATCCATGTTCAAATTCAAAGTCTTGGATATATTTAGGTCGGCCACAATCAGTAAGAACGTGCTTTACCTTGTACATGAATATTCTATAATCAAAGCCTTTAATGATAAAGCATTTGTCAATAAACAATACCTTTAAGTCTTCAGGATGCTCTTCAAAATAAGTTTCAACATCCTCTTTTGTTTTCAATAGAGTTTCGTACTCTTCTATAACGCTTAAAATATCCATATATTATAATTTATACATATCTTTTGGTGCTTCAAGGGCAATTCTTTTTCTAATAAGTCCACGGTAATCAAGATGATGTTCATTGTAGAAATCAATTCTTTCCACATCGGTTCCATTACCCATCAATTGGAATAGTTCTTCTTTTTCTGCTTTAGTCATTTTTGACAATGAACGAAGATACGGTTTTGCTTCCTTCCAAAAATAATGATGCCGACTGCCGCCACCAGTCATAATTACAATTCCTGATGTAAAAACACCTGTAAGTCTTCCTTCATTAATTGCATAGCCTTCTTTACCCTTAATAAATGGATGGTATTTTAATCTTGCACAAAGGTCTTTGGATAATAAATCTTCTTCTTCTTTCGTCATATTTTGACATTCATTAAATACTCACAGTCAATATCAATTGAATAAGTGGATATGAAGTCTTCAACAATATCTTTTGTGGGCTTATTAATTTTGTTTCTTTTACAATAAAGTATGAACCAGTTTGCTATACCTTTTTTTTCTTCATTGGTCATAGTTCATCTGTATGTTGATAAGTTCTATACATTACGGCATAGTCTTCAGGTCTTATTGAGATACCTGTTTTCCATGGGCAAATACTATGGATTTTTCTTTCAGGGATTCCTGCATTTTCGAGGATTAGGTAAATGGCCCAACTTGGGTCATAATCACAATACATGTCAATATTGAATCCGTATTTCCAATCGTATTCATTGTTTTTGCTCTTCAATGTTGTTTTGAGCCATTCAATGTCATCCATGTCATATGTTTCTCCAAAATGGATAAGCCTCTTGTAGTATTCTTGGAATAATTCATGGGCTTTTTGTTTCATTTCATCAGTAATGTCGGCTTTTGCATCATTAGCAAGGATTGTAGCTAGGGCACAAGCAGGAAATCCACAACCATGGCTTTCATTCAGTGCGCCATTGTCTTGTAAATGCCAACCAAATATAAGTTCACACCATTTGTCAGCTGCAATTTTAGCAGCCTCTTCAGCAGTATGCGCCCTACCATTTACTTCTACCCAATTTTTGGATAAATTGCAGTCGTAACGGCATTTATACCAAACTCCTGAAACATCGCTGTGCCTTCTCCATGCCTTATATTCATCTGTTTCTTTAATAGCATCCCTATCAAGGCTCCAATTAATCTTTTCGTATGTATCTTCTACATACTCATCAAGAACATCAGACAAATATCTTTCGGCTGCTGTAAGGTTTTCTTTTTTGAAAAATTCATTGATAACCTTTTCAATATCATCATCTGTGATTTCAGGCACTTCTAGTTTTTCTTCTTCGAGTTTGTTATGAAATTCTTCTGTAAAATCTTCAATAACTTCTTTGATTAATTCTTTTTTATCCATTGTGTTTAAAATTTAAATTAATACATTTGATTCAATGTGCATACAATAGACTCATAAATTATTTCCATTGTTTCAAGTGAATATGGAGTGTGCAATCCAACATTTTCTGCTGATGTTTTTACATCATCCAAAATGTCTTTCATTTTTTCTTCGGGCCATTTAGCAAGTTCATCCTTGATTTCTTGAGAAAATGTTACGTGTACTGTATAATTACAATCACAATACACATCAATATTATCCTTGTTAATCAAGTGTTTAGGTAACATATAATACTTTTCCATATTTGTCATGTCATTAATCTTTAAGTAATTGTTTTTTCAATTCCTCTTTTTGTTCTTTAGACAAAGACTTTAACAGTTTCTTTATGTCAGCCTTTAATGGGTCTGCCGGTTTTCTCTTTCTTGGATAATATTTTTTCTTTCCGCCATCCCTATATTTACTCCAATTGTTGTACATGTTAATAACTGTACCCCAAAGATGTATTCCTTGTAGTAAAACTATATGGTTTGCACCATATTTTCTTTCTGCTTCTTTTATTGGATTGAATCTTTCTTTTTTACAGAACTTTACGTATTCAAATGCAAATTTTTCATCCATATTTTTCACAAGATATGGAGTAAATTCAAAATGGTTAGTTCCGTCACCCCTTTCGACTAAGGCAGTTCTTATAATCTTTTTTGCTTCATTTATTTCATACTCAAATCCAACAATTGTACCAACATACGTGAAAGTAAGACTTGGTGATAAATGTGAATCTTCATAATCACCCCAAAAGGCATCTGCTATTACGGTATCACCAATTGACAACAGTTCTTTATCGTGGGAAATGAATTCAATAGTTTCTTCATGCTCATTAGGCGTTCCTTCCAAATCTTCTTCAGGTATCCAATTATGAAATTGAATGTACTCATCACAATAGGCGTATAAATTGTAAACCACATTTACAATATTGTTTGCTTTAATTGTACATTTACATCTTGAAATTTTATATTCTTTTGGCGTAAATTCACTTTCAAGTACATACTTACCGTATTGCATGTTTTGATACGATGGTAACTTTTTCAGTAATACCGTATCACCAACATTATATTTAAAATTAACTTTCATATTTATTCCTCCGCTATATATAACATTTTACAGGAAACCAACGAATCATCCTCAATAAATGAGAATGCAAGTTTTTCTTTTCCGTCATTTCCTGTAATAACACCAACGTCTTTAATGGTATTTTCCCATAGTTGGCTTTTGAATGGTTTTCCAGAAAGTTTCTTACACTTCTTTCCAATATACTGAACCGCATCTTCATGTGATTCAATATTGAGTTTCAAGCGTAGTTTTTCTGATTTAGTCAGTTTACTCATGGATTCTAATGGTTTTCTTTGTGTAGTCTAACAATATTAGTTGCAAAGATAAAAAATGCCACAAAAAAAATAATAGCAGCGACCAATGGGGCTGCTTTTATTACGCACCATCCAACAATCAAAAGAATCCATCCAATGATGGTTAAAATTGTGGTTTTACTCATATTAAATTAGTTTTTCGAGACAATATTTAATTGAAGTTTCCATTGCTTCTTCGTAAGTTTCGCAAATTGGTATGTCGTAATTATCAATTCGGCTTTCACAATCAATGAATAACTTTCCGTCATCAATTTTTGCTCCGCCTATATAAGAAAACCATCCTCTATCAAGGTGTATTGTTGAAATGAACAAATTGTGTTTTTCAATAAGCCATGTCATAACTTGATAGAAAGTTGGCACAGAACAAATAAATTTATATTGTGGCTCAAAACGGTTTCTATCATCAAATTGTATAACTTCGTATTTTTCACCACCATACATGGAAGTATATTCTGCATACCATGCTTTACATGGGGCATGAAAGCCCTTTTCCTTCAATAATTTTGAAGTTTCAAAAGAAACAAGGTCACTCATGTAAGTTAATCTTTAAAATATTTCATGTGTTCTTCAAGTTCTTGCATATAGGCATCCATTTCATTATAGATTGCTCTATATTTTTCATGGCTTTCTGTTTCAGGAAGTTCCAAAAGGCGATAGCCAAATTCCTCAAGTTTTCTACCTGTTTTGGGGAACAATAAGCCTTTTTTGACGAACTTTGTAAAGTAGTCATCAATGCCTTCAGCAATGACTTTTGTGTGCAATGTTAATGGATATGCTTCTGTGCCTCCATTATAAGAGCATTCAACATAACCATTTGAAAATTTCACATTGCCGTATTCGTTTTTTTCCTCAAGTATTTGAGCAATTTTTCCATCGGTAGTGACAATCCACTCACCTTTTTTAAAAGAATCAAGTCTTCTGCTCATTGTTCAATCGGGATTTTAGTTAATGATTCACGGCTTAAAATATAGCCATCTTCCTTAGCATGGCAACCTTTGCCATAGAGCATATTTGAATAACGGCCTTTTTCAACAAGGTCTTCGTGAGTTGCGAAGAACACATCTTCGGTGAATTCATCACCCTTTTTCACTTTTACCCAAGTGGGCATCTTTACTTCTTTGTTGGTTTCCATAATTATAATTTTTAAATCCAAAGTTTACCAAATTCGTTTTCCCATCCACCGCTATAGATAGATACAGTTTTACCATTTAATCCGTATTCTTGGAAAACTATTGTTCCTGTACCTTTAGGGCAGAACCAATCACTGCTTTCCATCAGTGCATCAACAGCTTCTTTGAGTGTTTTGTGGTATGAAGTTGCACGTGAATGATATTCATCAATAGAATTTTCGATATAAAAGAATCCGTTTTTTGTTTCAAGTTCAGCAATCACATCAATTTTGTGAAGTGCATTGTAGATTTCTTCTTTTGTCATAATTCAAATTTTTGAGGTTTACTATGAATATACAAAAATCATGCCAAAAATCCAATTACCAACAAATACTTGTTTGAAAAGGATGAGGATAAACCTTTGAAATGTTGTTGTCAATCGGGTAATAGTCGCCACAGGCGTATCTTCCGCCCTTGTTGTCCTTGTAGTTGATGATGTAGATGACCATCAGATACAGTGGCCAGTTGTTGTCATCAACATACAGTTTGACGTGATGCGGGGCCAATGAATCTTTCTCGTACAGTTCTTCAATGGCCTCTTTATGGGATTCCTCGGCCTCTGCCATAATAAGTTTCTTGTCACGTTCAACAACAGGCTCACAATCGTACTTTTTTCCGTTGAACTCAAAAGAGTTTGAGTTGATGTTAATTTCTTCAGTTCTCATTTAGATTAATTTTAAAGTTACACCGTAATATTATCAAAAACTATGCCAAACTTATTTGGTCAGTCAACAATTTCAGGAATTTTGTTCAAACTTGAAATATCAACAGAGAAAATGTTTCCGTTGTTTCCAACTTCGACACAATGAAGAACGACATATCTGTCTTTCTCCGTCATTTCGGGCCTATACTTAACGACCAAAATACCGCCGTTTTCCTCCCAATCATCATAAAAATGTTCAGGCTGTTTGATATATGTAAGGATATTATCCTTTGAATGGGAATATTCGTAAACCCCAAAATAATTGAACTTTAGTTTCTTTGCGATATTATCCATATAATTCAAATTTTAGTCCTGATGCTTTCCTACAAAATATATTTGTGAAGAGGCATATGTTTTTTGCTTTATAACATTGGCATTGCCCCCAAGAACAACGCATTCACCCTCCACATATTCAGCGCCAGCTGGGATGATACAATCAAAAATCTCAAATCCCCTGTTTTTAAGGACTTTCAAATTTTTGTCTGAAGGGAATGTATGGATAAAACCATTGTCATAGATATACAATTTGTCCGCATCTTTATCAACACAATCATACATAAGGCTATCCCAAAATGATTTCCTGCCCAAAAGATTCCCTTTAAAATGGAATCCATCGCAAGAAGCAACAAGTGGCATTTCGCCACTCATTATGTTCTTTTTAAGGTAATGGTGCGTAAAGGGTGTACGATAGCCCTTTGCTTTCTTTTGCATGATTTTAAGAACGTGAATATCGGTCTCAGCGGTTTTTGTCTTTTTTTCTTTTGAAATGCAACACATAATTTTAATTTTTAAAGTTATGCCTTACACTTATCAAAAACCGTGCCAAACTTTTAGATGCGGGTATCAAAAGTCCAACATTCACATTTTTCTTTCAAATTGTTGAAGTCTTCATCGTCATCTTCCCAAGTATGTCTGTCAATGAAGCATACGTTTGGCATTGGTTTTGGGTACTTCGTGGAGAAATACCAATGTCTGCAAGTTTTGCAGTATATACAGGTTTTCGGCTTATTTTCCATATTAATCAAGTTCAGGACTATACATTAGTCCATCTTTTTCAGGACCATTATTTTCTTTTACAAACTCTTCAAGTTTAGCATAATACTCTCTACCTTTTTCATCTGATTCTTCAAAGGCATCGAAGCAATCCATTATTTGTCTCATGGAAAAATTGGGTTCAACTCTTCCCCCTGAGTTTATTTTTGATATTTCAAAACAAATGTTTGCAACTTTGTAGATGAAATCTTTCATCTGTTCGCTTGGGTTGTCTTTATTCATAAGTTTTTTAAGCATTTTTTCAAATTCGTCATAAACTTCCCATGCACGTTCAAGGTGTCCGCTTCTTATTTCCTCGAATACTGAATTAAGGATAAGTTGAATTTCTTTTTTTTCTTCTTTATTCATATATCTAAATTTTAAAACCAATCACAACTAAAATGCCAATCAAGCAATTTTTTTTCTTCTTGAGATAATTTGTCATAGCATTCTTTGCAGTAAGATTCTGAATCACGGCACATGTTTCCATATACATGGCCAGCTATTTCTTTACCGCATTTTATACACTTTGCCATTTATCAATCCTCATAAATTATTGGAAGTGAGTCTAATACATTTTGTAATTGGTATTCGTAAATACCTCTTCTTATTGTTTCTCCTGTTTTTGGATTCTTGATTAGATACCGTACATAATTGTCAGAATCGCCATCACGGTCATCTTCTACTATGTATTCCAATTTCTTTTTCTTGGCATCGTCAAGTGTATATCCCTTATTGAGACGTTCTTTAAGTCGTGCAAGTTTGCGTTCTTTTTCATTTTGGAATCTATCCCATCCAAAGAACACTGCCATTTGTTCCATTAAAATCCACACATCAGCAAGTTCTGTAATGACTTCATCCTCATTTACACGTCCACGGTCATATTTACCAATAGCGTTAAGCATCTCTCCTGTCTCTTCCATTACCATCATTATTTGTGGTCCAATCCCCCAATCGTGTAGAGCCTTTTTATATAACTCTATTCTTTTTTTTGCCGCCATTCCGCATAAATCGTGTTCACGGATTGCTTCTTCGTGGTCATCAATGGCATCCATATAGCCATTTTTATAGCCTTCCCTTTTGTCATTGTTTTGGTCAATGTAATCACATCCAAAGTAATACAAATCTTCAGGAAAAGCCTTTAATGCCTTTTCTTCCAAATAATCTTTACTTATTCCTATTAATCCCATGGTAAATCAGATTATTCTTCATTATCTTTTTCAAACTTTTTCGGTACAATATCACCCTCAATTACACCTGCAACAATAGCAATTATAAGAATCAATGTTCCAAGCATTCCAAGGCCTGGCACTGCGCAAATTGCCATTGCAAGAATAGCATAAGGAATCGGAATCTTTTCCTCATATTCCAACTCAAACAAGCCTAATGTAAGCAATACAAAAAAGAATGCTATACCAAGGCAAATAAAATAAATTAACCAAAATGTACTCATAATATTTAAAAATTTTAATTGTTATAATCTGTTTTCTTTTTCTTTCCAATGTTCACAATCTTCATCTCCCCATTGTTCTTCTTTATCCAAAATTCTTCCATGATAAAAACAATGTGATGGAAGCCATGGATTTTGCCATGCACAAAAACTACATTTGTATTTCATTTTCTCGCTCTTTTATTGCGTTGCGAATCTTACGCTTATTGATTTTAATTTCAATTACTTGACCTCCTGGCCTAAGCCATTTTCTTGTCACATAACTAATTCCGTTATATATACGATTCCCATAACGGTCTTCATCATAATAACTTGAGAAATGTGTCTTCTTGGCAATGGCCTTATAGAAAGCCTTCAGGCGTTCAAGCGTAAATGTTGCGAAATATTCTCTTTCTAACTGTGTCATTTTATTCTCCTATTGTAAACAGTGTTATCCACTTAAAAAATCCCAATTTTTGTCCAACAGCCTTTGTTACATTTGGGCTGAATTGTAGGAATACGGACTGATATTCCATATCGTCATAGTCATCGTAATAATGCTTTCTGACAAGTCCGCCATTTGATGTAGTAACTAATCTATACATGATATTAATAAATTAATGATGCAAAAATCAAATAAAAGGCATATGCTATATCATCATATGGGTTATTATTACAATAATCACCAAGACGTGAGCATAAGCGACAAAGTTTGAATTTTATTTTCAATTTCAAAGGCATAATTAACTCCTTTCATAAAGTTTACCTTCATCATCATATGTAAAAGCATGGGAATAGCTAAATCCATAATCAGTTTTTGTTCTACCCCAAATGAACTTTTTCCCATTTTCCTCAAAAATCCCAATTACTTCATAGATTTTCTTACTTCTACCGACATTGAAGGTATCTCCTATTTTTAATTCTTGTTTATCCATATCAATTAATCTAAAATTATATCCATATAATTACAAAAGTCTTCAACCCACCAATGTTTGTCAGCCTCAGGCATATCCAAGTTCATGTAAAGCCATTCAGCCGCTTTTTTGATTACGTTATTTTTTTCTTCTTGTGTCATAGCATTTTATTCTACTATCCAATGAGGGTCTTCGATATTTCCAAGGTCATTGTCATCAATGTATCCTGAATAATCGGAAAGATGCTTACTTATCTCAGCAAGCAAATCTCTCATGGGTTTGTTAAAATCTTTTTCTTCATCCATGTTATTCCTCTTTGATTAGGTTATAAATCTCTTTTACAACTTTGGGGTCAGGTTCACCCCATTCAAGATGGCGTACAATCTTATTAATCAACCCCTTTGCCTCATTTCTTTCTTTTATATATTCTTCACACTCGGCCTTTGTTCCCTTGTAAAGCAAATAGCCAAGATATTCAGAACGATGGGTTTCTGAACCAAATTTGTTTGAGTTTCCTGAATGTTTAGTTACAATAAACTTTGAACCAGCGCTTGTTACTTCTGTTTCTGTAACAAATTCATAATCATTTTTCGCTGTGTTAATGATACAAACTGTATCGCCTTTTTTAATATCTTGTCTTTTCATTTTAATTGAATTTTAATCAAATTTTTTACCACAGAATGGACAGAATTGAATGTCTTCCACTGCTCCACCTTCGCCAAAAGCGCCAATCCATCCATATCCCATATCAAGGCTGGTGTAACAATCGTATGTTAATTCCATCTTGGCTTCTTTGTGCTCTCGTAAGATTTCACAAACGCATTTACCTTCAGTATCAAGAATTTCAATTTCGTTTTCTCTGAAATAGCATTTTCTATTAGGTGTCATCCACTTGTAGCCTTGTTCGTTATAGTTTGCTTCAACAACGTCAATAATGTAGTTTGAATATAAAGCTTTCATAATTTTAATCGTAATAATGGGTTAATGCTTCTTCTATGAATTTTTCAATAACGGCAGACATTGCTCCTGTGCTGTTTTCTGAATTTTTAGCGTCTTTATGCTTACACTTAACAAATGAATCCCAATTTATAGTACTCATATCTGAATAAGAGCCGCCATAAAATGGGCAACGATGACACTCTTGGTTTCCTGCTTTACCTTTTAGGCCACGCAACGTACATATTTCGTTGTATGCCACAAGATGGAAATCAAGTGTCACTTTTCCTGTTTCGTATTCGTAAGTGCAAGCCATAGTTATCTGTTGTATTCGATTTCATCAGCAACTTGGCCCATAGCCATCATTGCAAGGCCCAATTGTAATTCCTTTGCATCATCGCCCAAACTGTCAGTACGTAGGACAATTGTATCTTCCATACATTTTTGCTTTGCTTGCTCAGCAATCATTTCTTCATATTTTGAGTCTGCATCCAATATCATTTGTGCAGCAATAGCGTTCAAATATTTGTCTTCGATTTCAATTTCAATTTTCATGGTTTCAATTTTCGTTTTTTAATAATGATTGTAATTTGTTTTTATGCTCTTCGGTTTGTGGCGTACCTGAGAAATTGTAGAAATTAAACAGATAAATCTTCATATCATCAGTAACAGGAACGTCAGGATATGAATAATAAACCAATGCGGTCATACTATTTGCCCTTGATTCAAAGAACCATTGAAGTTTATCATCAAAATCCTTGAAATAACAGTCTTGTCCATTGATATTGATTGAAAATTCATTTCTAAGGAATTTCTGAATAGTCATAAGACGTTGTTTACCATCAATCACATAGTTGATGCTTTCGCTTCTGACATCGTAGTTAAACGTGTGTTGAACGATTACGACAGGCTCAAGTGGCTTCTCGAACAGAATAGAGAAAATAAACTCACTCTGTTGGTAATGTTCCCATACATAAGGGCGCTGTAGGTTAATTCCGTACTTTGGCAGAAAAACGTCAAAGTCATATTTACGGTTTCTTGGATTTTCCTCTGTTGCTTTAAGAGCATCAGTTAATCTATAATCCAACAGAACATTCTTATTGACATGAATGTCTTTTGGTAGATTGTGCAAATCGTTAAGTTCTCTTACGTTTTCAAGTGTGACCATAATTATAATTTTAATGTTTACTTATCCATATACAAAAACCGTGCCAAAGTTTAAAATTTATCCTCCCAATAGTACACCATTGTAATGGCAGAAAGGTTCGCCTTCAATAAATTCAATCATAATTCTTCAAGCTTTTTCTGTTGGTCTTTTTTAAATTCTGAAATAAGGTCCATAATCTTTCCATACAATTCTGATGGGATTAAGATTTCCTTTGTTCTTCCATTGAAAGAACGTTGTTTAAAATAGAAATTGCTTTGATATTCATCATCAGGTCTTGTTAACTCAAATTCAATATCTTCACAATTCTCAATATTGAAATAAAGTTTTAATGCTTGTTCTACTTTATCAGGGCTCATAGACTTGCAAATCTTTCTTTAAGTTTTGAAACATGGTTTACTATTAGTTCTACAATGTCATCCTCAATTTCTTTTGGTAGTGCAGTTCCAGAACTTGGGTTATTATCTTTCACCATAACAAAATGAGCATCAGGAAATGCTTTTTCATTTGTTATAGTTTTTACTATTTGCTCGTATGTATTAATTTGAAAATCGAGCTTCATAGCTTCGTTAAGTTGCTCTTTATTCATAATCTAATATTTTAGTTAAATAATTCTCCATATATACAGAACGGGGATTTATCAGCCCAGTTTCCAAATTTGTCAACCAAATCACTAAAAATTTGAAGTGGCCTCTTATATGCACTATTCCATGAATATTCATGCGCCTTTTCGCCAGTAATGACATAGTAAGCAGGGGCAATAAGTATTCTATCCAATCCATCTGCTATGCTAAACATAATGAACGTAGCAATGAATAAAACCCCAAATACTGGGAATAAAACAGCTTGAAGTATGGCAAATATAACAAATAAAGCACCGAGTAAAAATGACATAATCGGTACTACAAATGCTTCCTTGAATCGTTTCCAATATTCGTTACTCATCTTCTATTTTAATTTTAATGCTACAAATTTTATTCCATATGTTGCCATAAAAATCAACATCATTGTGTGCGCTTCTCCATCTTTCATGGTCGTAATTGGATTCCCCCTCAAGTCTTCTGAATGTAAGAACACCTGTCTCAATAATGTCCTCAAACATTATAAGTACGCCATAATAGACATTCAAGAACTTGCTGCCAGTCAAGATGAAGTATATCGGCCTTACAACTAAAAATTCAATTGGCACAAGTACACACATTGTTATAATAAATGTGAAAAAAATGCAAATCATCTGTATTAGCATCATAAGGCCAAGACCTATTGTTGATAATATTATACCAAAAAGTTTTAATACAGACAAAATTATTTTCAAAAATCTTTCAAAGTATTCCATTATGATTTAATTTTTGGGTGTTTAATAATTTTAAACTTATAAGCAAATCCCTTTTTAATGGCTTCTTCGCCACTTTTCTTTGCCTTTCTAATTGATGGGTATTCGATTCCATATGATTCACTACCCTCTTTGTTAATCCAAATCAGTTCACACTTCATGATTCTTCTTGTTGTTCGTATAATTCTTCTAATTCACTTGCGCTGTGTATTCCTAAATCTCCATAATCATCGGGGTCCCCTCCATCTGAAACGATATATGTTGAGTCGTAAACGCTGTAGTCAGCTCCATCTACATGTTTTAATACATGGATAGTATCAGGAGTAGCAAATAATCCACAAATTGAAAGATTTCCTTTTTTGAACAAATTATCAATTGCATTTAAGTGCTTGATAACTTTAAGGTCATCTTCTGTCAAATGTTCTTTTGTTAGTTCGTAAATCAAATTACTCATTTTCTTCTATTAGTCCTATTAAATTTTCAATTAGGTTTTGTTTACCAATTGACTTATTAAAGTCATTATACATTTGAGAATTACCTTGCCTTATTGCCTTTTCATAGTAATGTACTCTCAAGCGTTCCAATTCTGACTTTGGAATCCATATACCACCATTCTCTACTTTATATTCTTCAAACATATTCATGGCTTAAAACTTTCCTCTATGATAACTTCTTTTCTTATGGTGGTTTCGTTTAATGTAGTTTTTAGGCTTTGTTTCGCTTTCACCCATTACAACATTGTCATATATGACTTCACGTGTAAAATGTGGACACTTACCAAAGCTTGATACACTCATTGTGCAGTTTCGTCTTCCACAATATGCACATGGATAATCAGGCATCGAATTGGTAATTGTATTACTATCTTCAGTCTTCGCTATCATCTTTTTCTTTCTTTATTCCTGCATCGCATCCATCACATTCGCATGGTGCTGAGCGTAAATCTTGCCTTACTCCGCAGCAATTACATTTCGGGCCTCTGTATGGTACTGACATATTTTAAAAAATTTATTCACTGCAATATACATCAAAAACTGTGCCAAACTTTCAAATTTTGTCGGAAACTATATAAAAAAAGTGACTTTCCGACAAATTATACCACATCAAAGTTTTCTTGGAAATCATCTATATTAGTGATATAGCCACCAACTATAAAATGTTTCTCTGTCCATACATAGGCTTTCACAACATCACCCTTTTTGAACTTATATGTATCTTTTATACATCTTACATCAAATTCTTCGACTTCAGTTTCAAGTTGCCCTCTTGCACTGCATGAACTACAGCAGTCTTCAAGTTCATCCCAATCATCACTATTGATTTTAGGGCAAACACGGTTAGCTAATTCACCGTATCTTGTACAAAAGAAAACATTATACTTGTGTTCTGACATTTCTTACAATTTTAATTTTATTTTGTTTACTATAAACCTTATCAACAGATAAGATTAAAGAAGCCTCCATGCACTTTTGGAAGCTTCTTTGAACATCTTTTTTACTTATCTTCTGTTTCATTATCTGAATGATTTTCAAGTTTTTCATCATACCTTTCGACTGAATCATCGTACTTGATATTCTGAAGCCACTTGTAGTACTCCTTGATGATTTCAATATCAGATTCATTTGATTCTCCATTGGCAACCTTTCTGATTGATTCCTTTTGAATTGCATTAGGTAGGAAAGCCACAAGTTGATTGAATTTCTTTGTCAAATCATTGTAATTTTTACTCCACTGTGCAATTGAATCATCACGGCCTTGAAGTTGCTTTTGAAGGCTGATTATGTTAGAAGAATACTGTTTCAATGCAGTATCCATCATACTAAGTGCAGCATCATTTTCCTTATTGGCATGAATATCAAAAAAGTGCCCGTAAATGTACATACCGCTTTGTAGTATAAGAACTACAATCAAAATAATAATTAAAATTTCCATAAGTTATTGTTTATTAAATTATTTACCACGTTCTATCTTTGTCGTAATATTTCTTTCTCCATTCAAATTCTTCGCAATTGATTATCCATTCCATAACAGCTTCAACAATCGGGTAATGGAAGTCCCAATAGTTGTTTCCTGTAACTACATAATAAACTGCTGCTACAATAAGTTCAACGCTTATTTGAAGAACAAAAGCAATAGGAATCAGTGTAAACATTCCTACTATTCGTGTAATCAAAAGGAAAATCCACTTAATTAAGTTCCAAATTCTTTCTAAGTAAATCATAATATTTTGACTTTTAATGTTACCATATAGTTTTTTCTATCTCCCTTTTTATGTTTTAATTCGTGTGTCCAAACGTCTTTTACATCGTGATTCCAAAGTCTTTCGGCATCACATCCGTATGGGAAACACATAAAGAATACTTTAATGTTTGGTTCAACGATTCCAACATCAAGCGTACCATCATCTTCAACACTGACACATGCAAAATAATCTTGTTTGTTGCAGTCATAGTTCTTGTCTCTCATTAATTGGTCCACAAGAACATCGTTTTCGATTATCTCACATTCAACATCAACAATGTCTTCAGGCTTGCAGCCCCATACATAGCAATGGTCTCTTGATGCACCAAAATGTTTCAAAAATTCACGTTTGTCATCTTTGTGCATAATTGCCGTTGTTACGAACTTCGTGCCAGGTTCTACCGAATCAATTGTAATCATAGTTTATCTGCGTTAATGGTTACTGCAATTCTTGCCCATTCGTCTTTAATTTCTTGTGTCAATAGTGAGTTAGTTTCTGTGTTCATAATTGGGACAATACAATCTTTGAAGAATCCATCCCAATCCATTTCAAACTCTCCGAAAGTGTTATGAATGTTAGCCATAATATTACTGTTTAATTACGTAAATAAAATCATTGAACGTATGCCAATATTCTTCACCATTTAGGCAATACCTCTTATTGTAGTCAAGGTAAATTTTACCATCATCATCAACAACCATTTCTACACCGATAACATAATCAACAAGGTCTTTAACCCCCTTGTAAATCCTAATTTCAAATCCATGTCTGTTGAGAATCTTTGTAGCAAGGCCAGCCTGTTCTTGGACAATCTCTTCGTCAAATTTATATTCGTTGAAAATCTTGTTCATTTCTCCTGTCTCATCACAGAAGTCAAGCCTGATTCTTGTATTGTCGAATCCACAATCCTTTGAGAAGTCAACAAATTTCAGGACAAACAAAACATAGTCCAAATAATCCTCAAAAGGTTCATAAATAACTGCAATTGAAGTAGTTGCAATACCTCTTTCATGTAACTCTTCATTCAACTTTTTAAGGTCTTCATTTGAAGGAATATATTTGGTCCTGAATATTTCCGATGTTCTTTTCAGATACTCATAATGGTGGACTGAGATATTGACAATATCCACAATATCCTTCATGTAAATCATGCACTCATTAAGATGATAGCCGTTGGTAGTAAGAACAATCTTGTCAACTTTCTCTTTGTATCGTTCTTTGAAGTATGCCAACATATTCATAAGTTCAACGAACTCTTTTACATTGAAAGTTGGCTCATTTCCCGTAATGTCAAGGGAAATACGTCTGTCATGGATATTTGCAAACAGTTCCTCAAGAGAATCTTTCATATTCTTGAAAAAAGCTCTTGTGTCATGGACTTGTGTCTCACTTGTTTGCTTATTGAAGCAGAAAGGACAATTGGCCTGACAATAGCAAGGCATTACAATTTTCACAGACAAAGTATGCCCATGACCAACTTTGAAATCATTGTCAATTTGAACAGGGAAAAATTCCTTGTTAAGTACGTTTGCGATAAAATCACCAGCGGTTTTAATATTTTCCATGATATGTGAATTTTGATTTACCTTACTATATCAAAAATCGTGCCAAAGTTACATGAATAGGATAATAAAGAAGATAATCCAAACTAAAATACAAGGTCCAAAATTCAAAATTCTAAATGCACGAGTTTGGTCTTCAGTAAGTTTTTCGCCATTTCTAAGTTTTCTCATGTGAATAATGCCAGAAATAACTTGCACTATAATCAAAAGAAATTGAATGGATACTAAAATTGCTTGTGTAGTCATGTTTATTCAGTTTTGTTATTATTTTCAAATTCTACATATTTGTCAATATCATAGCCCAAGTCTCTCAATTTCCTGAGCCTACCGATACAATCATCCCACTTTTCATTAAACAATGGAAACTCATGTTCAGTGTCATCATCAGCATAAGAAGCTTGGTCACTAATTGAGCAAACGCTTGTTCCTAAAACGAACACACCAATAATGTCATCCTTTGTGTATTTCTCATGGATTTCATCAAATAAATCGGCCTGTGTTTTCATATTGTCAGTTGCATATTCAACACTTCTAAGTGCATCTGCAAGCTCTACCATGTCATCATATGCAATGTACACATTGTCCATTGTTGATTCCATCACAAGACGGTCTTTCCAATCAACATCTATATCTTTTGTAATACCAAGATTCCACACTTCTTGTATATAATCTTGCCCACCTGAGAAGAAACTAACCATGCTTTGTGTAACTCTGCTCTTATATTCTTCTTCTCTTGGTTCACCAATTTCCCAAGAATATCTTTTAAGAGAAGGTAAATACTTCTTTTCAAGAGTATTCCAAATATGTAGTGAACCCATCATTGCAGCCTTTGCTGCTCCGTAATACTCAATGTGTTTGTCTTGTTTAATAATGTAAAATTCTGTGCTTGCCATAATTAATCATCCATCCAATAGTAATCGTCATCATATGAATCATAATCGCTATCATCTGTTATCGTAGCAATTACTCCAACGATTCCCATAATCAAAATAAAACTAAGTATAAAAATCAATACTTTCATTTTTCGTTTAATTTGTCAATCAATTCAAATTTGTCTTGAAGAACATGGTAGAAATACTTACTACGTTCTCCTTTTGAAATAATCCTATATCCATCCATTTCAGGAACTGTTTTACCATGCTTATCCTCAAAGTATGTGGTACAATTCAATTTGCTAAGGTCAAACAAATTCATAAAAGACTTAACTCTATAAATGAATATATGAATGTTTTTCTTGGCGTTATGCTTATGTACACCCGCATCAATAACATTTTCTTTATCAAGAAGAATAATTCCTGTTTCTTCCTGTAACTCTCTTATTGCCGTAGCTAAATCATCTTTATCGGCATCATCACGGCAACCCTTTGGCAAATCATATCCGTTTTCGATTGGCTTTTCAGTTCCATGGCAACCTAAAATGTCGCCATCTTTATTGATTAAAACCATTGCACATGTTACTGTCTTCATTGTATCTTTTCTTTAAAAATTATTTCACTTGAACAAAAAGCATCAAGGCTATTTTCCCTTATTGGAAACGTTCCCATAAAAAACTTGGCTCCCTTTGGTATAACACATTTAAAAACATTGAAATTCTTAAATCCAAGTGTTTCAAAATCTTCCAAGTTTGCAAATGTATGAATATAGTTGTCCCTTATTTTGTATTTGTAATCACGAATACTTGGTAGTGTGTCAAAATTTTCTGAAATCTGTCCATCAACAAATATCTTTTTGCCAACAAATGGTGTTTCTCCACTTAGCACTTCAGGCTCAATTTTTGAACACATAAAATAAGTTGCATACTCATCATTCCTATCATAATAAGGTCTAACGAGTTTGTAGCATTCAATGTCTTTTTCTGCAACCATGGCAACTCTACTGTCAGAATATAAGCACATTAGATTTCTTCGTTTTTAAGTTTATTATTACAATCTGAGCATAATATACAATCAACCCCAATAACATAATCAGCCTCTCCATTTTTGTTTGGAAGTATTAGTTTATGGCAATGGTCACAAATACCATACGCATTATCTACTTTCTTTGCAAACCTCATAGCGGCTCCCCATCCACGTTTCCATGACCATATATCAAGAACAAAATGGTCGTTCTTTAGGGCCTTATCACGTTCATTTTCAATATATCCTTTATCAATATTGTTTATTTCCATATTAAGAATATACAATTAAAATTTATTATTACAAATTAATATTCTAAATACTTTTTAGAACTAACGCTTTCTATAAATGTGCCATCACTTTCATAGAAGTCAACTCTATCACTAAGCATGAAAAATCCGCCAATAGAAAATTCGTTTTCAAATCCTTTTTCATCTTTAACTAAGACATAGTAATCTTTTCTTTCTATAACAGTGTAAACACTCCTTATATGTTCAATTGGCTTTACATGGCCACTTATTTCTATTTCCTTTACAACCCTTCCCGGCTGAAATAAGGAAATAACATGCTTTCCAAACTTTTTCGTTTTATAATCCTCAACAGCAATTGACCCTAAATATAGGAACGAAACGAGCATAATTAATAAGCCAAATACCAAAGCACTCATTTATTGGTTCCTTCCAATTTTTCAAAAGATTCTTTTACCTTTTCAAACAGTTTCTCAATGCGTTCAATGCTTTGATTCATATCAAATGCAGTATCATACAAATCAACAACTTCTGACCTGATGTTATTAATTGAATCGTCAAGGTCATCAATGTCAGCATATCTCTTGTATTTTTTTTCACCTAAGAGATAAAGAATGGCTTCCCCAAGTTTCTCATCTTCAATATCAAAGATGACATAAGCCTCTCTTTTCAATTTCTCATTGTATTCTTTTGCCTTGTCATAGTAATCTTGGATTGTATGACCCTTTTCGGGCTCTAACAAACGTACATATCCAACACGCCCATCTTCTTCATAGTAAACGTAAATTTTCATATTATAAAATTTTATTAATTATTCGCTTAAAAACTTTTCAATAGGATAAGCCCATTTCTTAATTTTAACTAACTTTCCGTCAGAATCGAATTCAAATATTCTTGCTCCATATATGCAATTGTATTCAAGGCCAGAAATATTAAGGCTTGTATCATAAACACCTCCGCAATAAGAACACTTACCATTGTGCGTGTGTGCTCCGCATGATGGGCAAATATTATTTGGCTCTAATGTTTTTTCATCATATATACGTGTTACTACATACTTTGAATTTTTCCTCATCACTTCTTGCATATCCATCCCTATTGAGAAGTCAGACATGTCAATAAATTCACTGTAATCTTTAATTGTTCTTTCGTCTCTTTGTTTCCAATAACCAAAAAAAGGCAGAATAACAGTAGGCCAAAACAAAAAAGCACATAAAAGATAGAACTCGAAGAAAAATGCCAAAATCATAAGAATCCCACAAATTAATGTGGCAATGTAGTATTTACGTGATTTGTTCATTTTAGTTAAAGTTTAATTATGAAATAAGGATAAAACAGCCAAATATATTTTTCTTTTTCTAAAAGTTCTTTCCATTCATCAGTATCCATAAAGTATCCTGATTTTATTGGAAGATATTCCATTCCCTTTTCATCAACTTTTGTATAGCAGTCATGCCATCTTAACATCCACCACTTCTTACCTTGAAGAATCTTTTCCACCTTTACAGAACGATGGTTTCCTTCTATAACTTCAGTACCCTCAATGGGCCTAAACCAAACTCTTGTTTTACTCATAACAGTTAATTTTTATTTGTTACATCAAAAATCGTGCCAATTAAGCAAACATTTTGACAAACATTTTTACTTCACCCAATGCACATGTTGCCCAAGTTCTTTCCCCCGATGTTAAATCATGGTCATTCTTATAATCGGCAATAGTTGAATCAATCTTATCTAAGATTTGTTGTATAATTTCTTTATCCATAATTTAAAATATTAATTCCCAATGGTCAGCAATTTCATCTTTTGAAATAAACCAATTACCAATATAGCCATAGTCATTTATTTCGTCATTCTCAACATAGGCTTTATCATTCTCAATTCTCTCAATAACAACAATATCCTTTGTTGCTGTGTTTTTGAGCATGGAGCCTTTTGTTATTGTATTTCCTTTGCGGTCTTTCATTCTTCTGTTGGTTCAATGTACTCTATATTATATTCTTCACAAGTCTCTTCAAATGTTTTTTTCTCTCTGTCCATGCTTGGCCAGTAGTCACAATATTCAATACCTCTTGCTCCGAAAGAATAGTGCTTGTACTCAGGACTTCCTTCATTAAGAACCTTACCAAAGCATATATCAGTGGTAATAATTGGTTCTTCATCATGATGGAACTTGTTGAAATTATATGTAACAAAGCATACAACACGTATTCCTTTGTCTAATAATTCTCTTAAATGTGTAAAATCTTTACTTGTTTTGTATCCTTTCATGATATATTTAATTTTTATTATTATTTGAGCACATCCAAGTCACATTTCTTGCTTCAAATGCCAATGGTAGAACTAATTTACCAATCATTTTATCAATAACTTCTTGAGGTACAACATCTTCTCTGTCTTTATTCTGCTTTGATAATTTGTCATAAGCGCTTTCAACATACATTATGTGTACATTGGCATTATAACTTTCAAACAAACTAATAAGTTGTTCTCTCATTTGTGGAGTTAAGTTTGTCGCATTCCATACAAATGATTGGTGCTTACGAAGATATTCTTTTGCCATTTCACGACCAGCATTGGCAACAGCGCCTTGATTGTCAGTAGGTGAAATCTTTTTCTCTTTACGAATTTCATCAAGAGAAATCATTGGTATATCGCAAAGTTCTTTCTTAATTGTATAATCTTTCCCAACGCCAGGCAAGCCACTCATCATATAAACAGTTCCCCAAGTGTCATCATACAATTCTGAATCTTTCCAAACATTATTCTTTGAAAGAAACACTCTTCTTGTCTTGTCTGAAGGAAATGGATAGCATGATTCATAGCAACCCTCTTCTTTTGCTAATTCCTCACATAAAGAAACTTCATATAAAGATTGTGCTTGGTCTTCGCATATTCTTCCAAGAATGTCAGATTTTGAAAGAATACAAAGCATTTTAATTGAAAATTCAGGCATTAAAAGACTATTAGATGCTATTTCGTGCATCTTCAAAACACCAACTTTTTCATTAAATGCATGTGTTGGAAATGAATGGTATCTTATTAACGTGCATATTGTTTCCCTCATTTCCATAAGTTCTTTAGTACCACCAATATTCAAATCCTTGAATAACAGTTCACGGGCAATTCTACTACCTTTTAATGCATGGTATGGAGAATGCCAGTCACCATCCTCGAATACAGTTGTACTTATCTTACCAATATCATGAAGAAGTGCAGCAGCATATAATATATCCTGCTGTTTTTCAGTGAGTTTCGCATACTCAGGTAATTGCTTTAAGGCATCGCATACCATCATAGTATGGGCATAGACATCACCTTCGCCATGGAATTTTGGCGACTGTGGTGTTTGCTTCATTTGCTCACCGAACTTTTCAGTCATTATATTGTATAAGTCTTGTATCATAATATTCTTTACAAGGTCTTTTTCTTGCTGTTATTCGTCTTTTTAGAAACGTGCAATACATGAATCCATTACTTGTTTCATAATTTATGCAAAAGCTACAATGTTTATCGTCTTCAATATCTTCCATGGTGAAAATATACAAAAATCGTGCCAATAAAACAAAAAAATCAGCCTTTATCAGACTGATTTTCTTTTTTATATCAATTCTCCCGAAACATTTATTTCGTCATTTAATAGGAAATCAACATATTCTTCATATGTCATAACTTCGTTAAACGCTTCTGGCATCTCTATATCTTCTTTCTTTATGCCCATATACTCCATACATTGTCTTGGAGTTATCTTTCCAGTCTCAGCATCTAAATGATGTTCTGCGCAAAGAGCAGCACCATTTGACATTCTGTAACCGTAATCTTTCCAAAGGTGACGGTCTAATATATGGTGAGCATCTACTGCGTCACAGTTGCATCCAGGAACGCAACACTTTCCTTTAGTAACAGCAAAAACAGCAGATTTGAATTCTTGACGTGTCATAATCTTATTCTAAACTTGTTAATAATAAAAATTGCTTCATCATAATAATCACTGTTCTCGAACCCTTCAATACATTCCAAATCATGCATAACATCAATCATAAACCCACGAGGTCCCCATGTAGTAAAATCAAGCCAAGCACGTTCTCTTTCACAAAAATCATTTTCTATTTCTTGAAAGTTTTTAAGTTCTTTTTTAGCCTGTTCAGAGACTTCAAGTAAACTTGAATATGCTGAGGTTAATGGTTTTATTGAGTTTGGCAATAAAGAACTCTCAGCCAATTCTTTAAATTTAATATATTCTTCTTTTTTTTGAGGTATAATTGTTTCTAAAATGAATTTTAATTGGTATATTGCTTCTTCCGTATTAGCAACATTTGTTGAGTGTTTGTTGTAGCCACGTATTCTATTATATTTGCTACATATTACATCAGTGTCTTTCTGCTTTGTTGTCCAAACTATGTCATATTTCCAAGGTTCATCTGTTTTTAATTCCTCTAAACTAAAACTACTATACATTTACATATTATTAAATCTTATTATCTCGGTTTTTACCAACATGGTATCCATTGCAGAACAAACACTTGTAATAACTGAAATGAGTGCCATATTTCTCACTCATTGCCTCAGCAGACTTTTTTGCTGTTTTTTCTGTATTATACATTACTTTTGGCTTGCCTGTATGTTGGTTTACATGGGAATTAATACTAAATGCTGCCCATGCATTACCTGTAATGAAAAAGTTCCTGAACCAAGTCTTTCTCTTGAATTGGTCCCGAAACCATAAAATCAAATTTTCAATTGTTATTTCTGGTTGTTTTTCCATACTATTCTCCTTTGTAATATTTCAATGATTCTAATTCAATAGTCTCTCTTGAGAAAGCAATAGTTGTGCTTCCATCAAGAACTCCACACATCCACCTACCATTTTTCCATTCATTAAGCATTTGGTAAATACCACTTAGGCCACAACGAATTGTAACATAAAAACCATCTTTATCAGGTTTCACATTACCATTATTTGTAGGCTTGAAGTCATGTTCAAATTGGAAAATCTTCTTATTGTAAGAATCCATTTCCTTACGTACTTCCTCTAAATGTTTATCCTTTGATAATTTAGGACCTTGATTATCAGGATTATATGGACAAGTATCAGGGTTATAATTATAGCCTTCCTGTGGCATAGGACAATGATATTCGTGGAAACAATCTCTACATTCTTTCATAATTATTCTTTTTAAATTAATTTCAATATTTGGTCTTCACTCAGTAATACATTGCTAATAACAACAGCCTGAGTCTCAACTGTTGAGTTTTCTTCAACCCAGTTAGGATGCATTTGTCCCAATGGAGTTTTTCTTAGATAATCCTTATAGATTTCCAAGGCTCTTTCTGGTGTCGGGAAGTGTTCTTCTGTTTGGATGAGCATAGGGCCCCATTCGGGGTTATTGCATCTGTAAAGTATTAAAGTAGTATTAATCATAATTAGTATTCTTTGATTTCAAAATTCCAACCAGGGAAACGTGCCGAAACAACTTTCTTAGCAATTTCAATCACTTCTTTAGGTGTATAGAAAGCATTAACCATATCGCCAGGGCGATAAAACTCCCATCTATGTGGGTCGCTGTCAATATCTTCCTGTGTCAATTCACGAAGAATCTCAAAATCATATCTTGAATTATAAAAAGCATTGTTTTCCATGTTCTTATATTCCTCGCAAATATATCCACCGTGAATAGTTGTCCGTGGCTTACCTGTTCTTTCGTCAATGGTATCTTCAGCAATGTCAATACCATCTGCTTTGAGTTTTCCATACCAATGGATTGCGCCCGCACAATATCCCGCATAGGAATCAACTTCAAGCGTCACTGTTCGTTTTCCACTCTCATGATACGTTGAAATTTTAGGGTAATACTCAGGTTTTGTTTCGAGTTTTAAATCCATTCCGAAATCCAAAGGGATTACATCCGGAAATTTACCTCTTCCATATCCATCGTACCTTGAGTGCTTTACTGCATATTCTAAGTCTGTCATAATATAAAGTTTTAAAATTTACAATTCATAAATCAAAAATCGTGCCAAACTTATTGTTCACCAAATCTTTTTTTGAAATCTATTTGATTTTCAAGTATGTCTTTTTCTTCGACAAGATAGCCACCGTCCCAATCAACACAACATATGTTAAAAGGATTTTCACAGGCCATAATCTTTTCGCAAAGTTCCTTCTTCAATTGTTCTATTTTTTCCTTATTGAATACAATGTCTTTAATATCATCTTCAACCCTTAAATGACTTTCAAACTGGCTCATACCAACATCTTCGTATTTCTTTGTGAAATCAAAATTGGTATATACAGGCAACCTCAAATAATCCAAATCTGAATTTAATGACACTGCGTATTGAAATACATGTTCAACTTCTACTTTCATAGTTCTCCAATTAAATTTATAGTATCAAGAATTATTTCTGTTATTTTATCAACATCATCAACATAATACAACGGTATTTCATAAGCCTGTGCAATATACTTTACATTTGTAAGCCTATAAAATTCTTCAGCGCAACATAAAATTATTTTGTTATCATCACAAAATTGGCCTAATTCCAAAAGACTAATTGGAGATTTTGAGCCTTTTTTAAGTACCATCAATATAATGTCACATTCATTCAAGTACTTTTGTTCCCATTTGATTTGTTCAAACATCTGTTCTTCATCAGCATCAGGGTCCCATTTATCACGTCTCGGATTATATATGGTTAAATTTGGTAGATTGCAATTTGATAAATTATCAATCACCCCTTGTTGCCAATTATATGATTCCCCATTATCAATAGTACCTGCCAAGAATATTGAAAGGTCATTTTTGTTTGATATGTCATACTTTTTAGGTTCTACTTGTATTTCCTTATCAGGAGTTAATATTCTCATGGTTAAATGTTTTTATAAATGAAAAACACACGATATTGGCCAGGCTGGTCAATATGCCTTTTCTCATATGTTATTTTCATGTCAACAACTTCAATATCTTCTCTGTTATATGTTTCTTCGATATATCTTGTTAGCCTATCTGAAAAATAGCTTCCACTATCATCTTCGCCAAAAAAGCATGTATCGCAATGGTAATGATTTTTATTTTTCTCTATAACTTTTTTCTTATACCATTCAGCACCAAATTGTGCCATTGTTTTTGGCATGGCCATACCCGTTGAATCAATAGCCCATCTTCCAAAACCACCATATTCTGTCTGTGCATTCAAAAAGAACTCAGCAGCATCTTTGTCTAATTCTCTACATTCTTCAGTTGTCAATTCAGTGTTCATAATTCCAAATCAATTAATGGCATATTCATACTTTCCCTTGCAATATTAGCGGCCTCCACATAAGTACTGATACACTCACGTAAATACTCATTATCTCTTTTTGCCCTTTCATAATCCATAAGGCCATATGCAAGCAACGTACTAATTATGTCTTTTATTTTTTCTTCCCTTGTCATATCAAATTCAATAAGCAATATTTTATTCCTGTTTCACACGCATCTTCATAGGATAATCCTGGGTAATCAAAGCCCAACGCCTTTTGTTCCAACTCTTCATCAGGGTTTGAATCAATTGGAACAACACGGCCCCACCATACACCTTTGTCTGAGAACCAAACAGACTCAACAGATAGCTTATGGGTCTCTCTGAGCCATCGCATAGCCATCTGTTGTGTCGGGGCAGCATATTCACTATTATCCAAGTCTATGTTGCCTAAAGGAAAGTTGTAACTGCGCAAGTCCAAATATCCGTCATCGAATATATGGTATGCCCAATATGTTGGCTCTGTAAAGCCTTTTTTTCTTAATAGTTTAGCAGTTTCAAACGAAACATATGCTTCTTCAGTCATTTAATTTTTATTCAATTCTCTTATTTTTCACTCGCATATGCAAAGTACTGAAATCACCATCCATGATAAGTGAACCGTACTTGAATGAATCAGTAATATCCTGTCCAACAGACAATCTATTATAAAAGTCTTTGTTCACAGGAATCTCAACCTCAATGGCATTCATGGAATTCTTGATATGCTCAAATGGGTCAAGCGTAAATGTACCTTGTTTGATTTCAAACTTAACAATGTAAACAGGCTCCCTTCCATTCCTTAAAGCGGTTTTCTCACGCTCAAGTTGTGCAACGTCAGTGGAAAGTGTGCTTTTACGGCTTTGAAGTCTTGAAATTTCAGAAGTAAGAGAACTCTTTTGGGCCTCAAGGCTTCTGCATTCGTCACGTAATTGTTTTTGGTCTTCGCTTGTGTAACATCCAGTCATCACGATAGCGGTAATAAGAATAAGGAAAAGTTTTTTCATTGTATTAAAATTTTAAGTTCTATCAAACTATAACAAATATCGTGCCAAACTTTTTATTTAAACAAATTTTCTAAACAATATTTTATGCCTTCATCTGTGGCTTCTTCATAAGTATTATAATTAACAGTCAATGGGGTATCGCCCGTCCAAACCAAACTTGTGTCTTCATCACCGGATAAATGCCACTCACCATCAGTCTTTTTGAATATTTCAATATAAAACTTATCATCGTAATCAAGTGGCTTTGCCAGAACAACTATATTGTGCCGTTCTCTTAGCCATTTCAGGGCCAAATCATGTGTTGGAGCTGAATAGCATTCAGAAAGTAATTCACTATTTGAAACATAACTTTCAATTAAATTAGGCTTTCCTTCTTCGTATAAAAATTCAGTTTTTACATTAAATCCTTTTTCTTTTAACAATTTTGCTGTTTCTACTGTAACATAAGATTCTTGTAATGAATCAGATGTATCTTCATAACATTGTGATTGCAAGTTTTCTACATTCATGGTATTAATTCTTCAAGGCAATAATTGATTGCATTCGAACAAGCAATTTCGTATGAATCATTATTCATAATTGTTTTTACAAGTTCAGTATTATACTTTCCAATTTTTAAAATTTTGCAAAGCCATCTTTGCCCGTCTTCACAGTAATAAATCTCAGGCTGTAAATTTATTTTGTATGCTTCTCTAATCCACTTCATCGCCATTTGTTGAGTCGGGCAAGTACAAGACATATCGCTTCTAAGACGTGAGTTATGCCATTCTCTGCATTTTTCATTACTCATATAGCCTTCGCTCGGTTTGCAAAAAAACATTTCGCATGGTCCATCAAACCCTTTTTCTTTTAAAAGGTTTGCTGTGTAATATGTTACATATTCATCATTTATGTAAATGCGTTTACGTTCTTCCAAACGTTGAAGCCTTTCAATTTCAGCAACAATCAAAGCACCTGCTTTAACAAGTTCTCTAATCCTATTGTCTTTACTTGGCTTCCAAAATTTATCATCAAATGGCCATGTTGGTGGTACTGGCAATAATGGCTCAGGACACATTTCAGTAAGTGCTTCTCTACAATTATTATCCATGGCATATGTTGCGGCAGCATTAGCCAACTCATTATCTATATGTTGGTCATCATGTTCTTCACTCCAACCTTCAACTTTTTTTTGCCTTTCTCTTTCATCGGCAATCATTTCAATAGCTTTCTTCATATTAGTGTACAATTTTATAGATTATACAAAATATTCTAATTAAAAACAAAAAAAGCACTGATTAATCAGTGCCTTTCTTTATCATTCTTTCATATTTTCGGCCTTCATCGAAGCACATTCGCCCAGTTTTTTCTTCAGGTGCTGTATATGCATACCAATAATCATAGTATTCATCAGCGTCCGGAAAATCCTCAATGTCTTCACATATCTTCTTCATGGCTAAATTTGTGAGCCTTTCTGTATATGTATCTATAAAAAGTTCTTTTCTTATAGATGACATTTGTCCGTTTTCATTAATTGCTGAAATCATTTCTTCAATTAAAGCACGGATTTCTCCTGGTGCTTCATGCTCATCAGTTACAATAATCAAATCATTGGCATCAAATCCACATGCATGGCAGTGTCCATCGTTATCGTACCAAACAGGCTCTTCACCTCGGCCTTCCCTCATTTCCACAAGTGCCACTATTGGCGCAAGGCCATTACTGTCCCATTTAACAATTTCAACAGGTTTTCCGTCTTTTGTTTCTAAGTGATATTGTTTATCTTCAATCTCACTTCTGTATTTTAAATCAAATGGTATCCTCTTCATATTTATTTATAATTTCTTTAAGGGTTTTTGAAAAATGTTGTACTTTTTCATATGGATTGTATGTTGATTCCTCAAGATACTTGCCATACTCTTCAATTTCTTTTTGCAATGCTTTTAATTCATCCAATTTCGTCATAGTAGGTAATTTTTCTAAAGTTCGGCTGTCTTCATTCCAAACGAACCCATTACTTTTAATTTCTTCAATTAGTTTCTCACTCTCTTCCTTTGTGGCAAATCTTGCATCATGGTAATCGAATTTATGGTATCGTATCACAGAAAACAATTCATTTGGGTTTTTAGGATACCACTCATATCCGCCAAATAAAAATGAATCTCCATATGAATCAACGATTACCGTACCAGGGACTTGTGGCATTAATATTTCTTGCCAATTATCCCAATCCTTTGTTTCGGATGGAAAAAGAAGACATTCACCTTCAGGAGTTAATCTTCCGTCAGGCATAAACTCAAGTTTTTGACCACGTACAGTAAACACTCTAATATAATCACGTTTACCAACGTCATCAAATACACGATAAAACGTGCAATATCCATGGCCCATAGACCACAATTTTAAGCCCGCTGGGGCGTTTTTTAAAATTTCTGATATGTTATTCATCTTTTTTATTAAATAAAGTGTGTGCTTAATTGTGAGGTTGTAATCGTGGTAAATCCCCAAACCGTATAAATGTATAGGTTCTTGTCAATTGGATTGAACTCAACTTTGTACTCCATACCAGGAATAAATTCAAGTCCATCTTTTACAAACCACTTAACACAGGTTTTCATTCTTCAGTTCCTTCCCATCCAACGATTTTCTTAACGATTTCCCAAAGTTCATCTGTCATCCTGTAGGAATATTCGTCATCATCTTCGTGATAATTGAATTCCTTAGGCAGATGCTCTATACGATATGAAGATTCTGTCATGCCGTTAAACAAAGCATATTCAAGCATATATCTTGGGACCTTTTTGTATTTTACCAAATTCCAATTCTTTGATGCATCCTCAAAGAATTTTTCTCTCTTTTCTTCAAGAGAATTACATGGCTCTTTCTCATCGTATGGGTCATACTCTAATTTAAAATATTCCTCAATTCTATAATACAAGCAACTTGGGGCAAACTCTTTCCATGTATCGAAAATGTTTTCGCTATCAGGATATTTTACCTCCTCAATGTTCCATTCATTCCCACATTTCTTGCACTTATTCACAGGTAACGTGTCAAACTCGCCATCAATCTTTCCGTGGCCTGAGCCATAGCCATATGATGAGCCACCAAACAAAAAACTACTGCTTGAAGACGTATATGAAGAATGACTCTCTCCATGAATTTCTCCCTTACCACGTACAATATTATGAATAACATCCTTAGAGCCACATTTTGGACACGTGTTATTGGTTCTATTTGCACGTTCACTTCTTTCTCTGTATTTTTCAGAGCGTCTTTCATCGTCTTGCTTCTTGTACTCAGCCAAATACGCATCAATTTTCTCTTTGCGTTCTCTGTACTGTCTCTTTTTTTCTTGAGCAATTGCAAGTTTTTCGGCTTCTTTAGCCTTTCTTTTTTCTTCTCTTGCTTGTTTTCTTGCTTTAAATCCAAAAATGTCGAACATAGTAATTTTTTTTTAAGTTGTTACCGTTTTCCTATCAAAAACCGTGCCAAACTTTTTAGCCCTTACTGTAATTTGGATTATAAGTACTTCCATTCATGTTCCAAATTTCAACTTCAGAAAATGGTGGGTCTATTATTTTTTCCTCAGAAGCTCCAAGACCTCCATTACGCACATAAACCCCATCACGTGCAATCAAATTTTTTATATATTCTATTGCATTATCATACTCTTCGGCATATGTAAACCCATGGGTCTTACGATACAAATTGTATATATTTTTCATTTCACCCGCAATGGCCTCCATGGTCCATTTTTCAGAATCAAACAAAAGAATATATTCAATTGAACACCACTCTTTTCTGTTGCTGAATCTCCACCCTGCATCACCTCCAATGGTAATCATGTATGATATGTACTTTGGGTGCTTTGACATTTCTATTTTTTCCAATGGTTCCCATACCTCACCAACTTCACCTACTTTGCATCCAAGTCCGATGTAATCCAATGAGCCTGAAAGAATTTGTAATTCCCTCAATAGTTTTTCCAAGTCATATGTTGCAAACGGGATTTCAAAGTCTTTTCCTTGATAAAGCATTAAAACCCTATCTTTTAGATACCCTCTAACACAATATTTTTCAACAGCATCATATTTCCAAAAAGGAATGGCATCCTTATGAGATAGCCCAGCTGGTAATATTTTTACATCATGTTCATAATTTTGCTCAATATAGAATGGTATTCTACTGTCGTGAAATTCTTGTTCTGTCATAGTTATAATTTTTTTAGTTTATAAAATCAATATCTACATTATTTACAGGTTCATCGTTATCTTCCGCTTCTTCAATTCCGCCATCATCAACTTCCCAAGATGGACACATGTCATATACATATCTCTCTGCAAGCTTAATTGCTTCTTCCTCAGAGTATTCAGTATCAGGTACTTCAACAACAACTGATTGGTGCGCTGAAAAATCTACTCTATATTTAATTGTATTCTTTTTCATTATTTTTCTTTTTTATATTCTTCTACAACTGTTTTTAAAACAAGGATTTTGCAAGAGAAATCCCCAACTTTTTCAACGTGCTTAATTGTATTTTCAGTTTCGCCAAGACGTTTAAAAATCTTAGCATTATTCATTTTTGGAGTAACAGGAGCACAATAATCCCAATAGTTATCTGAATATGGGTTGCAATTTCCTGGCTCATCAATAACAAGATTACAAGTACCAACGTCATAATGCCATTCTTTTTTACTCCATTTTTTAGTTAAGTACCTGTATGATTGTGCTTTTTTGTTGTAGTAAAACACATCGCCGACATTCATTCCAAAGTCGTTATCTTTGTTTATACAAGTACATTCGATAATATATCTATCTTCCATATCTTACAGCATTATAATAGGCATAATACAATTTGAATTGCATGCAATGTTTGGTCAATGTAAAGAGAACCAAAGTCTGAAATAACAGGTTCTTTTTTGTAGCCATCGCCAAATGGTAGCGATACCTTCTTCATTGGCCATAATTTATAGTGGCCAAGGCATTTCCACCTGTCAATAATAAAGTGTCCACCAACAAGCATTGCAAGTTTCCACCATGCAAACAAGCCAAATGGCATAAGTGCAAACCATATACCAAGGCCCCAAATTGCACAATGAACGAAAAGAACATAATCGCTCTTTGATTTGTATTCTGACATAAATGGTGTTTGGAATGAAAAATCCAATACCAAATTAATGAAATATAAGAACAAAAATATTACAACCATCACCAACTAACTATTAGATATTCGTTATTAAGTCCCTTGATTTCCTCTATAACAGCAGTAAATCCAAGGTTGTAGAAGTAATTCTGTATGTTTTCATACATGTCTCTTTCATTGTTTTTAACGCAATAGATTACTGCATGTTCATCAGAACAGTTATTTACGACATAATCAATTCTTGCTCGAATGTCTTCGATTTTCTTTTCATATCTGTCGTTTACCATTTTGTTTTGCTTTCTTCTACAGTTTTCAGCATTGAAAGCGTTATGCTCTTTCCATTTTTTGTAAAGTCCCATTTTATTATTCTTTTAAAAGTTCTTCAAGTTCTTTAATACGTTCTTCGCTAAGACCTTCTTCATCACCCATTTCATGAAGCATTTCGTTAAATTCTTCAATTGTGTTATTTCCTGGGTGAAATGAATTTTTCACTTCTTCAAAAGGATGAATCCAATGTTTAAGTACATCTTTTGCCTCTCTAACTGCTTCTTCTTTAGCACGTTCAACGCAATAATTAATGTAGTCTTCTTCAGTCATATTCATGTTGGTAATTGTATCAACAACAGTTGAGAATCTACAATACAATCCGTTTGGTTGTTTAGCAATAAATCCGCCCATATTATCCTAAAATTACTGGTTGTTTGGCATATCCATCAAGAGGTCCGCCGAATACTTTCATAATCGTGGACCATTGGTATTGATTTCTATGCAATATTATATATGATATTTGTTCTGCAATTCGTTTGTCAGTGATTGCAAAACATTCGCCGTTATGGTACATTGATATAAAGGTGTTTCCATCATACACAGTAAATCCGTATGAACAAACACCAAGTTTATCAACCACCAATTTAACTTCTTTACGATTAACGTCAAAATAGCTTGAAGCATCTTCTTTTTCTATTTTAGACACTTTACAATCGTAGACTTCGTTCTCTTCTATGTCGTACATAAAGATTTTATCTCCCTCAGACAAATCATTAAAGGTTTTGTATGGCTTAGAAAAGTCTCTTTCTTGTTGGTCGTATCTCATTTGTATAGTTTTGTTAAAACAAATCTTATTGCGCAATCAATAGCACCACTTGGGCTTTCAACTTCTTTAACCTCTTGGTATCCCATTCTGTTTACAAATGTCAAACCATCATTATCACGTGTTCTTGCATACGGAATATAAACAGTCTTATTTGTTTCAGAGTCAACCATAGGAGTTGTACCGATTTCAACTCCGTATATGTCACGAATCCATTTAATTGCTGAATCTTGAGGTATTCTAAGAACATCTTTTTCATCAACAACATAATCATCAAACACTACTTGATGGCTATCACCTGAGTAGAATCCATATATATCATACAAGTCACAAGCAGCAAATGGAGGTCCAAATTCAAATCCATTTTCATACAATAACTTACAATTGCCATATGAACAATAATCAGGATGCTCAGCAAGAACTACTTCCCATTCGTTTTGAAAGTCAAGAAGAAGATTTTGTCTTTTTAATCCTTTAAGGACATAGTAGCGTTCAGTAACATCATCAACTACAAAATGTTCTTTATTTGTCTTATGCCTGATAAGTTGTCCTTTCTTAAAAATTGGTGCATATCCTACATGTACATATTCACCTTGTTTGACTATTGGCATTGTTGTTCCGTCTTCAAAAACATACTTTGTTTTCTTAATGTCAACAATTTTAATAGGATTTCCAGAATTAAAATAACCAGTATTCTTAACTTTGATTATCTCGCCAATCTTAAAATTAGGTGTATCAACAATAACGGCCATATTATTGCCATCCCAAACAAATCCTTCTTCTCTCAAAGAATTATCAAGCAATTCCCTTTCCTTTTTATCGGCATAGTGAAAAGTTGTTAGGTCAAAAAAAGCCTTTTTTTCACCTTTGAATGAATAACATTCGGTTTTGTTTATGAAAATAGCAATAAAACCCTTTGAATTTGAAACATAATCGCCTTTCTTGAACAACTTTGTTTGCCAATAATCCCATCTCATTTCGTCATCAGGATAAATCATAACCTTTCCATGGTTACAATCTTTTACAAGTCCAAAATTACCGTTGAAAGTCATGTGTCTTTTCTCACCTTTTTCATCGGTAAAACTTGTGATAACATCACCTTCAGTATTTATGCGCTCAAGAATACATTCTCCACATATTGGGCTATATAACTTAGTCCCAATGGGCATATTTGTAAAAATACGTTTGAAATCAATATTCATCTTCTTTTCTCTCTATTATTGCGCCATCTTGAATACATGAGTAATCACCAAAAACGGTTTCAACATGTTTAATGGTGATATATTCATCATCCATATAGGCTTTATATAATTTGATTGCCTTTTCTATAGAGTCGGCAACCACAAGGTGTTCATCAATTCTAAACACCTTTGTCAATCTCCACTTTTTCATGTCTATTATTCTTTTTTGAACTTATTGTCCATAAGCATTGATGTTAAGTGATTGGCATAATGAATAGACAAACTCATTGAATCAATGATGTCTTCATCATTATAGCAACTACTTAATCTCTTACAAAATATCTTCAGGGCTGCTTTATTTCTAAAGTCTTCCCAATAAGATACTTTGCCATCATCAACGTCAGCCAAATCCCAAAAGTAATTGAGTTTTGCAGACCTTTCTTCTCCACGCTCATTGATATAACTTACATAGTCATTTTCTGTTCTTTGAGTGCTACCCCCACTGTAAGTGATGACTTCAATGATTTCGCCTGTTTTTCTAATCTGTTTCTTCATTTTTCGTAAACACAAAATAACTATCTTTCTTTGTTTCGAAATAAGGCTTCTTGAAGTACTTAACGTCCCATCCATAAGCCCTGTATGTGTCTTCCACATCAAGCCAGTGGTTCTTGAAGATTTCGTTTCTTTCGATAACTTCTGCGTTGTTCTTGTCGCTAACTGATTTTTCCAAAATTCTGATAACGATTTCTTCTTGCTTTACAACAGCAGATTTCTTGGCTTCATTCCATTTTTCTTGAATAAGTTCATTGAAGGCTTCAATGACAAAATCAGGGAATTCAACCTTTTGCACTTTAATTTCTTCAGGTCTAATCGGTTCTACCATAATAATATTATTTATTTTTTACTTATAATTTCTTTCATTTCGTCAGTAATTGGCATCCACCATTTTACATGGGTCCTGTTGTATATTACCCAACGCCCATCATGAAATATGTTATGCCATACAGCGTGTTCATCGCAATCAAGCATTACAATGTATTCGCCGGCTTCTGTAGGATATTCACCTTCTTTTGGATTACGTGGGTTTTCCACCACATTCCAAGGAAGTGATTCAAGTATTTTCTTTCTTGAAGGATAATGAACATTTTCATACCAAGATTGGGTCATTCCGCCACCAACCTTACAGCATTCAAAACGGTTTATAGCGCCATAGCCATCCAATCGGCCATCTTCATCATACTTCAATTCAAAGTTAGCACCCTCTTTGAGTTTTTCTAAAATCTCTTTTGCTTCCATTATAGCATCGCAATAATAGGGTTAATGTACTCAGTAATCAGTTCAGCGTTAGCAACGGCCCACTTGCAAATAGGGTCGAAGAAGAAACACATCTTGAAAAAATTAATCCAATTCATTTTCTTTTTCTTTTTTAGTTAAACGTTCTTTTTCAGTATCTTTTTTCCATAATATGATACAAATTCCAATTATAATAAAAAATGCAGTAGCACCAATTCCCCAAGCAACACTTTGAAGTACATATCCAAAGACAACACCACACAGCATAAGTACAAACCAAATAAAGTAGGCAAATAGTTTATCTACTTTTTTGTCATCAAGTTCACCGTGACTGCATACAACAGGAATTATGTGAATTAAACCCATAGCTTGTTGAATTAAGTTTAAATTACTCATTTAATTTTATTTTTGCTCATTTGTATCACTAACAAAAACCGTGCCAAACTAATTAAATGTATTCATTTCTTTTTTCGTTTATTTTTTTATTGGCCTTTTCCATCATATCCCAAGTAAGCCATCTTGCCTTGTCTTTGTCACAATTACTAAGGTTTAATCTTCGTAAAACCTCGTTAGTTTCAAATTCAATTGTGCGAAAATATATATCTATTTCCTTTTTTTCCTCTTCGCTGACACGCTTATTATATTCTGCATCAGTTTCTTCTCTTGTTTTATAAATCCTT